TATAAAAATAATTCCTTAAAACGATTTTTAGAATAAAAAAGGCATTCGAATTGAATTCGAATGCCTTTTACAATATTAGATAAAATACTTTATTCCAAATAATCAGAAAGTGCTTGAACAAACTCTTCACCAATTTCGGTTACCGGTTTGTTATAAAACATTTTACGGTCAGCCTTAACAATAATTTGTTTCTTTTTAGGCAAGATAACCCCAGGCTCTTCCTGCCCGGCATAATCTTCAAGATATTGTCCGATACTCAAATTAGCAAGAAGAATATCATCGATAAGTTCAAAAACATATTGAAAATCATCTTTATCGATTACATCACTAACTTCCCAATCTTCATCGTCATTGTATAAAAGAATAAAGAGTTTATCACGATGTTCAGGACTTTCGTAAACAGCCATATAAACTGGCATATCCTCATCAAGCGGTGCATCTTCCCAGTTTTCAGGATTACGAGGGTCGGAAGCATCCGATTGTTCTCGCACCCTATCAATACTCCAATTTTCCATAATATTATTTTATAATAAAACTTAATTTATATCGGTGCTTAAACCCAGTTTCTTCGAACTATTTCACGAATTTCAGAAAAAGTTTGTTCTCGAATCAGTTTGCCATTCTCAAAAACTAGATCTAAAATATCTCTTTCAGAAGTTTCTTGAATAGTTTGATATTTATTTATTTCGTTAAGAATCAAAGACAAACGCCCCTTCTTAGAAGCTTTTGACATATCCAATGGACGTTTTTGAACATCATGCCATTTATCGTCATACTTCTGAGCGGAACATTTAAAAGCAAACCGGCAAGTATCTCGGTTAATTTTTTGAAGAAGTCCTCCACCCATGCCAAAAGCCCAGTTTTCCGATGACCAGCCGTTTTTTGCAGATTCTTCAAGAATACGATCCATATCGCTAATATTGATACCATCACCCCAAAGAGCCCGAACTTGATCCGGAAGAACTTTGAATCCTTTATTGTTTACAGTATATCCGAAATATTGGCCGAGAAGTTCCAGTACCCGTTGAGATACTTTAATAATATCACCAGAATCAGGTCTGAATACAATTCGTCCATTTCGATTGAGAATCAAATCCTTAAATTTTGTTCCGCAAACTTCAATGAATCGTTCATAATTGTATGAATCGATTACCATTGCCATAATTCCGTCAGGATTCTTATTCAGCAGTTCTTCAACTACGCCAAACTCTCCTTCTTCTCCTCGAGAAGTCATGATGGAATGTTCAGTAGCCCTGATGCTATATCCGAACATTTTATCAATATTCTCATTATAGTATCGGGAAGGAACAAGCAAAGCTGGAACGGTATCAGTCCCATTAAAATTCAGCAAATGGGCAGAGCCGCCCAGCATAGAAGCTTCAAAATTTTCAGTTCCCCGGCATCCAAAATCGTGAAGTTGAAAATTGAGAATATTATTAAAATCTTCTCCTTCTTTATCTGAGGTAGTTGTCAGCCAATTAGTTAACATTAACTTCCCATAATAAGAAGTTGTGGCGACTGTAATCGGGTACCATATATGAGTAAGAATAGTTTCGGCAAAATTAGTTAAGAAAGGAACTTTATCGTCAGTATTTTCAATAGTCATTAGAACATTGGAAATATCAATTAGGGAACCTTCTTTAACGGCCTTAATCCTAAGAGGAAGATGACCATTATATTTTTTAAGAATATATTCCCAACCTTCTTTATTAAAGATGCCAGGACCAATATGCCGAGTAATAAGATAATCAGCTTCATTAATCAGTTCCTGAGTAATAACAGGTCCTACAAAATATTTCTTAAGGATTGCCTGAAGGCCATAAAAAACAGTCTTAGGAAACTTAGAACCTTTACGGGCTTCGAAATAAGAATATACTCCTTGAGTATTGTTAGGTAACATCTTGTCATGAGTATATTTGTAAGAATCAGCAGAAAATAAAATATTATCGGTCATCGAATTAAAGAGAAGAAATTAAAGTTTTGAATAATTGGCGATGAGCAGGATTAATGTCATCGATAGAAAGATCTTTGATATTGCAAAGATGCAACTCAGCAATATCATCATAAGGAGCAGGATTACCCGAAACCCGGGTCATCAAAAACAAAGTAGTCATTACTTGTTCTACCTCTCCAAAATATCGCCAATCCTTAACTTTAAAAGATCCGATATATTTTTCAATCTTGCATTTCAGACCAGTTTCCTCTTGTGCTTCCCGAATTGCGGCTTCTTCATAAGAATTATCTTTAGGATCAATAAATCCGCCCGGAAACCTCAATGTTTTTTCACCGGGTTTTTTGGCAAGATAAATCTTTGAATAAGAATCATCTGTAAAGATTGCACAATCTACCGTGGGATAATAATAAGTCCAATTATTCTGAGTTGCATAGATACATCCTCGACGGAAATCTTCAGAAGTACCAATATTCTTTTTCAGTTCTTCTCGCAACTTTGTTCCAGATAATGTCAATTTTTGCTGGTATTCATAAGTCTCAAATTGACCGGTATAATGTTCAATAAAACTGTCTCTGGACCCATAAAGAATAACATCTGAATTACCATTAGTAATCGCCAAGATTTGTTTATCAAGGTCAGAAGACCATTCTTCATCGGACATTACATCTGTTTTATAACAGATTTCAAACTTACCCGGATATTCTTCTTCAATCATCCTTTTCCTGGAAACATAAGGAAGAGGATTATTCTTTGTACACCGAACATCTCTCGGAGGATTACCGAGAACAAGAATGTTCATGTAATGATTCTGACTAAGGACAAAATCTAAAATTTCTTTATGTCCTTCCGTTAATTTATGTACTTGAAACCGGCCAACTATTACGCCGATTGCGTTTTGTTTATTTGTCATGTTTTTTGTTTGGTTAATTAAGGTTCAACTATTACAACCTTAAGTTAGTATTATTTATCGTTCAACACGAACTTTAGCTTCTTTACCTAGATAAGTTGAAGTAATAATCTTACCAAGACCTTCAACTTTAATATTTGGCAAAGGAGGATTTTCTTTATTAAGATATTTGCAAGGAATCATCAAACCAAAACGATTATCGGTAAACTTAACTAAATGAGACTTCTTAAAACGAAGAGCATCAATTAGTTGGATAGCATATCCTTCAGCAATAATATCATTGGTTTCCTGATGAATAACCTGAATAACAGTATCATTATAAAGATTTTCTTCAAGATAAAGCTTGTTAAAAGCCCGAGCTCCAAAGTTCAACTGATTAGGATAAAACTCGTCAAATTCCTTATCATAAGAACATGTTACAAATATAAATTGATTTGTATTGTTCTTTGTTACAAAAAATTTAATCATTATATTTTAATTTTAAGGATTAACTTAAATTCTAAAGGTATCAAATATTGGAATAATAATCCATTGACTTTGCCTTATAATGAGTACCGTCTTCAAACTCAATAACAACACCTTCTCCATCTTCTTTTGGAGCTTGTTGGAATTGAAGCAGGAGATCTTTAGTTATAGTCATTTCTCCCAGAATAGGAACAGTTTCCAATTCTAAACCTAAAACTTCAGTGCACCACAAGAAATGGCCCTGAGTTCCATATAACCCCCATTTCCAAATTGTATTATCTTTTGAGGGATGTATTGTTTTGAAAAGATTAAACTTTAAAGGACCTTTAGAATCTTTGTTAACTTTATTTCCATTAACTCCATGCCCGGTAATTTCTCCTCGAACAATGATCGTTTCATTATATTTCTTTACCCACTTTTCCAAAGCAGGTCTTACAATTTCATGTCCGACTTTTGTATATCGATTAAAACAATCATTTTTATAAGTGAAACGTCTTCCGCAACAATAAAATTCTCCGCCGGCAGTTAAAATATAAGTTGCGGAACAACCATCCATCTTTCGGGTCACAAGAGCTTTTTGTCCTAAAAGAAGCTGATGTTCAGGAATATTTTCCCAATTCTCTTCATCAGTCTTTGTAAGATTAAGGGGAAGATTAGGAAAAGCAACCGCAAGATCATTAGGAAGAGGAGGGCTATAATGGCCGATACCTAAGTCAATTGCTACTTGCTCAGGCTTTATATCAAGTATTAGATCCTCATCATGAATACTATATTCAGATGCCAAATCTTTAAGCTTTACAAAAATACCATTGGAATATTCTCCTCTAAGCTTAACTGTTCGAACTCGATTTTCTTTTCCGGTATAATTTAAGAAAGGTTCAGCCCAAACTTTATTATTGGGAAGTTTTGCATCCGGACAAATAAACAATCCAATTTCATTTTCAATAAAACTACCCTTTGGTACAACAACGGGCCAATTGTTTACTAGCCCCAAATCAAGCTTATCCGCATTAGGGTGAGGATGAATATTTGTAATTCTAGAAAAAAGACAATCCATGATATTAATTTTTGACCGGAATAATTTCCGCAGAACCTTTAATAATATAAGTTTCTTTTGAATTTAAAGGAGTTACTTCAATATAATTGCTGTTTACTTTATAATTTTTGGTGACTAAGGTATTGACAATCTGGCCTTGTTCATTAAATTCGGTAATAATAACTACCGGAGCATTTTTCTTTTGGTGGCGGTCATACAAAATCATTCCGCTAATTCCAGTTATTACAACTGTTGTAATTAAAGTAATCCAACCTGCAAAACTCATAATTCTTTGTCTGTGTATTCTCTATAAGCTTCGCGGAGAGTTTCCAGCCTTCCTTGTTTAGGAAGTTTAGAAGCCTCGGCAATAATAGCCTTGGCTTCTTCTTTTGGAAGTTCATAATAAAGCTTGTTTTCTGCTCTTTTGATTTCTTCTTCTAAAGTCATATTAAATGGTGATTACTTTATAACGTTCAGAATTAATAACAGACTCCATAAATTGTTCAGGATTTTTGCCCTGAAGAATCAATTCAAACATTCCGGGCTTGCAGCCGTTAATAATAATTGCTCCTTCATCATTCTTAGTGACAGGCTGGTTGGCCTTGTAATCGGCTGCAACATTCCAGTAAACAAGCTTGGGACATTCATATTCTGAATTCCTGAACATTTTCTTGATGGAATTCATTACATGTTCCGGCCATCTTTGCTGGTCGAACTGCATGTCAGAAATAACAACAATTACCTCGGGCATTTCTTCCTTAGGAATATGATGCTTGGTTGCAGTATTAAGAACCAATTCAAATACAGCATAAAGGTTAGTGCTTAGACCTTGACGAGGATTATCCTCAATATTACTAACCTTTTGCTTAATATTATATTCCGGATTCAAATCAACCAGATAAGGTTCAGAAGAAAAGGTAATGAACTTGTTCTGAAATACTCCCATATTGCGTTCGGCAATATAAAGGCCAAGAGAAATAGAACAGTTCATTGGAAGCTCTTCATAGCAAGTCATAGATCCGGAAACATCGACAACTGCAAGCCAGTTTGCATGGTCATCCTTTCCAAAATAATTTGGAAGGGCTTTCCACATTTGATCCATCAATGCCAATTCCTGGTCATCATAAGTACCACGAACCTTTCGTACAATCTCATAAGGATAAAGAGTCTTGGAATTTACTTTAGCTTTACCCTTTGCAAGTGAATTAAGATATTCAGTATACCTGTCATTATCATTCCGGGCAAATGCTTTTCGATACTTCAAAGCAGCTTGTCCCGGAACCTGGGAATAATCAAATTCATACTTTTTCTTAGAAAGATGAGATTCAATAATATTGATGGCCTTGCGAAGGCGAGAAAGCATTTTTCGATAAGATTTTTCATCCATTCCAAATACTTCTCGACGAATCTTATTTGCAATTGCCCTAGTATGTTTAGAAGACGTATTGCAAGAAGGAAGCCATTTCGCACAAAGAGAAATATCAGGCTTGTCTTTATCAAGCTTTTGAATATCTTCATTAATTTGAAATTTGATAATTTCAGCAATATGATTGCTAATGCTTCTTTCAATTCCATAAAGGGCAATCAAATCATCCCAACGTCCATAAAAAGGAATAAAACGAAGAACCTTACAAATAGTTTTAGGATCAATATCAATAAGTTCCTTCATTCCTTCTCGAAAGACATTTCTCTCGCCTTGTCCACCATTGCCTCGAATATCCCGAAAATAGAAAAGAATACGAATACAAAAAAGCTTATCTTCGGAATATGCCTTTCGAACAAGAGATTTCAAACGCTTAGAATCTGAGCGGCAAGATGCACCAGAAGCAAACAAATCAAGAAGACTGTCAAGAGTAGACTTATATGCCGGACAACCGTTTTCAGTTTCCGTATTATTATTTTCTACTGCCATTGCTTTAAAAAGTTCACTCATATTGATATTATTTGTTATTTCTTAATATTAAAAGGTGCTTTGTACCAGAAATAAAAAAGCTCAACAATACTTCACTGCAAGTATTGTTGAGCTTTAACAGGAGAGACGAATCACTCTTTTTATTATGAAAAAATTAGAGGCGGTTGATAAGACCTTTAACATAATGTTGGGCGTCCTCAAAACCCTTTGATAATTTTTATAATAATTATCTTCCGATATTAGTAACCCTCGGGATCGGTAATCATCAATGCAGCTTTCACCTAAGGTCGGCGATGATGACCTCCTTAGTCAGGGAATCGTTATCAAGTAATTCCTGCCTGCTTTATATAACATCTGGTTATACGCATCATTTACCAGACTCTAGTAAAGAGAGGCGCCAGATTTTGATTTTAACCTTGATAATATTTTTGCCAAAGATAAATCTTTGTTACTGGAAACAACCACGTAGAGGTATATTACCGTATGTTTCCTATTGCCATCGAGATTCGAACTCGAGATAGCCGGTAGAAAGCCGGCTGTGATAAACCACTTCACTATGGCAACATATCAAGACTCAGCGGATTTGTTTTAAAAGAACAATGCTTAATGATTGCTGTTTGAGTCTTTCAAAGAATTTAAATTTTCTTATTAGAGAATTGTTGGAGTATTGGGCATTTACAATCCAATTTTTATAGCAACTGGCCTACCAGTCTCAGGATTTCTTACGAACAAGAAACTTACGCGATTCTCGGAGAGTTTTAAACTCATTCATCCTTTGCCGATTAAAATTGAGACGACGAAGACCCTCATCATACTGCTCCTCAAACGATTTTTCACTCTTAATTTCTTCCAGATTCTTAATCGTTTTTACGTCAAGCATCGTTCCAATTCGCATAATATTTCCTTTCGTATTTTCGTTATTACTTAACAACTTGTTACATTTTTATTATATTTTTTACCTTTATTTTTAAAGGTGATTTGAAATATTGGAGCTGACAAGTAAGATTTGCACTTACAACTTCCTACTGGAATGCAGGACGACTTACTGCTTAAATCGATTGTCGCTTTAAAAAAACTTGGTACTACCGGCGGGACTTGCACCCGCACGCTCTTACAAGCAACAAATTTTAAGTTTGCAATGTCTTCTAGTTCCATCACGGTAGCTTATGCGCTAGACACATTAATTATTAAGAATTACTCTTAATACCTGGAATCGAACCAAGAATATCCATTGTATAGGTTATTGCTGTATGTGTCTTACAATGACTAGACTCATTTTTTATTATATACACCAATAATATTTTAATTTGCTGTACGAGTCTATAAAATCTTTATAACTAACTAAGCACCAAAGGTTTGACTCGAACAAGCAACTAACAACTAACAACTAACAATTAACGAGTAACGAGTTAACAGCTTGCCCCTCTACTATTGAGGTACTTTGGTATTCAATTAATTATCTGATTTGAGGAAATCTTTATCTTTATTAATTTCCTCAAATCAGATAACTAATCAAAACTAGTTATTTGATTTATTACTTTGCATCAAAACAATTTTAATTCAATTATCCGTCCTTCATAGGATTGATTTTTTTGAATATTTCATTCGAAAAATTAGTTTCGCTCTTAGCTACTTATGTTCATCGCCACGTAAAGGCTTTTTCGATGATGAACTGGTTGCAGCGGGCGGACATGCTCCGCTTAAGAGATGCTTATGAGACATCTGAGGCTACTAATACCTCTTTACTTTCCTGCTGCGATTTTCTGAGCAGTTTAAAATCTTACTCAGGATTCTGAATTATTTACTTACCCTTTTGAACCTTGATTACAGGAGGCTGATTAACAGTTTGTTGCTGTTGCTGAGAGCAAGAAGCTGTCAAACAGATTACAGAAGCGGTAAGAAGAATTGCAATGTTTTTCATGATTTTATGATATTTTTTATCTTATTTTTTGTAGGTGCTCAAATCAAATATATGAGTTTTGATATTTAATTGAATTGCGAAATTTTTTATCAGGATATTCTTTAATAAATCCTTCAGCAATTTTATCATCCCATATAGGTCTTTGATTAAATTTAGCACGAATATTGGGTTGATCCTTGGCTTTATATTCCCGATACCATTTTATATTGTTTCGAGTTTTATAAATCCAAAATGCTTTTCTGCTGTCAAGTTTATAACAAAACTTGTCCGGTATATTTTTTCTATATGATCTGCTCATAACTTTCTAGGTACAAACCTAGAAAGCATTACGATAATTATTGTTCATATTAAAGATGTCTGCAATATTATGCTCAATATCAGTTGTTTGAACGCACTCAAGCAAAATATTTTCTTTCTCTACTTTATATACTAAACGATCAATTCCATTTTCAATGAGATCATTCGGGCCAAATACGATATGTTTCCATTCATAGTCATCATTAGAACCTTTTAACCGTTTAGCAATTCGAAGCGGATTAGTAGTAAACAAATTAATCGGTTCAGGACTAATATCGGTTTTAGTTATATATTCAAACTTATTGCCTGCCTGGGGAATAACTTTAATTCTATAATTGCAAGGTCTAAATTCAATGTTAATATCATTGATTATCTTATCTAGAGTTGTTTCGTAAAGATTACATTCTTCAGTAAGAGCCTGGAGAACATCAAAACTAAAGTTAAGAATAGATTTTGAAGTTTTTATAAATTGAGAAATATTAGTATCAATTTGTACTTTCAAATTATCTTTAAGATATTCTTGAATTACTTCGGAAGAAAGTGAATCAAATTTAAAATGATAAAAGATTCTGCCAGGTCGGGAAAGGAAAAATTGATTAATCTTATAAAGATTATTACAAGAAAAAAGATAAAGATTCTTATTTTCATTTATCCCGTCCAAAAGACCGAGCAATCCAAATTGGTTTTCTTTTCCTGAATCCATTTCGCAATCATCTGTATTTTCATAGCTGAATTTATCAAATTCATCAAAAATACAAACAACTTTTTCGTCAATCTTTTTAATAAAATCAGAAAACTTATTTAGGTTAATTTCTGATTAACAAGGATAACAGGAATATTATCCTCAATAGCTCTTTCAATACAAAGCTTAATCAAAAGGCTTTTTCCAGTTCCTTTCAGTCCGGACAATAGCACGCCGAGATTTTTATCCCTAGATTCATAAGTCTTAAAAATCCTTTGAACCTTATTATTCAAATCTCCATAAATCTTCCTATTGTTGAAAATAAAATTATGTTCTTTTAAGAACATTTGTCCCTGAGGACCTGCATTTATTGTATAAATTTTAGCCGGGAGATTCTTTAAAATAGTAATACAGTTTTCAGAAAGAACATCAACTGTATCATTGTTAATGATATAATTAGACATTATATTTTAGATAATAAGAATAATAAAAAGATTTTTGGAATAAACAACCGCCTATTGCAGTTGAATGAGATACAAGCTCATAACCTTTTTTAATTAGAAAAGAAATAACTTCATTTAATATTTCCTCAAATATTTCTTTATCATGCTCTCTTTCATTTCGAAGAGTAAAGAATAAAAATTTAGGCCGTATAACATATTCCGGTAAAGAATAATCCTCAATAATAAAATAACCGGTTTTAGGCAATTCTTTAGTATAGCGATCTATTTTCAGATCAATTTGATCAAGAATATATTCGAGACAATTAGACTTTTTAATTCTATATTTCTCAATATCAAGAGCTACTTTAAATCGTTTCTTTTCTTCTTTAAGCCTTTGTTTAAGAAAAGTTTTATATTCATTTTTGTTAAACCAGCTCATTGATTGATGCTTCTTTATAAAAGTTAGAAAGGATAAGAGTTATAATGAAAGGTTCTCCTTTACTCAATTCAATGTCATATTCAATGCCATTATTATCTTCTTCCCAAATAATATGAAGCTCATCGTTAAACACAACTGTTTCAATATTTTTAATGAGCAGCATATTTTTTACCTTTTGAGTAAGGTCAAACATTGATCCGTCAAATTCAATGATTTTTCCTCCCATAAGGGAATCTTTAATAATATCTTCATCCCCGTGAGATACATGAAGATAAGATGGAATTGAAACTGCAAAATTACTCATAAAAATATTATGAGATAAATCTTATAACTCAAAGGTGTTTAAGAAATAAATGGAAGAGTTGCTGGGGTACGATCCCAGAATAGGAGAGTCAAAGTCTCCTGTGTTGCCAATTACACTACAACTCTATTTGTTGGAGGCTTCAATCGGTTATGCTCCGATGTTACCGGGTTACAAATCCGGGGTTTTACTGATTAAACTATAAAGCCGTTGGTACCTTGTATCGAAATCGAATCGATGACTTCTGAGTGGAAATCAGATGTTTTACCACTAAACTAACAAGGCATTAGCAAGACACATTCTTTATCTCTACCAATTGAGTTAGCATTCTCTTCTCAAGAATACCCGGGATTCGAACCCAGAACCGTTCATTTTTTAGATGACTAAGAATAATTGCTGTTTGTGTCTTTTTTATGAGAAGACTTAGAGATATTAGTTTCATCCTTCCGGATTACTTGTGTTCATTACCACGTAAAGGTTTCTCTATCAATGAACTCGGGTGCCAGAGGGTCGAACTCTGTTAATCATGCTCCCAAAGCATGCCCATAACCGTCCTGGCCACACCCGTTATACCGGTATTGTATGTCAGCTTCCTCAGAAGTACCGGGCTCCTATAGCTTCGTTAATCAGCTAAACGATTATTTCTTAACCCATCGTTCTAATGGTAATCAGTTCCAGCTCATTCTCTAACCACTAAACTGATAAGTCGTTGGTTAGGTAATTCTTTGTGACTAGCAAAGAAACACTATGTTCGATCTACAATTTTACTCATCACTATCGAGTCAACGGACTAATAGGCTAAGAGTGGGATCTTCGTATTTTTAATATGTCTATTTATGCGATTTTCGGAAAACCGTCCTATTTCCAAGGATAGACTTTAATTCAACAGGCAATCATGTTTCCATGGGAAATTCAACCATTGAATCTTATAAGATTTTATCTTTAAAGATGTAAGACTTAGCCAAAGTATTATCTTTGTTGCCCGGAATAAACCACGTGGAGGTGTCTTACTTTATTCCTAGTCGTACTGGGAATCGAACCCAGAACCTCTCGCTTATAAGGCAAGTGCTCTCACCAATGTGAGCTATACGACAATTTTGGTTCATTGGGAGGGATTCGAACCCTCGAAATCTAAAGATGCCAAATTAAAAGTCTGGTGGTTTTAACCTCTTACCTACCAATGAATTAAAATTTATTAACTAGACACAATTACATAATTCAGTTATGGAACGAATATTTCTATTGCTGTGAGTGTCTAAAAAGTTTTTATAACTAATTTAATTATTATTTTATTCTTATTTTCAGATGGTGCCTGCAAAAAGCCTTCTTCGAATTGACATTAAATCTTTTCCAAGATTATTTTCTCCAATCCCATTACAAACTCCAAAATAAGTATCTCCCCAGGTATTTTCTTCAATAAGAATTGATTCTCCTGTTCTCATTAATAGAGTTTTAAATGGTTCTTGCTTGAATTTTTCTTCACAAACTGCATACATAACCATATTTTTAATTCTATCCCAATCTTTTCGAAGGGGAACAGTTTGACCTAATTTCCTAGCTTCTTTCGGAGACAATCCAATAAATTGGGCACGAATACCAAGATCTTCAGTCTTAAGAGCTTGATAAGCAGCTTCAGTAGAATTAAAAACCATTCCTTCCGCTATTATTTTAACTTCGGCAAAATTAGAAAGAAATTTAAAAATGCCTCTAAAATCAGCAATTATACGAGGATAAGAAAAGAAATATCCATTTGTTCCTTTAAAATTATTGGAATCAACAATATCCCAATATTTGTTATCATTAAAATTATAAACAAAAGCTTTTCCAAACAAAATTGGAGGAGGCTGATGAGAAATATTAGGCCTCCAGGCTTCCTGAAGAGTGACAGAATCAGCCCTATCTCTATAATAATAAGAAACAGAATTATCCTTTAAATCGGAAGGAATCCATGAACCAGCGGCAAGTTTATGCGGACTTAACCTATGAATATTCCCATTTTTAATTAAAAGTTCTGGACAATCATTATAATGGCATAAAACATTTGATAAGAATTCCATATGATCAGAAGTTCTCATATCAAATAGAAACAATTCTAACCAAACTTCTTTAAGACTATCATAGATAAAAAGTTGAGTAGGATAATTCATTTTCTTTTAATTAAAATTCGTTCTTCTTTAGATATAGGATTAATTTGGCAACCTTTTATTTCAAATCGTTCTTTAAAAGCTTTTTGGTTAATATTCAAAATATAAAAATTCCTTATATCTAATCTATATTTTTGATAAATCTTGATTGTTTTTAATGAATATAATGTAGCGTAATTAGCTGACAAAGTGCAAAGACCATCAAATGATTGGCAAGAATAAAAATTAAAACCATCAAATATAATATACTTCTTTTTTAGAAGAGCAGCATGAATAACATTCCACCATTTAATTAAATCAGGATATTTTTCAATTAAAGTTTCCTTTAACCGGCAATAAAATTTATAACCTTGTTGTGCCCTTTTACCCTCAAAAGCCAATTTTCTTTTATATTCTTTAATTCTTTTATTGAGAATTTTAACTCGAAGGTTATTAAATCTAAAATGGAAAGAATCAATTAAAAGAACTGTTTCAGTATCAACCAACGATAAAATACTTTTTCCAGGAAAAGCTTCCTTAAATCGGAGCCAATGATAAATGTAATATTCAACAAGCTTCTCAGGGTTTTCTTTAAGATGATCTTCTATACTCCTTCCTAAAGGCTTAATAAGAGTTTTATATAACTCAACTTGAGAAATCTTGTTCATAATTAAAAATAAAAAAGTTAAGAGAGGGAGATTTAGTTGCTAAAGCCTCCAATAAGAGCCTGATACTCATTTTACCGGTCAACTTTACACATCCTAATCTCTTATAAGAAACCATTAATTTAGGCAAAGTAATCAGTATACCTGCACTAAATGTATTCCTTAATAACAATCCTCAGTCTAGTAAAGGAGCTACCTTTATACCACTATTGGTCTAAACTTTTATTTGTCTTTCACTTAAAAACTATTAGATGTTCATTAATTTATTATACACCTTGAAACCAATAGGTGTTTTGCGATAAATCATCCACAGTAGAGTTTGATTCAAGCTAGGATAAGTTTTCAATAACTGAACTACTTCATGGGCATCTTCATAAATATTGATTTCTTTTAACCTTTTTTGACATTCTTTATAAGGAAGAACTACGAATTGTTCAAATTTTTTACAAACCTCAATCATATTAGGTTTAATATATTCTGCGATCTCATAGTCAAATTGTTTTTCTACAAACTCATAAAACTGCTTTTGAACTTGTTCAGCTTCAAAAGTTTCCGGATTGAGATAACCATGTTCATACATCGCTTCAGCTACTTTGAGTATAGAACTTAAGGTAGATTTCATCCGATGCAAAGTACAATACCAATCTGATTTTATCTTTTTAAGAAGCTGTCCATTATTAAAATAAACAACAACTCCTTCAGCCGAAGTCCAGGATTTAATCTTTTCATTTAAATCAATGTAAGATTTAATATCCGGATATTCATATTGCCTTGGCCGTTTAAATTTATATGTATGAGCAATCGAGTTTAATTCTTTCTGAGTGGCATAAGAGTAATCTTTATGATTAACCTTTCCAATCAGGAATAAATCAGGATTATCATACTTGAGAACAATCTGATTCGTTGGGGTTACCCATTCAAAAATCAAAGAAAAATCTGCAGTTTCGTAAGATTTAAAATATAATTCAATCTTGTACTGTTCCAATAAAGGATTAAGTTCGGAAGCATTTTTCTGTTGATATGCAGAAATAGTACCTCTGGTTCGAACAATAAGTTTTCCTTTATATTTTGAAACAATCAGACATGAACCATCTAACTTTTCGGTTAGAACAAAATCTTTATCATAGTATGGTGCAACTGGTTCAAAAGCTGGCTGTTCATTAAAATTCATGAACTTTCTAAATCCCAATGAAACTGGGAATCCATCAGAAACCCGCCAAATAGAAGAACGATAAATCTTATTTAAATCAGTAAATTTGGCAGAAATCAAAGGCGTAATCAGAACACAAAGGTCTCCAGCAATTTCTACTTCTTTAAAAGAAAATTCTTCTTCGGATTCTTTAAACCACTGATACTTCATACTTCCAACTAATTATTCCATTTTTATGACAGACAGAAATTACTTCAATTTTAAATGAACAAGTATAAGTTATTTTAGTATTATCTTTAGATGACTCAACTGACAAATGAGAAATCAAATCTTTATGAGGCATATCAAGAGAAACATAACTATTATCTCTTATATCAACAGCCTCCCAATGAACCCGGAATTCATTCCAATAAAGAAGGAACATAATTAGAATCCAGCTGGAACGCAGCCATTCTTAACCTGGAGGCTGCCGCCGGGAGTTTTAGTAATAGTAAATGTTCCAGAACGAGAAGGACATTTATAAATTACATAGGCCTCATTTTCAGAAGAAGAAATTGCAAGAGGCTGAGAAAGCTCATTTTCTCGAGGAATAGCCAAACCGATTGCATTACCAGTCTTGGTGTCCTTAGCTTCCCAACGATTTGATGAACGATTCCAATGTACGATAATCATAATTTTAATTTCTAATTGTTAAATGTTATACTTTTATATTATTAAAACTCTTAATTTTTAGAGGTGTTCTTTACTTTTTCTAAATAAGCCTCAATTTTCAAAACTTCTTTATATGAAAATGATTTATCTTTACACTTAGGGCAAATATGTGTTAATACATCTGGAACAGTAATAACTTGGCCTTTTTTGTTGGTGAAAACAAAATCTTCAATAACTTTTTGATAATATGCTTTATCACAATTAAAGCATAGAATCTTCTCGTCTGGGACAATATTGCTCATAATATGTCATTGAAAGTTCATTAAGACAAATACATTTACAATTTTTAAAATCAAAACTTTCATCTACATGATAATGTCCAAAGAACCAGAATTTTGGCTGGTAAATATCAAAGATCTTATTAATTATTAGCTGTTCTTCTTGAAGGTCATTACGCAAGTCAGCATCCTGCAAATACCAATAATCGAGGCGATTATTAGAACACTTAGGAGGTAAGGGACCGCAATGGCTAAGAATACCATGAAGTCCTTTATTTTTAATAATATCTTTTTCAAGTTCATTATATTTGGGAAAACTAATATTTTCATCAGCCCAGTAAGATCTTTCTATATCTCTAAAACATCTATCAATAGATGTCCCTCCTCCTATGCACATGAAAAGATCATCATTTAATAGAAGCAGTTGATGATCTTTCAAATGAATAATATTCTCATATTCTTCATCAATTAAATCATCTTTCCAATGAGAAGGGTTGTCATGATTTCCTCGAAGCAAATAAGCTTTACAATTAAGCTTTTTTAATTCATCATTAAGCCAGCCATAGTCAAAAGCATAATTATTATCATTAAAACCTACTCCAATATCTCCAAGAAGAATCAAATGAGCATCAGCGATATTAAGATTTTTTATCTTTTCAATCAGTTGAAACTTTTTACCATGAATATCTCCAATGAGATAAATGTCACCTTCAAGGTCAAGCATATTCAAAATCAGGTTTAATTGTGCAAGTATTAAATCTATTCTTCATCCTTTGCATGGTTTCTTTTGGAATATCATGAATAGACCCATACTGAGTTGTCATCTTAATTACAAATACTTTTACATTATATTGCTTGGCTGCTAGAAAATAAGCTTTAAACTCTTTATCTGCAAGAAAAGTATTAGAACAAATACAGCTATGACCAGCTTTCAACCTAGAAAATGTCCTAGCTTGGCAAAAAATATGGGCGCTATGAAGATATTTTGGATTAAAATTATAATTTCCATCTTTATCTTCAAAATATTGGTCCGCTTCAAAATAAGGAATATTAAACTGACTCGAAACCTCCTTCGCCAAAGTCGTTTTGCCAGAACCCGGTAATCCCTGAATGATTATCAGACAAGGTGCCTTCGTTGTCAGGATCATCTTTAAAATGTTCTTCAGCTTTTCGTTTTGCATGGAGTTGTAAGTCATTATATTTTTCTTTTTTCCTTAAAATATCAAGGCACTCTTCCAAAGTAAAATAAATTCGATTCTTTAACTTCAACGCATTGTCAACTCCACAATCAAAAATTTTGCCAAATGAAGAATCATCTGCATTTAAATGAGGACTGCCCCCATGACAGTGCCCGCAAAGAACTCCCAAAGCGGCATGATCCCAATCCATAATTGGAAAATGAGAAAGCCAGACATAACATTTCTTGGAAATTCTCAATGGAATATTAGAACCTAAAAGGGCAAGATTTTCATATTCATTATTACTGGTACCGCCAAAAATAGTATTCAATCCGGAACAGTGGTTACCAGTTAATGTATAAATCTTTTTAAATGGAAAAGTAGAAAATATTTTAATAATATCCGCAGAAGCATCATTAAAGATATTATCTCCTAGAGAAATCAAATAAGAATCTTTATTATTGATGGCAAGATTATATAATTGGTCCAGACAATAATCAGTATATTCAGCACAAGAGTTAAATCCTCTTGCCCCGTAAAGAAATTCTTTGTCATGATTCAAATGAAGATCAGAAACAATAAAAATATTCTTATCATTCAATTCTTTAATCAACGGGCCAATGATATTATGTCTCAGAATCATATTTTTTATTTTCTTCTTCTAGCTGTCTTTTGATAACTGGATCGCCTAGCCAGTATATAAAATATTCTTTATCGTCTAAGGATTGAATCCAAAGATACTCAACTTCATCTTTTTCTAATTCATCTGAAGTGTCAAAGCTATGTACTGTTCCGATGAATATTTCATCCTTGTCGTTGAATTGAAATTCTAATTTAAAAGTATCAAAATATTTGTTAATATCTTCAACAACTACATGATTTTGAAAAGTATTTTCAAAGAATTCAAAATTATCATTTTTGACAATATTTCCTTCAGTTAAGCAAAGTAAGAATACATCATTGACAAATTTTTGTTCTAACACTTCTTTATTGAAATAATGCCATATACCATGAACATCATTTAACAATAAATGTATCTTAACCGTCTCTGTATTCATGAACACCCATCTTCCACTTTGGATTTTCAATAAAATCTAAAACTTCATCTAAATCTGTATAAAAATTATCGTCAAAAATGATTTCATCATCATATCCATCAGAAGATATTGGACGTTGAATATAGAATTCTTCATTCGGATAATTTAAATTAAGAATATATCCAGACCTAAGTTCTAGACGTCGAATAATTTCTTTATAAGTTTCATTCTCTTGAACCTCGGCATAAGAAATATATCTGTCATAATCTTCCTGATTCTGCCAAAAAGCCGGAATACCTGATAAAACTAAAGCAAGTTTGTTATCTGGGCTAACATCCCCAGTTTCATCAATCCACCAGTCAAAATCAATATTGACAACCTTATCTTTATCGGCTTTGGAACGAGCCCAACCTTTAAAAGATATTCTTTCAGACTTAATAGGGTAAGTATAAGAATGAACAGAAGATGAATTAGTTTCAAATACTCCAGAACGAGTTACAATTTTCATAATTTAGCAAGAATAATATTCCGTTCTAATAATCATGGACCGATCAAGAAGGAATGGTTTAATAAGATTTTTTAAATTGGTATAAGTTGTACAATGTTTATCAAATAATTCAGGAAAGATAAATGGATTTTCTCCATAACAACCATTATTGATAGGAATCCATCCTAGTATTTCAGTAGGATTTTCTGGTTCTTTGAACATTTCACCTAGTTCAAATCCATTATCACCGTATTCCTGTTGATAAATTTCTTTAATATCTTTTTGGAATTGAATAAAATCAGAATGATTAATCAATTTATCATAATTTAAACAAAATGATACATCAACTTCATAGTAATCACTGAAATCATTAGTACTCCATTTGTCTAATTTATCAATTTGATCGATTTTATTTTGAAGGCAATCTCGATAAAAAGGATAATAAGACTGACAAAGAGCTAAAAACTTATCAGAAAATGTCCATATTCCTTCAAACTCAGAATAATTAAATTGAATTTCCTTATCTAGAGGACTAACTTTTCCAAAGAAAAATTCCCAACCCGGAACTCTTCCTACCTGGCATGTATGAGAAAGAACATGTTCTGAAGAGCTATTCGTTTCAAATACACAATTACGAATTACTTGTTTCATTTTAACTTATTCTGAACCAGGCTTTATAGCCAGGATAATTCTGAAGGCGCTTAGAAATAGTCGTAGTATCGCATTCAAAAATATTTGCAACTTCAGCTTGAGAAAAACCCATGTAATTCAAAGTTGCAGCAACTTCAACCATACGAGGTGTAACAACTACTTTACTTTTACGTCCTCCGTCAAGTAGTTTATTTGTTCGATTATTAACAGAACTAATTTCTACTTTAGTTTTACCTTTAAGCATATTAGCCTGATTTTTATTAAATCGAAATATATTTGTAACTACTTCAACAGGAAGTATTTCAGAAAGATTCTTAGCAGCTTGGATGTCTTCTTTATAAATTCTAGCCATTTTATAAATTAATTTATATTCAATTTAATTGAAATTAATATCTTAAGATTAAAAGGTGCTTAAATTAATTCCAGTTATTATCATTATCAATCATAATTACATAATGATGTCTTAAGAAATCGACATAATCAATCCCTTCTCTATCCAATAAATTACTTGATTGATGATCAATTGTAGAAGGTTCAAAAGATTCTTTAATATATATTTCAAAATTATTGCCAAAAGCATTATGAACTACTTCAGAAAAATGTTCTATTGAATACTCATTGACTATAAAATAAACATATAGATAATTTAATTTTTGTTGAAGTGATTTAATATCATTGCCTACCCATCCGTAAGATCGAGGATATATGTACAATTTCTCATCTTTTAATAGTTTATTAAATTCTTCGTCAACAGAAATATTTTGATTATCTTGTGCCAAAGATAGCGTATGGCATGAAGATGAATTTGTTTCAAATATATTTTTTCTAATTTTCTTTTTCATTGTAAATTACTTTAAGAGGATCTACATGATTAACTTTTACAATTCTCCATTTGGAACCATCCCAAAAATAATGGTAATCATCAAAATATTCTCCAAGATATTTCATATAAACATCTTCCATTGAAGCATGCTCATGAGCCTTGATATTATTCCATTCTTCACCTGGACGATTACAATAAAACCTTGAAGCATTTTTATCGTCAGTCTCTTCACCTTTATAAGGAGAATCATAATTTTTATCCCAAATGGCAAGACCGACGGGTTGATTCAAAAAAGAAACATCACCATGGTTTACAATCCAGTCAGCCAGCTCCTGACTATTAAAATATGTTCTAAGCTGATTAAAAAGCCAGTCCGGATAACCGTCAGAATGATTATAAACAGAACGATAAATTCCATCCGTTCCCAATACTGTAATACAAGCAGAAGTAGACATTTTAGTTTTTAATTTTGTTAAAGATTTCTTCAATAGACTTATAATCATTTAAGTTATATCGATCTACCGATGTAGAATTTTTTGCAAATTCTTCCTTTACCAGATCAATATACATAGTAAAACTGCCGTCATCGCCCATATAATGGGCTTTCCAATCTTCTGGAGAAACATACTTTTTAATATTAAGTTGTTCAAGTGCAAGATTATCAAATGATAGAACCTTAAAAGACTCTAAATATTCTGGTATTTTTGCTTCAAGTTCGGCAATCTTTTTACGAATAGTCGCACCATGACAATTAATAAAATCTTTTCCCCGTCGAATTGATTTATATCCAAGAATAAGAACCTTTAATTCTTTTGAGACCAAAGGTTCAAGATTATGAATACCGGCAATAGTATGAATTACTGCATTTTCAGGAATATAAAGAGATTTAATTACTTTCTTGAGGTAATCAACAGAACCATTATAAGAAATACCTACGCCATAAACAAGCTTTTCCTTTTGCCATTGGCGAACTTTATTAAGGTTTTCTTCAATTTCAATATGATGCTGGTTAACTGTAATATTTGAAATTACTCCAAGATCTTTTAAACGAATAAGAAATTCTTCAAAATCAGGATGTTCAAAAATATTGCCTCCACCGATAGCAATTTCCTGTCCTGGATGAAGCATAGACAAAATTGGATGATTGATATTTCCATGAAGTCCGTCGACTACTGAATTTTCATGACAGAAAGCGCAACCCATATCGCATTTGTTAGTGATTTTGCAATCAATATTCTCTGGGAATTGCGCAATAAATTCATCATCTTCAGTAGTTCTGACCTTAGTACCATCTGAATAAATTTTTACATCATAATTTCCGTTCTGATACAAGTGAAGAAGGGGAGGTTCTGGAATTTTATAAATCTTCATTATATTCTTTGAGTAAATGAAATCATTGAAATTAACCGAGCTTAAGCAATAGGTTTTTTGAGACGAATTCTTAAACATGATTAACATCATCGATATTGGTATTATCTTAATAATACCTTTACTCTCAACTCCTGAAGGTGTTTAGACATATAATTTAAATTAATTTTTATAAATTATTTTTATAAACTTAGAGGATAATAAGGATAAAAATTAAAGAGTTCATAAAAATAATTTTAGAAGATTTATAATAAAAAATCCCGAATCTCTTAACGAAATCCGGGATTCATATAATCACTGAAACAGAAAATCTTAAGAAATAGGAACTCCTAATTGAACCCAGGTATCGTTAACCCCGATAAAAACTTTACCGTCAGTTTGGAATATCAGGCCGCCATTAACGACTGTAACAGCAGATGCGTTTGCAACTTGCTGGCTAGTATTACATATCTGAACTTTATCAGATGTAGAAGTTATAGACTGATCTGTCTTAAGGGCATATTTATTATCTGACTCAGTTTTTGTATAAGCAGTAGTCAGCAAAGCAAATTTACCATCACATTCAGTTTTTGTGTAGGTTGTAGCTTGCGGTGCAGCTGCATCTGCAGTGGTTTTAATAGCGGTTACCTCAGTCTTAGTTGCATATTTATTATCCGACTCGGTCTTAGTATAAACATCTGCTGAATTAGCTTTAGAACTTAGACTTGTATCAACTTCAGTTTTTGTATAGGTAGTAGATTTGGGAGCATATTTATTATCGCATTCAGTCTTAGTATAAGTTGTGGACTGAGGAGCAGCAGCGTCTGCAGTCGCCTTTACTGCATTTAAAGATGTAATAGTAGCATAGGTTGTTGGAATATTCTGCTCTGCAATTTTAGCATCAATTTGGCTATTAACCCATGCTGTTTGAGTAAACTTATTATCGCATTCAGTCTTGGTATAAGTTGTGGACTGAGGAGCAGCCGCATTGGCGGTTGTTTCAACAGTCGTTAAAGCAGCCTTGGTGGCATAAGTTCCAGAAAGATTAAGAGCAGTAATCTTTTTATCAATTTCTGTATCAACTCCATCCATAGTAAGAAGAGGCTGACCATTGGAAAGTAAAGTACCCTTTAAATCAATTGTACCTGGAGTACTAAGATCAACAACTAACGTATTGTTTAAATCTTTAATATCTTTTGTACTAAGGCCATTAGGAAAAATATCCTCGGAAGAACCAATCTTATGAAGACGAACTTCATATCCGTCCGGAACAGTCACAATCTTAGTTCTATTTGCCGTTACATCAAAATACCCGTCTGTGCTATTCATAAAGATATTTATTAATACGCCAGACGGAATCCTAAATACAAAACATAATGAAACGAATTAATTTATCGTTATTCAATAATATTTTGAATATGTGCAAAGTCTTGCACTGGAGTACTCATTCCTATTCTAAGCACATGGCTTTGGACCAGGCTTATGATGCTTTTAAAGATTCTTTTGATGAATATGTAGAATGTGCCCTTGGAATTTATGGAAGGGAATCTGCGATTACTACAACCATTAATAACAAGATTGTTCCTGAAGATATTATGATTTCTTTTGTGGAAGATGAATTTGTAAACTTTAATAATGAAGTTGCAAAGATTACCGGAGAATTTACGCAGCTTCAATCAATTTTTGATGATATTAAAGCTGCCGAATCCCAGCTTGTATATCGTTTAAGAATGGGCGCTTAAAATTAAAAAACTCACCAGATTAAGTTCTGGTGAGTTTTTTATTAAATCTTCATCATGATAATCGATTTGACATATTCAGAAGCTGCTTTAAGCTTATCTAATGCCATATCAATGTCAAACCGTTCTCCAATAACCATTTTGCTATTAGCTATCTTCGCCCCAATAACTCGAATAAGGCTTTCTATATCTTTAGCAATATGCTTATATTCTTCCTTAGTAATTTCTTTTCTCATGGTAAAGTCTCTGAACTTAATAAGTTTTTAATTTAACCCAAGTTTTATTATCTTGAATATCTTGAATTGTTTGTTGCACTTCAGAAAAATCTTTTAGGGTTAAGGCAGCTCTGACATTGGTGCGAGGCATGGTTGCGAATAATCTATAGAATGAGCGATTATTAAACCTGTTTTTATAAGCATAAATGATTGCCGAAGTCTCATTTGTACATTCGGCTTTCCAGCAAATTGAGATATTGTAAAAAATATGAAGAAAGAAATTATCCATTTTAACTCAATGCGTCCAAATGAATTTTCTTCATCAGGGACTGAATATTTTTTACCCAGTAACGATTTCCGGCTGCATCCCAGCTTGGAGCATACCGTTTTTGAATTTTATTAATATCAATCAAACCCTTTTCATGATATTTCTCTCGAAGCAACTTACCCATATATATAAGGCACTCGTCCACAGATTCAAATGACCTGTAAGCATTTTTAGAGCCTTTAATACCGCCCAAATTATTCTTGCTTCTTGCTAATTTGCTTTTTCCATATCCAGATTCAAGAGCGATAAGGGCACAAAAGAAATGAGGCGAAATAGAATTAGCTTCCGCAATCTGAACCATTAATTCTCCTTTGCCTTCAAGAACTCCTCCCTTAAACTTCTCATTGACGACATTTACATCAATCTTAGAAATGACTGAAGTGTCCTTGAGATCAGGAGCATCATCTTTAGTAATTTTGGACTCATATCTCTTAATTTCAGACTTAAGGACAGAAACTTCCGACTCTAAAGTAAGTAAGTCTTTTTGTTTAATTTCCAGCTCTTTTTTAGCTTTTGAGATTTTATTAATTTGTTTATCTCGTTGAGCAAGGGTAGATTTATTAGAAAGAAGAAGATTTTTAAGATTATTAATTTCTTTCTTATATTGTTCTTCTTTCGTTTTAAGTTCAAGTTTAGTTTCCAAAACTTGAGCCTGAAGCGAACCTGTTGTTTGATTATGATAAGCAAATCCAGATACGATGGAAAAGCTGAGTATAAAGACAACAGCCGTCTTTTTTAATGATTGTGTAGTCATAATACGATTGTCCAGAAGCTATACGATAGCAAACTGGATAATATGAGGATAAATGACCGAATCCTCAAAGGTTTTTACTATTTATCTGAATTCAAAATAAGCACAATATTACCATGTGAATCAATCAAATAAATCTTTTTAATATCATTGTTATAGATTTGATTTTTAAACTCAATAAGAGGAATTAAACCAAAAACATTTTCCAAAATATTAAAGCATTCGGCATCTGACATTGTACCCAGACATTCCCAACTATAAGTTTCACTACACCGGCGGTGAAGGAAATTTCTAATTTGATTGATATGTTTTTTTGAAGTAAAACAACGATAATCCATATTTATATTATAAAAATAGCCTTTATATTTGTAAGTGCTTAGAAATTAAATCTTTAATTTGTTGATTGTTCTTTTTCCAATCATTTTCCCAAACTTCAATTAATTTGATACCATTTTCTTTACAAGCTTTTCGTTTATTCTTGTGATAACCTGGTTCTTTCTCTTCGTGAAATTGATGCCAATATTCACCATTATATTCAAAAGCTAATTTAAGTTCGGGAAGATAAATGTCCAATTCTTTTCCGCCAATAAATTTTCGAGTATTTTCTAAAATCTTGCCAGAATAAAGAGATTTAATATATTGGCAAAGCTCTTTTTCACCCTTAGAACGTTGTATCGCAATGGCACAATTAGGGCAACCTCTTCCGCTTAAATGAGCATAAGGAGCTTGTTTAAAAATATAATTACATTTATTACATTTAATTATAATTTTCTTATGAGAATGATTATAAGCAGATAACGAATAATCATACCTATCTTTATCATGTACTTTTTCAGCTTTTTTAATAAAAGCTTGTAAAGTAGATATACGATTTAAATTTCGACATTTAATGCATCCAACACCTTTAAGATGCTGTTTAGGTGTTTGTTTAAAAATATGGCCGCACTTATTACATTTAATAGTAACTTTTATAAGATAACCCTTATAAAGGGTTGAAGAATAATCAAATCGATTTTTTCCATGAATTTCTTCTGCCTTTTTAATAAATTCATCTATTGATAAATGCTGACGTTCCTTTCCACATTCTGGACAGCCTGCACCGTTTAAATGATTTCCAGCTTTTTGCTCAAATATACTATCATGATAAAGACATTTGATTTTAACATTAGTATCATTATTAATATAGTTGACAAAAGAATAATCATAAATTCCTTTGCCATGAACAGATTCAGCTTTTTGTATAAATTCTTGAAGAGTTAATCTCGATTTTTCTGCATTTTTTGTTACTGCACATTTTGGACAGCCATGTCCATACCAATGCATATATGCAGCTTGTTCAAAGGTATGACCACATTTATTACATTTTATTATAAGCTTGGCTTTAGAACCCTGGTAAACTGATAGAGAATAGTCATACCTATCAGGACCATGCTTTTTTATGGCTTTTTCAATAAACTTTTCAGTTGTAAACTTTACCATAAATAAAAAATCGCATATATGCCATTATTTGACATATATGCGATTTTTGCTTAAAAATTAAAGAGTTACAATAAACCGGCTAATTGAGCCTGGAGCTGTAGACACCGAATATCCTAAACGTAGGACCAAAGCCAGCATGGTAGCTCGAGAGATCTTATTCTTTCGACCAACACTGCCGCAAAGCTGGGCAATATTAGTTCCTTGAATTATAGTGGGTCCTCCCAGAAAAACTGGAGACAGAGTACCGTCTTCCCTATTAACAAAATGATTCTGAATATTTCGTTCAATAGCTTCCCGAGTCTTGGAAATGTTGGCAGGGCTGCACATTTCATCAATTATTCCCCGATTAGAAGCTTCAACATTAACCGGAGTACGATCCTTGGAACATTCCTTAACGTCAATGCCATCAACTTCTACATCAGGAGAAGTATAAGCTTCCTTAATTTCATTAAGAACTTTATATTTACTTACACGGCATTTTTGACATTCACAATCAGTAGGAACTGAAACAACATTTTGAGGATTAACTTCTACCGCAACTACGCGCTTTCCAAAACCCTTAGCATAATCATAAGATCCAACATGCAATCCGGCACTACACCAGTTATTTCGATTTGCATCAACATCTGCAACTACTACTTCAATGACATCGCCGGGATTATTTCGAATTTGGTAATGCCCGTTTACTTTACCTTGAAGCACTCTGGTTTCGGCATTACCATGAAGCGAATACATATCTTCTCCAACACCCTTATAGGCAATAAAGGTACCTTCGGAAGTAATAGGCAATTCCTGATAAGAAAGGAAGTCATAAAGCTCTTCTCTAGAAGTTTCGGAAGGATTAGCCATCAAGTTATCAATAAACTTAAAGTAATGGGTAAAATCAGTACAACCAGACTTCCAAAGAGAAATAAGCTTTTTTTGAAGACATTTGGGAAGAATCTGAGTCTTATAAGAAGCAATAGTAGTAATTACACCATTTTCATCTCGTTCAACAAATTGGAGATTATCGTAATCTTTAATTGTTTCAGAAACGGAATTAATGATATAAGAAATGGTATTTTCCTTAAGAAGCCTGAGAAGAGTTTTTTCATCATTGGCCATTACCGCATCGACAATATCAGTATAGCGAACATCATCGGGAGTAATCTTAACTGCTCGACCATCAACAAAGAAGGTCCAGCCTGAGGCATTCATAATATATGGAATAGAATTCATATTTTGTTTAATTAATATAGTTTATAGTTGAGTTTTTTGAGAATTCGCTTAAAGGTTAATTTAACTTTATCTTTTGTTTGAAATCCTGCACCATTTAAAACCGCTTGTATTTTTTCTTTTACAGAAGAAGTCATAATATTGGTTGAAATATTATCCAAACAAACTGATGACATAGTATAAAAGAAATTCAATATTTCTTTATCTGAAAGCTTTTTAATTTCAGCATCAAACTCTCTTTGAATATTATAACATTGATTTGCTAAAATTGAAAGATCAAATATATCCATTATGAATCGGTTAAATCCTCCTCTATAAAGATTAATTTCATATCTTGTAGAGATAACCGGATAATCAGGAGTCGATGCAGAAATTTTTGGAGCTGTATATCCTGTTACAGATTTAAAATCAATATCATAAATCCTGCAGATATTAATGATTTGATCTGGAAGATAAACGAGTTTATGCTTTTTACAATATTCAATATAGGTTTCTTTCCATTTAATTTCTATAGCTGAAATGCACCCGAGAGAAACAAATTTATCGTAATGGTTTTTATAAAGCTTTGCTATTCGTTTAATGCCAAAATCTGTACAAAGATGAGACTGATAAAGCTGCGTCGGACTATTATAATTAACGAAATTTGTACAAAAGGCCAAATAAGAATTAAGGTAGTTATCATTATTCATGAGCATTGAAGGATAAAATACTAACGTATTTTTGTATTCTTTCTCATCAATAATTTCACCGGTATAATAATCCCGGAGAACTACCGCTTCACCATCTGAAGACTTTATTCTTTTAGGCCTGACATATGTTGAATGCTTAACAATATCAGAATAATTAAACCAATCGATATTTTGCCTAAAGCACGGCTTGTCGTTAAAAGTAAAGGCCGTCCTTAAATTAAGGAAATTTGCTTTTTCTTCTTCATCTTTAACAAAACAAAAAATATGAGTTCTTCGAAGATCAAAGACTTCTGCTCGATAATCATTCCCCCTAAGGTGAACAAGATAATTATAAAGGGCATTAATTATTTCACCATAAGGAAGCTTGATAGGATCTTTATCTTGAACGATAAAGATTATTTCACCGTCAAACTTCTTAATGGTCGGATTTGAATAAAGGCTTTTCGTTTTAAGATTAATATTAGTAATATTGCCTGAACCTGCATAATAATTTTTTGCAACTGAGCAAACAGTATTCAAATAGCAATCCGGCCATTTAATAATTGAACTATTTCGATAAAATAAAGTACTTTTTGAGTTAGCTTTATTGATAATATCTGAACAAAGTAAATCACTGTCAATAAGTTTATCGACATAATCATTAATAGTCTTTTCATAATTTTTATTAATGATTTTAAATTTACCCTTAATCCAATCATTTGTGAAATTGTTTATTTCAATCGATTCTCTGGTAGGAGAAATCGGAATTTCACCGCGTTTAAAAAATAAAAGAACGGTACAAGCATTTTTAATGATATTATATTCATTAAAGATTTCATTAGGAATATCAATCTTGTAAATGTTATCTCCATCATAAGCATAATAATTACAGCTCTTAAAAAATGAAGAATAAAAAGTATTAGAAGACCAGTTATTCGGAATCAGCAAAACTGTATCTTTAATATAAAGAACTCGGGATTTGTCAAGAAATTCTTTATCTCGATACTTTGCAAATCTTGGGGTTTTTTCGTAAGGGACATAATTTTCCCATTTATCCTCCGGTACGTCTTCAATGTCTATTTTTTCCGGATAACTCCTAAGTTCAATGACAGGTTCATCACTATTGAAGCCAAAAGTAATATATGCATCCTTGATTAAATCAAGGAACTTGTAATAATCATCAGAATTGTTAAGAGGAATCTTTACTTCAATACCTGTATCATTCAAATCACAGGGTTCAGAATGAATTAAAGAAGCAATAGAATCATTACCATCAATACTTGAAGAAAATGTATATTTTGTTCCTTCAAATCGAGAAATTACCAAATAAAGGCCCGTATATGCCGCAGGAGCCTTAGACCCGATTCCAAATCCTCCAATGGATGTATTTTCTTGATTCTTAGTAGATTCAAAATATTGAAAGAAAACTTGAAAAGTATCTTCTTTGCTAAGACCCCTGGCAAAATCACGAATAGAAAGTTCATTTTTTGTAAGATGAATAGAAACAGGCCTTTTAATGCCATATTTTACATGTTCATCCAAAGCATTGCTTAACGTTTCAAAAAGTGTTGCCTTAAATTTGTCTGAATAGATCCTATCGCGCAAAATAGAAATTGCCATCCCTACGCGCTCGGCCGAGATAGACTGTTTGACCTGTTCGGCTATACCTCCGCAAATACTTTTATTCTCTTCAAAAACCTTCATGCTTAAATTACAATAACAAAATTACTATAATTTTTCTCTAATTTTCTGGAGGTGTTCAGATATTTCTTTTTTAATACTTTCTGCATTAGTTTTCCATTGGCTGTCCCAAACTTCAACAATAGTAAAATACCATTTAGTTAAGAAGAAATAATAAAATGGAGCCTATGACGACAATATATTATATTAAAACTATTTGGGGGTTACGCAGAATTTATTATCTGCGTAGCCCTGAAGGAAAAGAAAGATTTTTCTTCAGAAAACCCAATAGAGAAATAGTCTTTATTTAGACAAATATAAATTAATTAAATTACTATTTACAGTAGTATGTTTTATCAAATTACTATTTGATAATCCTTGATATAAGGAGAATTTTTGTATAAAGGTGAAGGTAACCGCAAATTACCTTCACCTTTTTTATTTACCAAATTTCCTGAAAAGGGAGAGGTGATCTGTTAGATGGTTAGTCAAGTATGTAGATCCTAAAAAATAAAATAAAAAATCCTCAGATCAATTAAGACCTGAGGATTTTCGGTTATCATGATTACAAATCACTTTTCAGATTGTTCATCAACCAAGAATGTTTCTGTTGTTAGAATCAAACCTGCCGATGCAGCGGCGTTTTCAATTGCGCAACGACATACACTAAATGGATCAATAATTCCCGCTTCTAACATGTCTACTAACTTTTGCGTCTTAATATCAAACCCAATACTGCCTTTAGCTTTTGCGACCTTTTCGATGATAACATCCGGCCGTTCAACTCCGGCATTCTCAAGAAGAGTCTTAAGAGGAATGTCAAGAACCTTTCGCATCAGGTTAATACCAGCATTAAAAGATTCATCCCCTGTTTCAAACTTAATAGACTTATTCTCTTTAATCTTAGCAAGAACAGATCCTCCCCCTGGAATAACTCCGGATCGTAAAGCTGCTTGACAGGCACATACCGCATCATCTACCCGGTCCTTAATTTCATTTAATTCAGATTCAGAATTACCTCCGATATTAAGAACACATACTCCTTGGGCAAGCTTGGCAATTCGCTTATTAAGCACATCTTCTTCCCATGTGCCGGGACTGCAATTATCTCGTTCCTCCTTAAGCAAATCAATATGTTCTTTAAGCCTTTGAGGATTTCCTCCGCCTTTTAAGAAAGTTGTATATCGTTTATCACAAACAATCTTTTCACAGGTGGCAAAATCTTCCTCTCTAATAGAATTAAAATCACGTGAAAGAAGTTCAGTAAAATATGTACCTCCTAAAGTAATTTCAAGATCTTCCATTTCCCTCTTCATGCCGTCTCCATATCCTGGACACTTAATGGCACAAATGTTAATAATGCCTTTAATCTTATTAATGACAAGAGTTTGAAGAACTTCGGATTCAATATCCGGAGCGATAATAAACAAAGGCCTTCCGCGAAGTTCTTTAGTATTAAAGACTTTCTGAAGAATAGGCATAATTTGCTGATTATTTGTCAATTTAATTCCAGATAAAAGAATTAAGGGATTTTCAAGAATACATTCTTGTTTAGTCGTATTATTGACAAAATAAGAACTCATCCAGCCTCGAGGAACTCGTAAACCTGCAATAAACTGAGAAGAAGATTCATTGCTCCTGCTGTCATTAATAGTAATGGAACCATCCAAACCTACTTTTTCAACAGCTTCAGAAACAAGATGTGCAATTTCTTTATCCCAGTTGGTAGAAACTAAAGCAATTTGGTGAATCTGTTCTGGAGAACATTCCTGCTTAATATTTTCTTTAATATAGTTGGCAATTGTCTTTGCGGCTGAGATAACTCCGCGTTGAACTGAAATCGGATTATAACCTGTTTCAATCAGCTTCATGCCTTCAGATGCAATAGCCTCAGTGAGGATTGCGCTGGTACTAGTGCCATCACCGGACTGTTGCGCTGATTGCTCGGATGCTTGACGAATAATATCTGCACCCATTTTTTCAAGTACATCAGGCGGATTTACATGACGAGCCACTGTAACGCCGTCTTTTGTAATATATGTCGCATTACCCATTCGATATATTACATTTCTACCGCCAGGCCCGAGCGTCGAAGAAACTGCATTGGCAAGTTTCTTTACACCATTGAGTAGTTTCTTTCTACCTTCATTTCCCATATAAATGTTTTGTTGAATCATGATTTACAATTATTATAGCACGAATTAATAAATTTCTGCCCGCAATTTGAATCTAAATCTTCGAAAGATATGGAATTACTGCAAGGAGGATGCTTATATTGAACGGGAAAATATCCTTTCTGGCAGCAAGAGCAGGAAGACAGAAGAAATATTACTAATAATTTAACCCCAAGTGAATAATCCATAACCCCAGAACCGGCTTATATTAGGAAGAGGATTTGGTGTTTCTTCAAGGAAAATAGTCTGACCAGGATGCCGCTTTCATATACTTGCTTTACAAGGAAAATAATAAGAGGTATAAAAAAGTCCAATATAAAATGAACGTTATCTGTCTGTCCCTGTAAAATATTTTCTATGAGGTCAAATTTATTTTCTTTAAGATAATCAATTAGTTCAGGCGGAAGAATATCATCTTCACCGGCGGCAAAAATATTATCATTAAAATCAAATCCCAATTCAGATTTAATGCCATCTAAACATTGTTCAAATTCTTCTTTAGTAAGATCAGTCTTTAACCATACTATATCTCTTTCATCATGTCCATCTCCGGACAAATCGCCATATTCAAAACTAAAAATATTCATATCAATATAAATGGAAATTCCGCCTAATATTAAATTAGGCGGAATTTCTTTATTTGTTAATTAATTACCAGCAGGTTTAAAATCCGCAATATTCAGAACCTTAAACAAACCATCATTTTGATTGGCTCCTCCCATAATCAGCATTGAAGGAAGTTTAATATCTTTGAAAGATTCAAAAAACTTAATTCGAGCATAATTACTTCCCATTGCTGCATTCAATTCTCGAATTGCTTCAGCTTCAAGCTTCTTACCCTGAGCTTCTGCAGTCTTCATAGCAAGAAGAGCTTCTGCTTCATTTTTCTTTTGAGCAAGCATGGCTAAAGACTCTTGTTCTCGGCGATACCTTGCAGCATCAGATTCAGCTTTAGCCTGAAGAAGTTTACCTTGAGCTTCAGCAGCCATCTTATTGGCAATTGCCCGGCCTTCTGCATTAGCAATCTCTTCAGAACGTTTTGCAATTTCAAGCTGGGTAGCCTGGCGTTCATATTCCTGAGTAGCCTCAACCTTCTTAGTAATACCAAGAGTCACCGATTCAGGTGGAATAGTGGAACCAATAGTTACACTTTCAACAATAAATGGAGTGCCATTAAGTTGCTTCTTAAGGTTAGTTTCTACCATCTTGGTGATTTCCGGAATCCTAGAAGGAGCTTCTAGACCTTTAAACTTAGCAATAGCAGATCGTACTTCGGTACGGAAAGGTTGCTGAATAAATGAAGCGTAAGCATCTTGAGCAATAGCTTCCGGGCTTCGAGCTGTTTCAGAGATAGCTCCATAATTTTCAACAAATTCCTTTACTTTTTCACTGTCGATACGATAAACAAGATAAGATTCAGCCTTCATCTTAAGCTGGTCCGAACTACGAACATCATCAAAAGTTTCAGTCTGAGTATAAGGAGTTACGCAAATCTTAATAGAATTCTGCCTCCATACCATACCTGTACTACCGGGTCCTTTAATTACTTGCTTAAATTCCTTCGAACCAAATATAGGTTCGGAATAAACATAACCTGCGTAACCGCCATCGATTTTTTCATTTGAAAAATTAACGGCAAAAATAATAGCCGCAACAACGGCAATAATTAGAAATAGAGCTGCAAAAAAATCCTTCATGTTTTATTTTCTTTTTATTTTTTAATGTGACTAATATTAATGTTATACAGAAATATTATTAGTAACTGGAATTCCAACCACTGGAATCTTGGTCTTTAACTTAATCTTATAATCCCCCACAACTAAATCCTTTGCCTTTATCTTAGAAATAGCATTGGAAACTGTAGTGATATTATATTTTTTACCTCGTTGAGACTTCACAACATCGATAAGATTTCGTTCAACTGCCAACTGAACTTCTGAATCACTAAGTTCCTCAGGAGCTTGAATAATTACATAAGAACGATCTTGAAATTGTTCGACTTCTGTATCATCCAAAACAATCGGCATTACAAGAAATCGATTTTTAACTCGATTTTTCTTTTCAGTCAATTCTTTCTCTTGCTCAACAAGAGCCTTTGCTTCCTCCAAAATAATTTTTTGTTTATCCTGAGGTACTTTAGAAGCCGCAAGAATCATCTCAAGGTCTTCAATATCAATTTTTAGTGCCATAGTTTATATTTGATATGTGATTAAATCCATTGTCAATTTGTTAATTGTTTCAATAAATGCTACTGGGATAGCTTCTTCAATTTTTAGTAAAAGTAATTTTAAGTTCTCATTAACTTTAGGGCCAAATAAAATATATTGAGTATCATTGTTTAAATCGACAGAATAAGCTTTAAAATTTGCTTGATTAAAACTTATAACTGTAAATCTATCAACAATTAAATTGTTTTTTAAAAAAGCCTCTCTGACAAGATTCTCAAGATCTCTGGAATAAATTCCTCTATGATGATCTACTTCTACTTCAATTAAAAAAGATTGATTTATATCAATAAAGTGGTCAAATGAAGCTATTCCTAAAGTATTCCACCAAGTAAAATACCTTTCATTAAGGCCATTCTTTACTTTAATGATTTTGCTTTTATTGGCAAATGGAGAGTAAATTGTAAAAGCATGTTTAAAATCTTCAATAGTCCTGTAAGCAGGATCTTCAAAGAATTCTTCTTCAAATAAATCGACTTGGTAAGTTTTACCATTACCAAGTCGATCAATAAGTTTGAAAATTGCTTGTTTCACTAACTCTCAGCAACACGAGCCTTCAAACGGGCAAGAGCATCTTCTTTAGATACAGATTCAATAAATTCATTCATTTCATCTTTAGTATCATTAAGAGTTCCGCTTACTTCAATTGAAGCATCGGCCTTAGAATCTTTCTTTTCAAGAATCTTATCTACATCTGCCAGCATCCCGTTAAAATCATTTTTGCCTGAAATATTAGCAATATCCTTCAAAGCAGCAAGATCTTCCTTCATAGCAGCAGATGCAGCCTTCAACTTAATCTGTTCAATTCGAGAATCATAAGAATTGAGAACAGCTCTTTGATTACTAATCAACTTATCATAAGTTGCAGTTGCTTCTTCAAGAGCCTTTTCAGCCATATCAAGCTGTGCCTTAGTATTTTCATATTGAAGAGAAAATTCGGCAGCAAGACTTTCCTTGCCATTCTTGAGAGCAAGAATAGCTCGTTCATTGAGAACTTGAACCTTTTGCTTAAGACTCTTTACATTTTTAGTCATATTGTTTACTGTAGTCTTTACAGCAACCAATCGTTCATAAATTTCTTGTTCAGCCTTGCTCTTTTCATCTTCGAGAGATGCAATGAGGGCATCAACATTCTTACTTTCAAGTGAATTTACACCAAGATTAAGCCAGCCAAACAAAACACGTCCCAAACGTCCAATAATTCTCATATATTTTTAAATTTTAATTTTTTGATTTTCGTCCAAATATTTGTATTCGTTAAGTATTACAAATTGATTTTTAATACTTTCTTTATCCCAATTAACTCCAATTTCTTTGAATTTATTAACGCTTAATTTAATTTCAGTCTGACCGTTTCTTATTAACCAAAACTTGGCTTTTTCATCAATTGTTATTTCTCCATCAGAAGGAATTAAAGTATGATAATAATTTTCAAGAAATGCTTTTTGATTGCGCGTCCAAAGCCATTTAGGATAATCAAGCATATTAAAATAATAAACTTTTACTATTCTTTTAAAGGTGATTAATTTCCTGCATAGTTGCTAATTTTAATGAAATTCATTGAAAATTAACTTATTTTATCATGGGGACCATATACTCCCAAGCGAAGGATATTGATAGCAGCATTAATATCAGCATCAAATGTTCCTCCACAAGTCCTACAGTGATATACTTCACCTTGTCGACTTGACTTATCAACAGTATTACAAACGTGGCATCGTTGAGATGTATAAGCAGGAGGAACTTTAATGAGTAAGAAACCTTCTTCTTCACTAAATCTACCTAACTTATTCATTACTTTAGTGTAACTCCACCTTTGTAACTTGTTGTTAAACTTTTTGGAAAATTTTTTACCTCGTTTTACGTTCTTAAGATTCTCAACTATAATCTGCCCACAATCTTTATGCTCATTATAAAACTTTTTAACGGTTCGGTTGATTGCTTGATCTCTTTCAATTAATGCACGTTTGAAAGCTTTAGACCGTTGTTTCTTACGAGAAATCTTTTCATAGATTCCTTCTAATTCTTTGCCGTAAACCTTTCCGTCACTACATGCGAGTAGTTTCTTGTAACCGCAATCAACTCCTGCTGATAATTTATTCTTTTTCTTTTCAGCTTCTTCTTTTTCCCAAAATAATTTCAACGAGAAATTATCAGACAGCATGAAACTATTTTTTAATTTCCAACCATTATTTTTGAACCTCAAACTTACTCGATGATGATTGATTGGAAGTTTAAGTAGTATAGCTCGATGTTTTGTCTCTTGAAAATATGGTGAAAATATCTTGATGAAACAGTCAAACTCCTTAGTCTTATCCTCTTCAATATCCCATAGCATATAGTTAAGATTAATACTATGGGATTTAATTACTGACTCAGTAATCTTCTTAATTCTTTTTTTCTTAAGTAAAGTAACTTGCGAACGGTAAATCTGTGAGGCCTCTCGATAACATAACGCTCTCCATCTACTATTAGAAATATCATTTAATTGTGGGCAAAACTTACTTGAAAGATTTTGTTTCAATGGTAATTCACCATCATGAATTTTATGAAGATATAACTGAAGCAACTCTTTATAATCCTTAATAATCTTCCAGTACAAATCGATTTTATCTCGATTTGCATACTTAAGTGTATGGGAAGATGAACGAATCACTTTGTTAACATTTTTATCTAGCAAGGTAAAATTAAAACTTAGATATTTTTTAAGAAAAAATGAAAATTTTGATTATAAATTCATTTTATTTCTTTGAAACTAATGAATAATTACAATATTCAACTAAAAGAACAGAAATATCATGCTTTGTTCGAAAATTATACAAAAGATTTTCAAATTCTTTTGGTTTTACTCGTCCTATACCGCATCCCAAAAAAGGCATTACAACAGTATTAAGATGATGAGTATTCATAACTTCAAACAAATCGCAAAGAGACAAAGAAATATCTCCCAAATTTGCTATTGAACCAGGATAAAACATGGTTGGAACATTGGCAATCATTTTCCAATTATCTTCATCGGACAAATAAAAATAATGGCCTTTACCAATATTAACCATTTTAGAATTACAAGAGTTCTGATAACTCCAGTACATTTCAGGAAATTTATCGGCAAAAGCTTTTGCAACTCCTGCTCCCATTACTCCGATACAATTAACGGCATTGCAAATTACATCTGCCTTTGTATCAAAGATATTTCCCCTTGTTTTAATAACTTTGAGAGACATTATAGTTCTGGTTCATGTTCAATATTACGAAGAATGAATTCTTCCAACCATTCTTGTGAAAGAACTCCAGTGTAAGATTCAAGCTTGTCATAATTCTCATCACAAGCGACAAGAGTAGGCACAGATCGAATTTCGAACTTTTTAACATAAGGCATTGCCGAATCATCCTGATCAACGACAAAACTCATGAATTCAGTTTCAGGATCTTTTTTATATTTTTCAACTACACGTTCCCAGGCTGGTTTCATCATACGACATGGGCCACATGTAGAAGAAGAAAAAAGTAAAAATTTAGTCATTATCAAAAATAATAATAGTTAGTAGAGCAATAATTCCTCCAAGAATAATTCCAAGGATAGTAGCGACGATAGAAATCCAAGTTGGAGAAAGTAACTGAATCCAATTCCAACTGGCAAAAGGCTCATAACCAAGCCAATGCCAAAATAGAATCATCATCTGAAGAAATCCTCCAACAGATAAGCCATTATTAATAGCTTTATTTGTAATATTCCTCATTAAAAATATAATATGAAAATTCTTAGTTATCGAAAGTGCTCAACTCTGAAGTTTGAAGTTCTGCATTCCAAATTGGTTTCCAACTATATTTGTCATCATAAGGAGTCATAGGAATAATCCTGGGAGCTTCTTTATTATTAATAACTTTTTCTTTATTAATAATATCTTGAGCCTCTTTATAACATTTCTCCATAATAGATGGAATATTATCAGACTTAATAGTTGCTATCGGCTTCTTTTCCTCTTCAATAATAATATTAATAATCTTCCTAAGTTTAAAATCTGACAACTTGGAAAGATCAATTTGTTTTACCATTTTGATAAGGATTTCTCTTTGAGTTTCAGTTTCCGAGCTCATCTTTAAATTTGTTTAAAAGTTTTTGTTGCTGTTCTTTTGTCAAGGAATTAAAGAATTTAAGAAAAGGATTTTCTCGAATCTTCTTAAATTCTTCCCCAATAGTCTTGAATGTTTCATCAAGCTCTTTTTTGAAATTAGAAATTTCGGCCGATTGAATCTTTTTTCGAAGATCTTCTACTGGTTTTGGATCACGTGGTTTAAATTTTAAGCTCATGAATATTTTCCGTTTCTTTTCTTAATGGTTCTTAATTCTTGAATACTAGCTAATTCTTTTTCTTCGTTAATATAATAATTAAAAATTAACTTTGCAGCTTTATATTGTGCATCCATATCACTCCATTCATATGGAAAAGCTGCAAGAATTGTTCGCCCTGAAACTATTCTAAATTCAGAATCGTAATGAACTCCTCCCCAATCATCAACATAACTATCATTAAATCTGACTAATTCAATCGATCCCGATTTTTTGTCGTGCTTCTCTGTATTTTTCATCGATTTTTTTCGAGGATTTTTTAAGAAATGCTTCTAACTTATCTTCAAAAAGATTTTCAAGCCAGGATATTAGCATTACTAATGCTGAAATAGGCCAAAATAATGATATAAAGAACAAAAGGCCTGGATTTTCTGTTATCATATGAAATAAAAAACAAAAGAATAAACTAAATGGATGCTTTATTGCTTTTTTAAGATTAAAATTTGAATTATAATCTATAAAATCAAAAAGACTAAATCCTAAAAAGAATAAAAAGACAATAATAATATATCCAGCTAATATACTCATAGTTCTTTAATTTCTTCTGGAAGAACTTTTTTACGAAGCAAGCTTTCTTTAAACCATTTATGGTTTCTTATATTAAACCAGCTAAATTTTTCTTCAGACTTAAAAAATTCTTTCTTAAAAGATAGAAGATCATCAAATATTTCTACCCTCATATTATTATAGAATTTATCATCTGCAACTACAATAATTTGACCATTTTTCTTTTCATAAAGTGTCAAAGTACCTTCTTCTGTGCTACCGAAATAAATTTCTTTGGCGTTAAACTTATATGTTATTCCATTAGACCTATTAACAATAGTCCAATCAATACAGTCTTTATTCATAATTTATTAAATATTAATTATTTTCTAATTGCTTTAAACTTTCCAAACCTAGGTACATTAAGATCGGGAGTTAAATCTTGATAAATGATAGTTGCCATCTTGCCTTCATAAAGTGCTCGATTTTTGAAAAATTCACGTTTAGCAGGTTCATCCCAGCCTTTACCCATACCTACTGAAAATTGAACTCCATTTTCATCTTCACAAATTATTTGTGCCGCTTGTCCGGCATGGTTACCCCGTCCATCGAGAATTTGAACAATCTTATATTCGCTATCTTGAAATCGCTTATACTTTACAAGATTAGAAGAACGTCCTTCATCATAAGTCATCTCGGGATTACGAAGCATAATTCCTTCAAATCCATTTTCAATCGCATTATCTAAGTAAGCTTCTATCTCTTCAAAAGAATTAACTTCAAATTGAGTAACACCCAAACTATACTTTAATGTAATATTATTAATTTGAAGAGGATAAAGATGAAGACAGCATTGATTAAGCTCGGTATACTTATTACGGTCCTTATAAGGAATCTTTGTATTTCGTTCCGCAAAATCAAAAGCATGAAATTTAATAATGCTTTTTGTCTTTGCCAGGAATTCTTCAGTAATATTCTTAGTTCTAGAAATCAAAGATGCAACTTGATTAAAATCATCTCTAAGTTCATGAGAATATAATTCTCCATCAATAATTGCATTAGGATTAGCAATGAAATAAGGTTTCAACTCCTCAAATACATGAGGACATGAAAGAATCTCATGATGAGTCCTTGAAAACATTCCTTTAGCACAAATATAACATCTAAAACCATCTAATTTGGCAGAAGCAAATTGAGGAAATTTAATAAATTTCTTTCTTGCTTTAAATTCTTTGGCAAGAGTTACTTCAAATTGTTTTTCAGTTGGAATAGTATCTTGAAATCCCCTTTTCCTTTGCTTTTCAATTCGAGATTGTACTTCTAAAGCACATTGCTGTTCAGGAGTAGTAGCATTAGAACGACCTTCATTCTTACCTTCACAATAAGTTGGTTCAGTTGTAGTAATAGCTCCTCCTACTCGACCAGAAGACATAGTATACCAATTACTGGAATCATCATAAGATATACTCCATGTAATAGGATTGCCTTTCTTATCAAGATTAAACAATTCGAAAGATTTAATCATTGTTTTTTTAATAAATTATTTCTTAAAAATCGATGGTGTTTAAACTATCTCCTTAAAGTCAAAAGTCTCATCATCCTCATTGATAAATGAAACAAGATGGTAAGTTTCATCAGAAAATCCGTCTGAAACTTTCACTTCAATTTCCCACCCTTCCCCGAACAATCCTCCATAAGTACCCCAGAAAATTTGAGAAGCACAAAATTTAGCAGCATCCGCCATATTTTGGATATTGTTAGCTTTAATATCATATTTGTTAACAATCAAATAACCATGTTTCTTAACTTTTCCGTCATCCCAAAGTTCTTTAGCGATACAAACATAATTTGCATCCTTAAGAAGTGATTTATTAATCTCTTTATTCATAAAAATTTAAAATATAATTCTTAAAAAATTCCTTATCAGGTTCTTCAGGTAACTTTGACGTATTAAACAATTCCTTTAATTCTAAAGATTTTTCATTTGCCAACTCCATTAGATAATCATATTCAAAATCACCATTTCTAATCTTTAAAAGAAATTGTCTTAAAATAGGATTACATTTAACTGTTAATGTTCCGTCTTTTAAAATCTCTCTGCAAAGACTCATAAGACGGAAAAGATGCATCATATTCTTTGTATCATAAAAGGTTTTATCAGACGTCTTTTCTACATTTGTTGCATATCTTTTTTCATTCCTTTTAGTAACCCAATCCCAGTATTCTTTATATTCTTTACAATATTTCTGATAAGCCGGAATATTAATAATCACATAGGCTGCGATATTTGTATTTTTTGGAACCGATGTAATATTAATGTTCATGTCTAAAATAGGTCCGGCTTTACAAGGATGATTATAAAGTACATAAACATTTTCAGCATGATTCATTTTACAAAGAGATAAATTAGTCTCTTTAATACCACAGCATTCCAACCAGTCTCGATAAGAAATAGAATGTTGATGGCACAACACCCAGCTAAAATCTTTTAATGTTTTTCTTTCTTTAGGAAAAGGATTAGCTGACTTTTTATTAACGTTTTTGGCCTTTAAAATTTGAGATTCAGCATAAGCTCCAAAAGTATAAAAACATTTCTTGGAAAGAACTTTTTCAATTAGGGGATCAAATCGTTTATCCCTAATTTTAACATGTTCAGGATCAGTAGTAAACAAAACTTCAAGAGCCGAAGGAGTATTCTTTCTTAGTTGTTTAAGAAAGAATCCAATCTCGGTATAGATAGTATCATTATTATTCTCCTGGATTACCTTTTCATATTCACCAATTAATATATCTTTAACAGGATAAGCAAAAACACCTCTAATATCAACATCTGAATCTTTAGTATTCAACCCATAAGAAATACTTCCCGCAATAACGCTCAATAATACTTCTTTACCTTTCAGAGGTCCTTCTCCACTTAAACACATAAATTCATTTTATAGATTTCCTTAAAACTTGAAGGTGTTTAATGGTAAAAATAAAAAAAGAGAAATGCTTTATTTTTCAAGCATTTCTCTCAAGTTATATAGCTTTTTCTAAGCTTCTTTTATGCTTTAGGGACGACTTTTACCGGACGTCCGGTCTTAATCGCCAATTGAATGCCAGAGTCAATAGCAGACTTGGTAGATTCTAAAGCCATCATCAATTTTTCATTATCATGAATCTTTGCCATATTTTCGTCATATACATTCATGATTTCAGAAACAACCTTATCTACAATTTGCTTCGAGAACAATTTAGACAAAGCTTCTGTCAGCTTGGCCTGAAGTTCATCCCGGGTAACTTGATCGTTCTTAATAATAGTTCCAATAATGTCAGAAGCCTTTTGGAAAGCTACCAATGTTTCAGCATCCTTTCGAATAGACGAGGACACAACACATGCTCCGGAACAAACCATCAAATCTTCTTTTCCTTGCTTATCTAAAAGCATATTTTGAGAACAGGAACACATAATTCCCCCTGCCAGCAATGATAATATAATTTTCATATAATTTTAATTAATTTACTTCTTCAAGAACTTCAAATCTATTTGTGCGAATCTTTCCATCCTTGAAAGAGATATAATGAAGATCTTTAAAAAATATTCTTACTTTGATAATTTTTTCAGAACAATATACTTTGGCATTTATATAATCCCAAACACTTAATCCAAAAGAATTATCTACATCATCCTTGTCGCATATATCCGTATATGTGTTGCCTACTTCATATGTTATGCGTGATGTCATAGTAGAAGTATTATCTTTCTTAATTCCCTTATAAGCTATAAAAGAATGTTCATCGTAATCTTCATACTTAATACCTGATGTTTTTTCCGCAAATCTTAGTGTTTCCTTCTTATTTTCTTCAGGCTCATGAGCTTTATTGTATTCTCTCCAGAGCGTTTCTGCCAAAAACTCGGGCTTGTTGTCATAAGCTTGAAGCAATTCTAAAATAGTCAACAAAGTTTCTTTATCTAAAGTTTCATCTTGAACAATAATAGCTTTGGCAATTTTTAAAGCAATGTTAAATTGTGCAATAGCCGTTAAACCACTGTTGTTAATCTTTGCAAAAAACTTATAAAGAAAAGGAACACAAAATAATTGATAGTTTACATCAGATTTATAATAAGATTTATAAAACTTTTCTATAAACTTTGTTCTAAATGCTTCATTTTCAAATCTTGGATTTATATGATAAAGAATAATACTTTCAAATAATCCATATTTGTCAAGCAAAGAAAAAATCTGATTGTCATTTAAACAATCAGATTTTTTAGAAGCACAAAATAATCTTGCAAAATATTCGTTAGATGTACAATCTTGAAATGTTTTATTTTCAAAAAGGAAATCCATATATTATTAACGAAGAGTAGAATCGATAATATCTTTTGTTCTTGGAGGAAGCCATCCTTCTGGCTTAATTACATCAAAAGTACTTCCGCGCTTTCCGACATTATCTTTAGTTGCACGAATCTTTTGCATATTCCTAGCTTGAACATCATTCCACAAAGCCTGAGCCGGCATATTCATGAGATTTAACAAGCCCGACGCAACATAAATCAGATCGGTTAAACCATCTGAAATTTCATAAATATTACCTTCCTTGTGCGCTTTATCAATTTCTGCAAGTTCTTCATAAAGATGGCCGATCTTTACTTTCATTTCCTCTTCAGGGAGAATACCAAATTGATCCTTTCTCCAAAGACCATATTTTTGCTGAAAAGCCATTGTATCATCAAAAATATTAGTACTCCAGGTATTCATCAAAGAATGATATTCTTGTGCATCAAGATCTTCATCATTAATATATTCAAAATAACCAGTTAACATTACTTCCACTAAAGTAGATGGAATCCATGTACGAATAGTCATTTGCTTATTTTCTTCAATATTTTCAATGGGATCTCCTTCCAGCATAGGAGTCTTTGCTCCATTACCCCATAGATAAAATTGAAGGTCGCCGTCTTCAGTAACAAAATTACTGCTCTTCCTGTTTACCACATATCGATTGTGGTCCTGCTCGCAATGAAAAATTAGATATTTCATATAAAATTAAAGTGTTTTAAGATAATCATATCGAACTACCTTATGTTGAAGGTCAGGGTGACATGACTTAAAAGTTAGATAAATGTCCTGATACTTGTCATAAATTTTTGACATAACATCAACATTAGAAATATATTCTTCTTTAACCTTCATGCAATCGACATAGTTTTTAAGGTAAATCCCCTTATCCATAGGAAGACAAAAAATAATAAGGTCAAAAGCATTTAATAGGTCATTAATAAAATCTTTACCTCCATCCATGTCCGGACAAAAATGAATACGCGGTTCATTTCGAACTACTGATCCATAAACATATTCTGAAATAAGATGACGATCAATAATTACATTATCATGTTCTTTTAAGAACTCAAAAGACTGCTTAATTTGATCTGCATATTCAAAGTCATCCTCATTATAAGAATAGTGAATATATTCGCATTTTAAAGCTTCTTGCAAAACTTTTGCCAAATGTGTTTTCCCGCCTGAATCGGGACCATCCAAATAAATTTTCATATTAATCTTGAGAGGTAAAATTATAACTTATATTATTTTCTAATAGAATCTTAACAAATATTTTTATAATTCCATCAGCTTCTTTTCGTTCTCTTGAAGAGAAAATAATAGAATTTTTAAAAATAACAAGATGGTCTGTTTCATTATCATCTTTCTTAAAGATAATAGAATTATCATCTTCATGTTCAAGATAATATAAATTTTGATCTTCTGTTAAAAGAAAAATCTCTTTTTCATCTTGTTCAAAATTAAAGATTTGATATTTCATACAGCTACAGGCATATTAATAATTTTAGCTGGCTTATAATTTTCAATAGAAAACCAATCTAATTGAAAATCTTCTAATTTTTCTACATAATCAGGGCCGGAATAAATTAAATTTGGAGGTACATTAATTGTTGAAGAAATCATTTCTCTTACTCCCTCCATTTGATTTACATAAATGTGACTATCTCCAAATAACCCATAAACAGTTCCCACTTCATGATTTGTCATTTTAGACATCATAAAAAGAAGCAAAGAATAAAGGCAAATATCAAAAGGAACTCCAACAGGCATATCACAAGATCTTTGAATCCATCGAAGATGCAAGCGCCGTTTACCATTTTCCAAAGGTTCAGAATAAAACTCTCCGCCCCAATGGCAAGGGGGAAGTGCCATATCATTTAGTTCTCCCGGATTCCACATTGAAAATACTAATCGTCTATCATCAGGATTAGTTCTGAGAGTATTAATGATATTTTGAATTTGATTAATAGTCGCCCGTTCTAAAATATCATTTTTAGAAACATTAAAATAACCGCAATCCCATTCCATTAATTGCTTGCCATATACAGGACCCAAATCACCTTTTTCATCAGCCCATTTATCCCAGTAATGTACATTTTCATTTTTAAGATACATTACATTATTCCTATTAGTATTAGGAATAGGATTTTGAGCTTGAAGAATGCCAAGAATCCAGAATAATTCTACTAATGCCCCTTTAAAAAAGATTTTTCGCATTGTAATTAATGGAAAATAACCTTTGGTCAGTAATTTTCCAGAATTCCAGCTAGTATTAAAAATACTTTTAGTATCAATACCCGTTCTATTAGATTTAAGAACCCCCTTCTCAAGGATCTCCAGCAAAATCCTGCGATAACAACTCTCAGGCTTGTGTAAGAAGCCTATTTCCTTTATATCTCCACTCATTTCTTTTTATCTTATCAGTATTCTCAATTATCCATGGTGTTTTGCCATCTTATAAATTTCTCAATAGCGAGCCTGTAATCACCTACTGTATGAATTTCTAATTGAGCTGGAATAAATTTCCAAAGCAGATAAAGACTGCTAATATCTGAAAAATAGGTATCATGATAAATGTCCATCAATTCTTCAATATAAAAAATAGAACGGTAGACAACTTTGGAATATTTTAAAAGCGTATCATAAAGCATACTTCCGCCAATGCAAACCACCTCTTCTTCGGAATCTTTAAATTTATCTATAAAATCGCATATATTAATTTTAATAACATTATCAGGCAGATTAAGAGGCAAATCCCGGGAAGTAATAATAAAATGATTTAAGCGATTTTTTAAAGGTTTAAAATTCAAACTTTCAAAAGTGTTATAACCCATCACAACACTTTTTCCTTCGGTAACATTTTTAAAATGTTCCATATCTCTTCTAGCTATTTCTTTATATTTTTGACCTTTCCAGGGAAGAGAATTTTTATGTCCAATAGAACCATTGGGAAGCATTGCAAAAATTGAAGAAATCATTGTTTTTTAATATTTTATTACTTTTTTAGGCTCAGCTATAATCTTAAATAAACTTATATTTTAAAAAGATGAATAGCTATAGTTACGATGAGGAGAAAGATAAATGGGAGGCAGAATTAGTTGCAACTAAGGACCGTATAGCTAGACGAATTTATTCAACAAAAGATTATTACTATTGTTGCTGGAAAATGGCAAGGCATGGATTATTAATTCTTGATTACCGGGGGTTAATTATAGATGTTAACCCGTATTTTTGTGAAAAAATTGGATATTCTCGAGAAGAATTATTGGGAAAAAATATTAATGATTTTTGTGTTAAAGCTGAAGATCTTCATGCTTCTGATTCTATTAATATTTTAACTTTACTTCAATCGATTAATCAACAAAGTACAAATCAATGCGAATTAAAAACTAAAGAAACTAAATTATTTCGTGTAAGATGGGTCGCAACCAGAATTCCAGCATCATTATCTAGTCCATTCTCACATAGTTTAGTATGTGTATACTTTTTAAGTGAAACTAATTATTCTAAAATTATTGATGAGATTAATAAAATTAAAAAGAAAGAATCGAATATCCTTTGGAAGATACTCGATTCTCTTTGGGCAAAATGCTTAATTTTTTTAATTATTATTCTTACAGCTATTGGTGGAAGTTTACCAGATATTGTCTCAAAGATAATATCTTTATTTGCAAATTCTCCACTTTAATAAAGTAAGCTCTTCATATAAAAATCAGAACATTCAATATCAAAATCTTTCTGAGTTTCAATATTTTCCGCTGGATAAAAAGTTGTTACAATTGTTAAACTATTCTTTTGATAAACGGAAATTGATCCGTTATCATTCAAAGAAAATTTAAATTTATCAATGGTACATTCCATATTATTCGTCCTCGTTTTCTTCTTCGTCGTCTCGTTCTTCTAATTCTTCAAGCAGTTCATTAAGTCGAGATAATGAACACTCGGGAATATATTCTTCTTCATCAGGTTCCACAATAGCAGTTGTAATATTAGCTACAATACCTTGAACCATATCAGCTAAAGAATCATCTACATCTGTATCTTCAATATCGGCAATTAATTTATTACAAATTACTTCAACCTGAGTTTGATAATTTTTAAATCGTCGTTTAAATTGTTTAAGAGTCATGTGTGTTACTTATGGTTTCTAATTTTATTAGAAATTATTTTACTGAACAAAATTCAAAAATTTCTTTTTATTTTTTGAATGATAATTCATTGAGAGGTATTTATATTTTTCTTATAATGATTAAGCATCAGAATAATCTCATGCTTCATAAAATTTGTTGGAATAACTTCCCAATTTCCGGTATTCATATCTAACCAGAAAATGAGCAGTCCTTTGCATTTCTTCTTAGTCAGAATTTCATTCATAAATCCATAAATTCCTAACTGAAGAGCATATGTATTAAATTCACATTCAGATAAATGATTTAATGGAGCTTTCATCCATTTACCATAATCTGAACCAAATCTAAATTTTTTATTTGTTTTAAAATCGCCAATGATGAATGTACCATCTTCTAATTCAAATAGAAGGTCACCAGTACCGGCAATTTTAAAATCATGATTATATAACAACTTTTCAGAATATATTTCTGAAATATTTGGAATATATTTTTCTACTTTTAATTGAAATTTTTCAATGATCTTCTTATACAAAGGATCAACTTCTCCATACTTTACATAATTTTCAAGAGCAGCATGAAAATCAGTACCTCTATCACATGCAAAATTTTTATTATCTTCCCATTCTTTAAGAATTTCTTCTTGACTTACTCCTCTTTTCTTTGCAACCCATTTAGAAATATTTTCTGCATCAAACTTTTCCTTATATCGCCCTAATAATTTAGAAACTGAGCAATATTCTTCATTTGTTTCAATATTAATATATTGATGAGTATCTTCTAAAAATTTAATCGGGATATAGCTCATTTAATTCTTTAATTTTCTTTTCAATCATGTAAATTAAATTTCTAATTAATCTTGAACTTTTCCAAGGAAGATTAGAATATTCAAATATATTTTTCTTTTTAATATTTTCTAAACTTATGAAGGTGTCACACATATAATCTGTCTCATCAGGAGAAAATAGATTAATAATTTCTCCTGAAAGGTAACCTATCGTTATAGTCGGATGAAAATCATCAAATGTATATTGAGATGATGTTATCAACTGTAATATTTCATTTACTGTGAGAGGATATTGAGTATTATCATCTTTTAACAAAAACATTAAAGATAAAAATTGTATTTTACCTCTAATAAATTGTTTCCAAATTTCATATGGATTATCTGTATTAAAACATTTTTTAAGAATGGAAGTATTGATGAAAAATTTATTATAAACATTCCATTTAGATCCACATTTTTTAGAAAAGATTTCGTTTTGAACATAGTAATCCAATATATCTTGGAACTTTTCTACTGTATTTTTAAATTTTTCGTCCATTTTTAATTCAAATAAGATGGTTCTCCGCCAAATAATTGTTCTTTAATATCTTCATTTAAATCAAATACTTCAACCTCTAAACTATCATAATCATCAAACCATCCTTTATAATAAACATTTGATTGTAGAAATATTTTATCATAAGGTATTTTATTAGATTTAATATTGCTTATATCATTTTGTGTGATAGGAACTGCAATAATAATCAAATTATCTTCAGATTTTAATCTACATTTAATGCAAATATATTCATCATGATGTCCAATATTATTTCGATTAAGATCTTCTGATATGAATAAAAATGGACCATCATACCACATTAATATATCTATTATATTTAATATCATATATTAATATTAATTAATGACATAAAATTTAAAGGTGATTAATTATTATATTAAATTAATTTAACATTCATAAGAATGATATTGATACCTATCTGAATTTTTAAAGGTGTTCCGATTATCTTTAAATATTAATATGGCTGAAGATAATAAAATTGATCCTACCCTTTGGGTAAAACTTATCGCTTGGTTAAAAGCTCGTTTAAGTGAAAGTTCTACCTGGTCTGCTTTAGTAGTTTTAGGATCCTACCTAGGATATGTTTGGGATCCTGCACTAATTGAACAAATTTGTTTAATTGGCGTAAGTTTACTGGCGGTTATCCAAATTATTCGTAAAGATCCTGTAACAGCGGTTAAAGAATTAACTCCTGAAGAATCTAAAAAAGAAAAAGAATAAAGAATTTTTTATTTGTATGAATAAAAAAGAAGTCTTGAGAATAAAATCTTGAGACTTCTTTTTTATTAATGTAACTATTATTAATATGGAACAAAAAGAACGAATTAAAAGAATTCAAAAAGCATTGAATGTCAACGCAGATGGTATTATTGGAGATAAAACTCTTACAGCTATTGAAGGGCTGCTGAATTTAAATAAACCCATAGAGGATAACATGGGATATTCCGTAGTCATAAGTATAGGTCATTCTACTGCAGATAAAGGCGCAGTAGCATCGGATGGTCATATTGCCGAATATGACTATAATAAAAAGCTGGCAGATATTATTAAAAAGGAACTTGAAAGTACAAAAAGTCTTTCTGTTCATGTCGTTAATCGCTTAACTGACGGAGGAGGGAAAGGTGTTTCTGCTTCCGTTAAAGCTATAAACATGTATAAAAGTGATTGTGCTATTGAGCTTCATGCAAATGCCTATAATGGTACTGCTTCTGGCTCTGAAGTTCTTTATTGGCATACTTCAACTAAAGGCAAGAAACTTGCGACCGACCTTCAAGAAGCTATTGTTAAAGTTTTAAATCTTCCAAATAGAGGTATTAAGCCATTATCCGGTGAAGATCGAGGTGGGGGAATTCTTAAAGGAACAGTTGCGCCAACTGTTATCACCGAACCATTTTTCATCGATAATCCAAAGGACCTTAAATTAGCTGAAGATAAAATGGAACAACTCGGAGTAGCTATGGCTAATGCAATCATTAAATATTTGTACACACAAAGTTAAACATGTTTAAAAATATTCTTCGATTTATCGTCTTTATCGCTTATAAATGGATTGAAGGAACTAAACGAAAATAAAGCACCTTTTTAAATCCAGTTAATCTTTAAACTAAAATCAATGGAGGTCAATAAAGGCTTTCACTGATTTTTATTTTTTATGAAATTAAAACTTTCCAGTGTTGATAGAATTGCTGCAAGTATTATAAAACAAGAAGATATTGACGGATATAATCTTGTAAAGTATATTATGTATTTTACCTACTGTTTTCTTTTAAGTTTTTATGATATTGACTGTATTCCTGTGAAGTTTAAAACATCCAAAGGATCAATTATAATTGATAGAAAACGTCCTATTGATTTAAGTGTTGAACCAATTCAACAAGGTTGTCTTATATCTTATGTAATTAAATGTGTTTGTAAAAACTTAAAAGGGCTAAAAGCAGATGAAATTAATAAAATGATTACTGTAATTGGAAGCCCGTATCATACAGTGATCTCTCAAGGTAAGACAAAAATTAAAAAGAAAATCATTAAAGAATATTTTAATAATTTCTATAATATACTTCCAAAATACGAAGTTATGGAAGATAGAATTACAACAACATTTAATATTCTTAGACTTTTAGCTAATATTAAATCAAAGCCTTTTCATCATAGCTAAATTTAATTTGGAATAATCTTTCATCCAAGGAATAATCTTTACGTTTAATCCAAGTTTATTTTTCATTACTTTAATATCTCCAGATAATTCATAAGCTAAATCTTCACTAAAGTAAATTGTTTTAATGAGATTAGAAAGATTATATTTTGGGGGAAATTTAATAGACTTATTTTTAGAATAAAGCCTGTCCTCCATTTCATTACCTTTATGAGCACGGCCATAAGGCTGGTAATCAATAGCTGTAATCTGAGTATTTCTTAAATTAGATAATGCCTCTTTATCAAATTCAACGATAACAGAAGTATCTGGATCAAAATGATTTTGAATTAATCCAGGTCGTAAAGATCTTGCAAAACTCCTGGAATAAGGATATTCTTTATTTTTTTTATAAACTAAAGAACTCTGAAGCTTTTTAATATTTTCTTGAGAATCATCCATAACATTATCGTCAATATCTATATTCTCAAATTTATTATCTGTTAATTCCCATTCTTTATCTCGTAATAAATGAACTAGTTCTTCAATATCCATAACTCGATAAATTGAGCCTGGACTTTTAGATTCGATTAAAAATTTAGAAAATTTTAAATGTTGGGATAGCTTCATATAATCAATTTATCATTAGGAATTTTTGTATACATTTGGGCAAAAGCAAAAGCACAAGAACATTCAATAGGTCCTGTTTGAGAATAGTCATAAGAAAATCCATTTAAGGAAGTTGGAAAAGCTTCAGAAAAGATGAATTGAATCTTTGGCTTATTATACTCATCTAAGCCAATTGCACTAATGTTTGTCCAATATGATTCTAATCTAAAATAATTTTGTTTAGAAATTAAATTATTTGGGTCAGGAATTGCTAATTTCTCATCATGAATAAGATTTAGCCAATTATAAAGAGTAATATAGTTAGTATAATCTCCATTAATCTCAAATGAGAAAGTTAATAAAGGAAATGGTTCTTTAGAATGAGAGGAAACATAAACATTTCCAGAAGCATATCGTTGTGAAATTGCTTTAATGGTAATATCAGGAATTTTAATCTTGCTGAGGGCAAATTGAACTGAATTTTTATTAACAGATTCTTTTGAAATATTAAGAGTTGTTTTATTCAGACGCATCAAGGGTTGTGGCATATTAAAAAGAAATATCCACTTATCGGCCCTTGTCTTATTAAGGGGACTTTGAATAATCGGTTGTTCAGTATTCATTAAACAATGTCTACTCTGGATAAAAGATTTAAATTAGATACCATGAATGATGCTGGATATTTTTCAAACCGGCAAAATGCAGTTTTATTAGCGCTTATTTTGGTAATAACATTTTCCGCTTTAGGAAATGTGATGCTTATTTCAGTATTTCCAGAATTTTTAATAGCAACCGTATAAGAAAATATATTAATATCCGGCATATTAGTAAAATTCCAATCTACAGTTTTATCAGCATTAGTTTGAATAATATAGCAAGGATCAATGCCGTCTGAAGCATAATCAAAATTCATATTATCGGTATAATTAATGATTTTATTATGACTTATTTCAGAAGCACTAATAGCATCATCAACATATTTTTTAGTTGCTGCATGATTATCATTAGTAGGTGTTACAATTGTAACAGGTTTACCTTCAATTGATGGACCGCTATCTCTTACATAGAAACCATTTTCTACACTATCAACATTTGCATACATTGCTACTACATCAGCCTTACAAACCCAGGTATAATAATTTCCTTCATTTGAACCATACTGTACAGAACGATATGTTGGATAGATTTCCTCTTTCCAGGTCCTATCATTATTAAAAATTATGCCTCCTTGCCAAGAGGCAGATAATCCGCCTCCACTGGCAATATTTGCAATTACTTGCTGATAAGTTACTGTATGAGGATTAGACTTATTATCAATATGTGCAGTTAAATCTGTAGATTTGGCAAATGTATCTGAAATAAGATCATCAGGAACTATACCGGAAGTAGGAATTAATAATACTTCATTAGGAGAAGTACCAGCATTATAATTTACTGCAGTTCCAAAATCTTTTTTAAAATAATTAGAAACTGTTCCTAAAGTAACTTTATTAGCTTCTTCCTCATAAACAGAATTAACTGAATCAAATTGTAAAACATAAAATAGACTAGTGTCTGCTAAAGGATCAGTAAGCGCCGGTAACTGATCTAATGTTACTAAATTAAATTCTGAAGGTGACGAAGCCATTGTTAAAATATTTAAAGTTAGAACCAGTTAGGTAAATCTCTGACACCAAATTGGTCAAAGCTATTCGGAAGGGTAATCTGGTTTCGATATTCATCCAAACTAAGAGTTTCTCCAAAATCTAAAAGATTCATTTGCTTTTTTTGTTTAAAATCATTACTTGATGTAATAGTATTAATTTGGCCTTTACTAAATCCGGCCATTACTCCGATAAATGGAGATTCCATATCCAACTCTTTATAAAGAGTATTAGCCCAATCAGTCCTGGGATCCATTTCCCATCGTTTTTTAATAACAAGAGGAATATTATTGACGTCTTTTTTATCAACAATAAGATAATTGTTAATTACTTTCTTATAAAGAGCAAAAAGACTCCAACATAAAGCCAAAACATGGTCATCATGGAATCCTGGTTGAGCACACCATCGAATATTATTACTTTGATTACGAATGCAAGTAAATGTTCTTAATTCTTCAATAGTTTTTTTATCATAAATTTTGACAACTCGACGGTCATGAATATAATATTTCATATTATGAACGCCTTCGCTTTTTGTCACTCTATTGGTAATAATACCCGGGAGAACTTTTCGCCCTGGGGTTTGCGGCCCGTATCCTGAACCGAAATTAATAAATCTCGGATAATTATTTTCATAGAACAGCTTTTCACAAACATGGGCCCCAGGGCCGTTTCGTTCAACTGACATAATAGGAGAATACCACTGTTTTGCAATTTCCAAGACTTTAGCCGCAAAAGTAGTAATATCCATTGTATTAGTTGAATATCTGGCAGCCTGCTCAATATTCAAGGGGTCAGTAATATCAAAAATTTGAATAACTGAATAGTCTTGTCCTACGCCTTCAGAAGTATCAACTCCCATGGTATAGATTTTTTCGGAATCAGGTTTTTTCCAAATATAATAATTTCCATCTTCTAATATGTTTAATGGTTCAATTAATTCTTTTGTGAACTTATCAAACATGTTAGGATCAAATGGAGAGCCCGAATTATTAAGAAACCTACATTCATATTCTTGAGTAAATGTATCATAGCTCATTGTGCTCAATTCAGCATCTTTCCAAGCTTCTGTTCTGCCAGGGAAATCAAACCAAAAAGCTTTCTCTAATGCAAAATCGTTTCTTCCTTCTTCCGCCTTAGATACCAATTCATGAAATTTATTACCTACGCCCTTAGGAGTAGATGCCACAATAAGCTTTGCATTTTTATTATTATTAAAACGAGAAGCAAGAGTAGGAGTAACAGCAGCCCAGAAAGCTTCAGCATCTTTAGGAGGAATAATAGCAAACTCGTCAAGAAGAAGAACATCAATAGCTAAACCACGAATAGCATCAGGTGAAGTAGCTGATGTTAAGATACGAGAACCATTCGCTAATGTAAAGAATGTTTTATTAAATTCAAGAACACCGCCCTTAATCCAGTTTTCCATCATTTGGAAAGCCAGACGAACACGCATAAAAATTTCGGTTGCTGTTGACTGTTTGTTAGCGACAATACATACAGTTTGGTCAGGATGAAATACTGCAACCCATGTAGCAACGATAGTCATTAAGGTCGTATTATGGGAAAGAATACCGTTGGCATAATATAAATGATTTGAATCTTTAGCTAATTCAAAATCATACATATTTTCCCATTCAGATGTTGCAATTACATCAACAACTTTATCTCCTCCATAATTAGTTGCAATATCTTCGCCAAGTGAATCTTTAGCAAAGACTTGCTCATCTTTCATAGTAATTAAAATATGATTATCGGCACATTCGAGAATATTACCTGTCTTGAATTTAATAATATATTTTTGATAAGGGACAGTTTTATTAATAGTTTTAATATCTGTCCATCCCTGATTTGAAGAAATTTGCCAATTTGAAGCATCAAGAACTTCTTCAAATTTTCTAAAAATTGTTTTAGATAAATCTTTAAATTTTTTAAGCATTTTTAAAGGTAATTTTGTTAATAAACTTTTTAAGCTTATTTTGAATTTTAATTAATTTAAAAAAGATTCCAACGTTAATCTTAAAGGATAAATTTAAAGGCTTATAGCGCACGCAAATTGGCACACTTGGAGAAAGACATTTGCCCCACTGACGAGAGCTTATAAGCAGTGTCTTCTTATTGCGCTGAATTGTTTTTAAGATTTTTTTCTGTTTTTCAAAAAGGGTAATATGTTCTTTTTGACCGCTTAACGCAGAAATAATATAAAAGTGATTTTCAGCAAAATAGATAATATCTTTCTTACACCGGGCAATCTCTTTAATCATCGCCGGAGTATAGGTATAAGTTGTAGTATTCTTAGGTAAATTAGGATTATTAAGATAATATTCCTCATTTGCTACTACTTCTTCACCCCTAAAATCAATGATCTTTGTAGCTTTTTTAGGCATAACTTACAGAATTTTATTGATGAAAGAATCAGGATGAATCAAAGTATTAGTAACATTCATAATCAATAATTCTTTAAAAGTACTATTGATAATAGTATAAAGATATTCATCCATAGAATGAGCATTATCAATAATAATCAAATCATAGGTTTGTCCTCTTAGAGCAAATTCTGCAGAGTTCATTGATTTAAACCTAATAAGAGAATTATTACCGAAATAAAATTCAGATTTATTGTAATCACGAACACAACCTATAATTTCATTGTTAAGTTCATTTAATGTATCAAGAGCAATACCCAATTCATTAATCATTAAATCAGCCATTTTCCTATTCTCGGTAATGAATAAAATTCTGGAATTTGGATTATAATAAGCCTGGGCAAGAGCAAGGGCGATACAAGTTACTGATTTATTAGACTTTCGATTATCAGAAGATAATAATAATTTTAAACGTTTTTTATTAGACCGCTTAAGAACTTCCATAGTGAATAAAGAAGATTCAAATGGAATTACCCGTTCTTTGGAATTAATCACAAAAATTTCATTTTCATTTAAGGCATCTTCTAAAGCTTTGATGATATTTTCATTATTAAACATATACAATTAATTAAAGCCCTGGAACTGATTTAATTCCTTTAAATATTAAACATAATGATGAAAAGCTCTAATATTGGAGACATAGCTGAAGAAATTTTCGCTGAAAGTTATGGTACAGTTGGTAATTTAGTACCTGAAGAACCAATTACTAAGAAAATTCCTTGTCCTGAAAAGACTAAAAATAAAGTAAAAATTCCGCCTCGTTTCAAAGGTTCTCCTTTCGATTCTTCTGTTGAAAAGGATTACTATAAAAATGAAACAAATTGTTTTGATGAAGACGAAGAGGACTTTGAAACAGATGATCAGGAAATTCAAGATGTTATTCTTCAGCAATATGAAGGTATTGGTCCTAGGACTAATGGAATGGCATTATCTGATATTCTCGGTTATTTCTCTGTTTCCGATGGAGTTTATCCTAAGAACGAAGTCATGCGAGTTCTTCAAGATATGATTAATAAGAATATTCTTGAAATTGATCCTATCACCAAAAAGATCTTTAAATCTTTAGAAGAAGATGAAGAGGATGAATTTATTACTCCTGAAGAAATTACCGATGAAGAAAAAGGAAATGATTTAATTGATTCTGTTATTGACTATTTTGAACAATCTACTTCCGGTTCTGTAGGAGGTATTAACCTTTCTCAAATCTTAAAGGACGTAACCTCTAATACCGGAGCTTCCCGAGCTGAAGTAGTTCAGGCTATCAAAGACCTGCTTCAAAGTAATATTCTTAAAAAGGGTGTTACTGAGGGTACTATCATTTTAAATTCTACTTCCAAAACAGATGAAGTAGAAGAAGATGCAGAAGGACCTATTCCAGTTATTAATCAAGAAACCCCCGAAACACTTCGAGCTAAAGGCTGGACGGAAACAGCACCTGGTATTTTTGTTGGTCCTGACGGCGTTCAAAAATATGCTTTAACTGGAGAATCATATAATACTAAGCTAAATAAACATATGAGTAATTTTAACGATGATAATTTCAGCAAGTTATGCGAAGAATTTGAAAAAGAATTCGATAAGGTGGATGTGAGTCTTGACGATTCTACTGAAGGTCTTGATGAATTTGCTGATGAAACTGAAGTATCTGATGAAGAAGGCGAAACTATGACCATGGAAATTCCTCGTCACCTGGTTGATGCTATTACAGAACTTGCAGCTATTTTTAGTGATTCTGAAGATGAACCTGTCGATGATCTTGCTACTGATGAAGAAGCTACAATTGACCTTATGGATGGAGATGGTGATGAAGCCGAAGTTTCTATTGAAGAAACTGATGAAGATGAAGAAAGTGCTGAAGGTTGCGAAGATGATGAAGAATTCAACTTCGATGAAGACGAAGAAACCATTGCTGATACAGCTGGTTCTATCTTTGACGCTTCTTTTGGGCCTAATGAAGGCGGAGCTTCTGTAACTAAGGCATCTACTACTCTTCCGGAAAAACGCCGTAAGCCGATTGAAGGAGCTTATAGGCCCAATGCTGGTGGACAGGCTTATGACGCCTCTACACGTAATGGTGGTGCTTCTGTAACAAAAGCTACTACTACCTTTAACAAATCTGGAAAGCCTATTACTTCTAAAGTAAGTCAGAAAGCCAAATCTAAGAATTCTATTTTTGATTTGTAATTTAAAAATAAAATTAAAAAGGGAGTAAGGATAAACATCCTTACTCCCTTTTTAATAATTTGATTGCATAAACATGCACTTTTTATATGTTTATGCAATCAAATTATTTTATTAATTAATCCATCTAATTATTGGTTCATTTTTTATCTCCTTTTGCCACACATACATACAATAAGCAGCCGCACCACTATTTTTAAAATTATCGGTTCCTTTACCGCAACCTTGCCTGTTTACATATACATATACATATTTTGGTGGATATTTTTTAAAAAAATTATAACGTTTGGCTGATTCAAGAAAGGTGAGTTTCATAAACATAATGACCAAACCATTATTTTTAACAGTTTTTATTGCTTTTTCTGTAATTTCAACTGCATATCTGTAAGGAGGATTTGTAAAAATACAATCAAATTGATTATCCCATTTATTAGTTTTTAAAAAATCAATACCAGTTTCTTCCCCATATCCTCTGTCAATTAAATCAGAAGAATAAACTGAATATCCATTTTCTTTTAATATTTTGGATATCGAACCTATACCACAGCATGGTTCTAAAATATTATTAGGAATTATTAAATTAGTATTTTTAGCTGCTTTTAAAAATAATTTTATTGATTCAGGATGAGTACAATAAAAATCATATTCTTCTACTTCAATCTCCTTTTTTCGATGATTTACTGAATAAAATCCTGAATTTCCGCCTGTCCAATCTTTAATCATAAATGTATTTTAAATAATTTTTATGAAATTATATGAAGTAAAAAAATTATCTTTAAAAGTATTAAAAGAATATGCTTCTAATGATGCTATTTTTACTTCTATTTCTGGTAAAAAAGGAATAAAAGGTTCTGGGAAAAAAGCCGATAATATTGCTTTAGGAACTACTCGGGCATATCAAGATAATACATATCTTACAAAATATGAAAAACAATTGCCCCATTTATCTAAACTTACCCAACAATTAAAAATTGGAGAAAATTCTGGAGCGCTGGAAGTGATAGGGCCGGCATTGGAAGAACTTCTTGTTCTGATTAAAGCTACAAAGCCGCTAACTTCTTATAAAGGCTTAGGATGGAAATTACCTCTTGGCGACAATATCTATTTGACTCAATCTGGTAAACAATACTTTATAAAGTATAATGGGCCTAAAGAAAAAGATCCTAATAAAAATGATTTAACCTCTACTGAACATCATGACAAAGCCATACTGTCCTCTCCTGCCTAAAGATTTACCGGAAGGTTCTTTGGATGAATCATTACCTTGGATGGATGTATCTGATGCTTGTAATGATTATAATAATTTAGAAAATTTAGGCGGCCAGCAAGTAGTTGTTGATTCTGCCTGGAAGGATCTTATTAATTCTGCGGGAATGCCGATTTATTATTTTGTTTATAAATTTAATATAAAGCGTTCTGATAAAATTTGGGGTGAAGATATTCTTGCAGAATATGAAGAACCGTTTCAAATTAAAGCATATGTAGAAGTAAAAGATGTTCCTAAAATTTTAGGACCAATGGGCGGCTTCTTCGCTGATGATACGATTACGGCTTATATTCATATTAAAACCTTTAATCGAAAGACTAAAGGAATGAAAGTTTTTGAAGATTTAAAACTTAGATATGAGCCTAAACCCTCTGATTTGATTCAAATTATTGAATTCGGATGTGACAGGCCTGGAGGAAGAGGGGCTAAACTATTTGAGGTTACAAATAAAGAAGACGAGTTAATCTCTCAAAATTTGAATATGGGATTTGCCCATTATGTCTGGAAAATAACTGCGAAAAGATTTCAGTATAGTTATCAGGATGGCGCAATTACTCCTTTCGGAGAAGAAAAGAATTGTCAAGTTTACGATAATCGCGTAGCGGGAATAATTGATACTCCAGAAGAAGTCAGAGATATGAATGCTCCTTCTGATAAGTCTTATGAATGGAATATTGATAAAAAATCCAAAGAAGAAATCTTTAATCAGAATGTAAATGACCAAACGGACATTTATGGTGGATATTATTAAAATTAAAAAAGCTGAATCATTAATTTGATTCAGCTTTTTTAATCTCTTCTTGAATTAAAAGTTTTATTTGATCTTTATTTTTCTTCCATTTACTTTCCCAAATTTCTATCAATGTAATTCCCCTTTCAATACATTGATTTCTTTTATTTTCATGATAACCCAGATTTCGATCTTCGTGTAATTTATGCCAGTAATCTCCATTATATTCAAAGGCTAATTTTAATTCGGGGAGATAAATATCAAGCTCTAATTGATTATCAAGTTGATTTCTAGAATTTTTTATAATTTTTCTTGAATATATCGAATTAATATATTCAAAAAGTTCTTTTTCACCTTTAGATCTTTTCGAAGCTTTTACACATTTAATACAGCCACTTCCATTTAAATGAATATATGCTCTTTGTCGAAAGACACCATGCCTTGGACAAATAATATTCACATAATCACGAGCACTTTTATAGATAACTAAGGAATAATTATATTTGTCTCCATGAACTTCTTGAGCTCTTTTAATAAATTCTTCAGTTGTTAAAAATTGCTTTTCTCTTTTACATTCTGGACATTCATTGCCTTGTAAATGTGACCCTGCATGTTGTCGAAATAATCCATGCTTAGGACATATTATTGTTATATGATTTTTTACGCCATTATAAATCACTTTAGAATAATCATAATAATTTCCATGCACTTTTTTAGCTTTTTCAATAAATTCTTCTCTTGATAAAAGATCTTTTATTTTAGCACAATAAGGACACCCACTTCCATTTAAATGGCTGCCAGCCATTTGTTCAAATTTATGCCCGCATTTATTACAAATAATCCAAATTTTTGATTTACAATTTACGTATATCGATATTGAATAATTATACTTATCACCATGAACTTTTCTTGCTTTTTCTATAAATTTTTCTGTTGTTAACTGTGCCGTGGGAATACATTTAGGACATCCACATCCTCTTAAATGTTCTGATGCTTTTTGCCAAAAATATCCATGCTCAGGACAACCAATTTCTATTTTTGCAAGACTACTTTTATATTCAACTCTTGAATAATCATATTTGTCACCATGTATTTCTTTAGCCCTTTGTATAAATTCTTCAGTTGTTAGCTTTTTCATAACTAAACTTTAATTTTATATAATAATTCTCAATTTTATTTGGTACTAAATTAATAGTAAGTGTATTAATGATTTTTATACAATCTATACGCTAATAAATAATTACTATGAAAAAGTTTAAAGTAAAAGAACTTAGATTTTCTAATTTACTCGTTGAAGATATAAATGTTCCCAAAAATCTTATTGTTCGAATTAAGAATATTCCTAGATCTAAAAAGGCTTTACTTGAAGAAGTTGCTAAGAAAATTAGCGAAAAATATGGAAAAGATGTTAAACACTTTATTCTTGAAGATTTAGAAATAGAAGGGCCAAAGAATTTTGCTAAAAATCCTACTATTACAAAGCGTCTTCAAAAACGTCGAAAAGTTTTGAAAAACTATATTGATGAAATAGGTGAAGAAGATAGTCAATTAAGTTATGAAGTTACAAAAGCTATTATAAATGTTTTTGGTGAAAAATTTTTAGACAAATATAGTGTTAATATTCGCGATCAAATTGAAAAATTTAGTAAAAAAATTGCGGGTCTTAAAACACTTGCTGATAGGCCAAAAGATGATCCTTATAAAAAGCGGTTGGATAACTGGAGGATTGGTTAACCTTTAAAAGAAAAAGCTAAGTCATTGATCTGACTTAGCTTTTTCTTTAAATTCTTCTAATGTTAATTTTCTCATATAAATTTTAAGGGTTTCCATAGAAAATATGGAAACCCTTAAAATTATTCGGTGTTAATTTAGTGCAGTATTAAGCGCTAAATTCTGTTGAAATCACGCCAGATCTAGAAGCGGTCAAGTCAATGAGAATGCGTTCTGCACTACGCGTTGGAGCTGCATATGTTGAGATACGCATTACACCGGCATCGATCTCAGTTTCCGTATTATTCCTTTCATCGCAAACAAGAACATAAGAATAGATTGCTCGTTGTTCTTGTAGTGCATCAAATGCTGGAGTTAACACATTTGTTACATTCAAACGGGTGTACAAAGTATTACCTTCAAACAGCCATTGCTTGGCAGTATCACGCAACAGTTTAAGAATGTAAAGCATTGTTCTTCGGGCAGAAATTTGATCTAACGCTGAGTCGCGCTTTATCATAGTTCTAATTCCGTACAACATTGTTCCGGAAGAAGGAGATACGATAATCGGATTAAGAGAAATACGATATAAATCATCTCGTTGCTTTTGCTGAGTGGAGAAGGAAATATCAAGCACAGAACTTAGTACACCATTATTCATTCCAGCGGCGGCTTGCCATGGACCATATAAGGCATCCGTAGCAGCAATCTTTTGAGCGACAAATCCAGAAGCAGGAGCCCAGAATTGAGTACTGTTTACAGGATCTTGTACCTTTAAGAAATACGGATAAACAGCCATATAAGAGGAAGCTAATCCATCATATAAATGCCTGTTAGGCCAGTAGATTGAAGTCGAGAAAGAATGCTTAACATTATCCAGAGCAGTATAAGCTACATTGACTAAGGGCATTCCAAATTGTTTTTCAATCTTATTATCCTTGCCTTCAACGGAAATTTGACGAATTGTATCACCAATGAAGAATACATCGCCTCGTCCGCCTTCTTGCTGAGCAGAAGCTAATTTTAAGAAAGCCGATTGAATAGCTCGATGATTAGCGATTACTTGTTCAGCTGCGGAAGATAATGTAGACTTACCAGTACGCATATCCGTTACACCTTGAATAACTTTGGTATCATCGAATAATGCAGCTTCTGGATCATAGCCATTCGGATATTGCTCCTTAACTTTATCTTGTTCAGTTGTTTGGCCATCCCCACGCTCGGTATCAGCCCTAATTGCAGCCTGGAGCTTTTCTTCATAGCTTTGATAAGCCACATCCATAGCTCCGACATAGATAGTTCCCATACCGCCTTCCAACAGAAGGTCAACGTCATAGAGTTCTTCATTTTCGACTAATTCAAGGGCAGCCTCGATTTTCTTGGGAAGATTACCAATGATTTTAGAAGCATTATTGGAACGGGCATATAAACCTAACGGATACATGGAATCACCCATTTCAAAGGTCGGATAATCAGTTGGAATACTTTGAAGAACAGCCTTTGAAATACCGGCCGGAGAAGCCATGATGTCTTCGATGGAACCCGCCATTTCATCATCAGTCAATGCAATGTCAAGCAATTGCTGGGCATAAATACGAACCTTAATCTTCGGAGAACCGTCAACATATAGTCCGCGAGAATTTAACGCTCCTGAGAAGTTCGGATTAACAAACATGCGAACTAAAGTATCATTAGCCGTTGTATTCTCAATAAAGAAGTCAACTGCAGATGTAGTATACTTGGAAGTAGTCTGTCGTCCATATTCTAAGGAAGCATTATATCCTTGAGTAATCAGGGCAGAAAGTTTAAGAGCATCTCCAGAATTAGTAGCCTGGCGAACCTTAAAGACGCCTACATTTAATGTATCATTCCATTGAGCTCCGGAAATATCAAAATCAGTGATGGATTCTTCCATAACCTGAGAGATACATCCTTTCAACGGAGAAGAAAGTTTAAAGTCAAGGCGTTCATTAGGAACAGTCGTATACTGAAGACCCGTAAGACCTTCTTCAATAGAAGCAGGAAGCTGGGTTACGGTCTTAAGCTTGCGCACGGCCGCATAAGAAGTACCAGGATCAGAGAAAGCATTATCGGATAACGCAAGATAAAAACCTTCAAAAAGATCATTTGTTACCGTCTTGCCAAAGTTAAGAGCTAAGAAAGCAAACTGCCCCAAATCGGCAAGCTGAGTAGAAATAGTTTGAGGAATTGCATCGGACCAGTTAAATTCTCCAGAACCATCCAAAGCTTGTCCATTTAAAAATCGATAATACTGTTCAATAGAAATATTAAACTGAACAGGTTCACCGATTAAAAATGTAGCGGAATCTTCATATTCACCTTTGATACCGGCGGAACCATCTGAATAATTCGTAATAGGCTTAAAGGAATTATTAGCAGATTGAACATAATAAGTTGCAAAGACAGCATTCTGAGTTGGAACATCTGTTACCTCAGTATATTCAGATCCATTCTTAGTATAGATCGTAACCTTATTGGTGAAATTAGTTAACGGAGTTCCGGCCTGGTCCGTATAATATTGAACCTGCACTTTAGCAGCAATATCAGGAGAAACAGGAGTATAAGAAGTAGAACGGGTTACCTTGGTATAAAGCTGAACAGATGTATTAATACGTTGTTCAGGAGTCGCTTCATTATAAACTTCTTCAGAATCAATAGCATATCCAAGAGCCGGATAAGCAAGAATAGAAACGGAAGCAGATTTAGTATCTCCTAAGTCTACACCATAAGGAAGTCGGGAAACACTTACATAAGCAGCAGAATTTAATGCTGCGTCTACTGTTGCATAAGAATAGCGCTCAGAACTTGTAACAGGTTCTCCGAATATTTCAACATATTCACTGATTGTCGAAACAGAAGTAACTTCAGAAGTAGGTCCTTGTTGGCTGAAAATTGGTATAAAGACCGACGTTCCGGCAGACTGCGCCGCTCGTGTCGATTGGTCGCGTTCCAAAATTTCGACGCCCGGGCTGATAATTGTGGGTGTAATTGCCATAATATATTTTTAAGTTAAATTATTAAATCTTAGAAAGTTTAACAAAAGATATTTACATTTATAACGGCTAGTTCAGGTTCTATTTTACTTCTTGGATAAATAAACACTCTTCAATTTAGCACCAAAATAAAATCAGGATAAAATAATATCCAATTTATGGCAATTAAACGACTTACGACAGAAATTTTTATAGAAAGGGCCAAAGCAAAACATAGTATAGACAGGTATGATTACTCTGAATCTGAATATAAAGGGCCTTATATAAAAGTTAAAATCAGATGCAATAAATGTGGCCATATATTTGAACAATTACCTTATAATCATTTAGCTGGAAGAGGATGCCCGGAATGTAGAAGGATTAAAATAACTTATACAACAGAAATTTTTATTGAAAAAGCATTAAAAGTACACAGTCTATTATATGACTATTCAATGGTTAACTATAAAAATTCTAAAACGAAGGTAAAAATTAAATGCAATAAATGTGGTTATATATTTGAACAACAACCCGATGTTCACCTTATGGGGCAAGGTTGTCCAGTTTGTGCCGGCACAATGAAATTAACCCGTGAAGAAGTCATTAAACGGTTTAGGGCAGTTCATGGTAACAAATATGATTATTCTAAAATAAATTATATTAATACTCAAGAAAATATTGAAATATTTTGTTTAAGGCATAATAAAACTTTTTGGCAAAAAGTACATAAGCATATGTTAGGCCAAGGTTGTCCGGATTGTTTTAAGGAAGATCAATTTATGGGTAAAGAAGAATTTATCAGACGAGCCAGAGAAATCCATGGCGACAAATATGATTATTCTTCAGTAATATATCAGCATAGTGCTGTAAAAGTTAAAATTAGATGCCGGGAGTGCGATCATATATTTGAACAAATACCTCATAGTCATTTACAAGGCCATGGTTGTCCAAAATGTTCAATTTTATTAAAGAAATCTAAAGGAGAAATTGAACTTACCGAATACATTAAGTCAATTTACTTCGAAGAAATAATGGAAAATACTAGAGATTTTCTTGGAGGAAAAGAGTTAGACATATATCTTCCAGATATACAGTTGGCTATCGAATATAACGGAAATTATTGGCATGCTTTATATGAAGAAAATGATCCTGGGTACCATGAAAATAAAAGAAAAACATGTAAGGAAGTTAATATCAAATTAATTGAAATTTGGGAGAATGATTGGAAAAAGAATAAAGATCAAATTAAAGAATCTCTTAAAAAACAAATTGGAGAACTTATCAAAATTAGCACCAAAATAAAATCAGGATAAAATGAATATATTTTAAAAAGTTAAAAACATACTTAACTAAGTGCGCAATATATATTAATACTATGAGTAATATTACTGAAGAACAAAAAGCTGAATTCCTGAAATATTATCCCGACCATGAAGATAAGCTAGAAGAAATTATCGAATACAATTGTTTATCTTCCTGCGAAGATGATCGTATATTTTGTTTTTATGATGTTAAATTTGATCCGAATAAGTCAACACTAGAAAAGGTTGATTATTTGAATCCAATGGGAATATATAGCAATTTAGTCTGTTATATTGAACGAGGAGATATGAGGAGATCTGATAACTCTATCATCTCTTCTATTGAAGAATTAGTAAAAACTATTAAAAAATTTCCTTATGTTATTTTTGATGCAAATACTGCAGTTATTAAAATTCAAGGAGTTATAGAAAATAGTGAAGATCCTGACCTTAGCGGAATTAAAGTTAACATTTATAAATTTGATAAAAAGAAAAATAAATTTATTAATGAACAAGCTGGATTTCATTCTTACCATCATGAATTAAATGATTTTATTGAATTCATTTATCAATTTGTAAATGATGCAATAAAAGAATATGTCCGGGAGGAAGCTCTCTTCATTAGGCTTAGAGGTAAAGACGGTGATGATTATTTTATGCTTCATCCTAATGTTTATAAGAATAATGAAGAAAAACCTGAAAATAATAATTCAAAATCCCCTAAATCTATTATCGATGAATGGAAACAAAAAGTTGATAAAGATCTTGTTATGATTGGAGACGATCCAAGATTTAAGGATGAAATTAAAAATAAAATTGAGGAAGATAAATTATACCTTGAACGTCTTATTGCAGAAGCTGACCAGCAAAGGGAAGCAATAAAAGAAAATCCTGACTATGATATTGAAGAAAAAATAAATCAAGCTATTATTAATGCTCGTAAGGAGCCTCCTGTTGATCTACCGGAAGAACTTCAAGAAGAGCTTATTGAAAGCATGAAAGATTATAACGATTATTTTCATAATCCAAATAATAAGCTTCGAGGAGAATATTTTGATGATTTAATCGAACAGCTCAATAATTCTAAAAAGAACTGTTGCTTAATGGAAATTAAAGAAAATACCGTTACTTGGCTTGTTGTTACTGACGTCTTTGAGGAACAAGAAGATATACTTTTAAGCCAACTTCTTGAATTTGATCCGGTCATTGAAAAACATGATAAAAATTATACGTTAATCAAATTTAAACGAGAAGTATTTGACCAGAATAAAGAAAAGATTGAGAAGATTCAACATCAGTATTTTGCCAGGGCTAATTCTTTTACTAATTTTGATTTTGACCTTGATTTTAAAATAGTTAGTTTAACCAAAGATGAACATAACTTTATCATTAGTAATTTAAAGAAACATGCAATTATTTCCTCAAATGCAGAACCTGAATTTAAAGGATTTTTCAGGAATATTGTTCAGTATGCTCCTGAATTAGAAAATGAAGATATTGAATATATCTTTGAGATAACTGATAAATGTTTGCCAACATCTGTTAAAAATAGACTTTAAAAATATGATTAGTAAGAAATTACCACCTCTTTGGAAGCAACAACTCGTCTGGTGCTTATGTAAACTATTGAATATAAATTTTCGAATTTATCCAAATCGGCCCAAAGATGAAAAAGTTGATTAATAAAAAAGCTGAGTCATTAATTTGACTCAGCTTTTTCTTTTGTTAGTTATGTAATAAAAACTATTATTGAGCTACAGCAACATTAGATATTCCGTCACTTGTATCATAGTACACATAGGCAAAAGTAACGTCGCAAGTTACTAGCGCACCGCTCCCATCCTCATAGTTAAATGTGATTGGATTAACATTTCTTATGGAAGCATGACGCAAATTATATGTTACTAAAGGATTAAGTTTTGAGTCAATTGTACTTATCGACACGTATTGATCTGCGCTTGGAAATCTATAATCACCGGTAGATGTTGTATCATTGAAAGTGATTCGAGAAGCCCGTTCTAATTTCTGGCGCGCTGTTCCTTCGGCATCCATAAAAAATTTAATCGTATATTCAGAGCTGCCGGTATATTTTACCGAGCCTGGATAATGTACTTCAAGCCCCATGTATTGTTGCGTTTGATTTACAATTTGACGGGCTGGAAGTTGAGTCGCAGTACAATAAATTATTTCATCACTAGTCAAAGCCAAAGCATCAGTATTAACGGCTACAAGACGAAAATTAAAGTCTCGTAAGAACTGGCGTTTTTGAGCTTGGGAAATGAAATCACGAATTCCTGGGATATTTCCGTTCATATATCTCTATTTAGATCAACTAAATATTAAAACATAATGGCTAAGAAGATAGGTCCAATTCCAAGTTTTCTCAATAAGATCTCTAATAATTGGGGTCTATCTTTTATTTTTACTAAAATATGGGGAATTACTTTTCATCCGTCCAGAGGATTAAATTCTTTGGCTAGTTCCATTCAAAATGTTCTTACCAAATATGATGATATAAATGATTTTCTTTCTTTTATCAATTCAGATGGAAACATTTATCGAAATATTTTAGGAAATAACGAAGCAATTTCAAATAGAATCGCTGAAATTGAAAGTTTTATTTTAGCTAATAAAATTTCTATTCCGAATGAAAATGTCAGCATTTCATTCCCGGCTTCTGTTCAAATTCCTAATGCCGGAGGGTTAATTCAGGGAAGAGTAGGAGAAGGACGTCGTTCTAATTTTAACGATTTGTCTATTACATTCCTTGATACTAACCGAGAATTAGTTGAATATATTATTAAACCATGGATTATTGCCGTTGCACATCAAGGCTTAATTGAAGATCCGCAACTGGATAATTTAAAAGCAGATATTAAATGCTATTTCTTTGCAAAATCTTCTCCTAATTTTCAAGTAAAAAGAAATGGCGAACGATTAGTGCAAACTTCATTTTATCCTCAATATACCAATTCACAAAATTTGACTACTCAACCATATGTCTGGGGATCTAAGTCGACGGAATATATGGTTTCGAAAGCCAATGAAGAACAGCCGTATCTTAGGAAAATTATTACTTTTAGAGGTTGTGTTCCGCTTTCAATTCCCGATAAATCTTACAACTATGCAGGAGATATGGGAGCTGATGAAATGATGACTCCGATTAAATTTTCCTATGAATGGTATGAAGTTCAGGAAATGGCCGGAAAACCGTTTTCTTTAGGAGATGCTCTTGTTACTGAGGGGAAAACGACAACTTTGCCAACTATATATGATAATAGTATCGACCCCGAAACAAGTCTAAGAGGCGGAAATATAGTTTAACAGCATGTTTAAATTTAAATGTAAGTTACCTTCCAAAAAGGTTGTTTATTGTGAAGAGATTACTAATGAAACTTATATTTCTCTTCACAAATATGTAATGAATAATGACCTTCTTGGATTTTATAAAGAATTAGACGGGCATATTGCTAAAACTGTACCTGAAATCTATTCCTTAGATTTATTAGATAAAGTTTACATTTATTTGAGTATTCGAGTCTATTCTATTTCTGATGCTATTGAATTAAAAACAGATAATTTTTTCAATAAAGACTTATACAGTTTATTTGATACTTTAGATAATCTTCGAGAAACCTTTTTTGAACCTATTGAAACAATTATTGAAACCAAATCAGGGAATGCAAAATTTAAAATTAATTGTCCATTTCTATTTGAAGAAATAGATGATGAATTACTTCCTGATATTTTATCGGGAGTTAAAAATATTAATTTAAATTCACAAGAATTTTGTTTAGAAACTTCTAAAGATTTATTAGCTCTAAACTATCTTATTACTCCTGAAAATTATAATAAATTAAATGATTTAATTCTTCAGAAATACAATATTAATATTATTTTTGCTAAGGGTAAAATAGAACTTCCTTTACTAAGCCATCTGACATATAGATTTATTGCTGAAAGCCTTTTCTTTAATGATTTAGACGGACTTTATACTCTTTCTTACTCTCTTTTGAGACATCTTAATTTATCTCTCTCGGATTTTAATAAAATGTCTCCCATTGAATCAACTATTTTTATGTCTAAGCTCATCAAAGAGAAAGAAGAAGAGAGAGAAGCTGAAGAAAAAAATAACTCAAATAATAAGAATGAGTTTATCTTTTAGCTGATTAATTAAATCATATGGCACAACATTTATCCACTTTATTCAGTTCTCTTGAAAATATTAAAAAGACTACTGAATTAGATGAAAAGTATAAAATTTCTGAACTTACTCTTGCTCAACAACGGGAATTAATTGTTTCCGTTTTTGACCCCTTTGAAACTCCGGCGAAACTTGGAATTGCCTTTAATAATATTATTAATTCCTGTGTTGAAACAACTGACGGAACTAATAAAGATATTACTATTGTTGAAAAACCGATGCTTCTTCGTGCACTTCGGGATTTAACAATCGGAGATAAGTTTACCAAAAAGGTTATCGATGATGAAGGAAATGAAAAAACTGAAAATTATCAGTTCAATACTCTTAATCCTAAAGCTTTTCATAAAATTAAAAAAGAAAAAGAGATTCGTTTAGATGGAGTTATCAAAATTACTCTTTGTGCTCCAACTCTTTCCCGCGATACTGAAGTTAATAAAACTATTATTCAGAAAATCAACAATTATCGAAGAAATATTGAAAGCAGACGTCATCAGCCTGACCCAGGAGAGATTGCGGCTCAATATCTTATTTGTGAATTAACAAAGTATATTAAGTCTATTCAAATCAATGAAGAAATTTTTAACTTTACTGATTTAATTGTTGATGAACAAATTAAAGTAATCAATAGCCTTCCTCAGGAACATATTAATAAAATTACTGATTTTATTGAAGAAGTTAAAAAGGGTGAAGAATTAGCTTTTACTGCTACTAATTTAGAGATCGGAAAACAAGAGAAAATCAGTATTGAACATAATATTTTCTCAAAGGAGCTCTAAGGTTTTCACCTTTAAATAATTGCTAATACAGGCAATTATCATGGCAGAAGCTCTTGAAATAAAACTTCCACAGTCTTTCTTTGATGCTCTTGAAGAAATTAAAGAAAGTTCTGAAGAAAGAAATGACAATAGAAGTGATTCAGACTTTTATGCCAAAAATATTTTAAATGGTGGAAATATTCAAAAAGTTGCTCCAACTTTTACAAGTCAATTAGCTAAAGGTTATGAAGATATTGGTGCCGCTATTTTTAAAGGCGGTACTAAAATCTTCTTTGAATATTGGGATAAGATTAAAAAACAGGAGGAATATAAAAAAGTAGATAAATCTCCCGCAAAACAAATCAATCCCATCATTAATGTTAATCTTCCAAAGGAAAAAGTTCCTAAATTACCCCCGACAGGGTCATTGTCCAATCTTGCTCTTTTAGCCCTTTTATTATTGGGATTAGCTGGAAGAACTGGTCCTCTTGGACAAATTGTTGAATCTATTGCCTATCTCCCTGAAGCTTTAAAAGGATTAGTGGGGACTAAGTGGGTTAAAAGTATTATTGAAAAAATTAAAGAACCTCTTAAAGCTTTTAAAAATGGTTTAAAAGCTATTCCTAAATTTTTTGAAAGTTTCGGTAAGTTAGGAAACTTTATCGGTAAAACTATTGGCAGACTGAGTAAAATCACCGGAAATATTTTTTCATTATTGGGAAAAACCGGAATAGGTATTATTACTAAAACAGTTGGGCCCTTCTTAAAAAAGCTTCCTTTAATCGGAACAGTAATGTCATTATATCAGGCTTATCTTCGATATAATGAAGGAAACTATAGCCAGGCAATTATGGAATTATTTGCCGGGATTTTACCATTCTTCGGACCGGTTGGTGCCGGGGTAGCAATAGGTATTAATGTACTTCAAATGCTTTGGGATGGTAATGTTGGGGGAAGTGGAGTTGCAAAAGCCGCATTAAAGGGTGGAGCAACACTTGCTCGGAATTTTATATCGATGTTTCCGAAAACCCTTGTCAAGCTATTAAAGCCAGTAAGTACCGCACTTAGAAGAATTCCAATTTTTGGCGGCTTAATAGGTCTTGGATTTGCTATTAATGATTTTAAAAATGGCAATAATTTATCCGGAGCATTAAATTTAGTCTCAGGTATTGCAACATTTCTTGACTTATTAATTCCCGGTTTGGGAACAGGTATTGCTATTGGAATAGATGCAATAAATTATTGGGTTAATAATACTGAAAGTGGTAAAAATTTTACCAATAATACTTCTGATTGGTTGGGAAAAGCCTGGACTTGGATGAAAGATCTTTCCAAATATATCTGGGATGGTATTTTAGCTGGCTATAAATGGCTCGAAGATATTTTAGGAAAAGCCTGGCAAGGTATTAAATCTTTCTTTAATGATATTATTAATTGGTATAAAGACGCATTTAAAATTATCGGTAAGAAATTAGATGATACCTGGAATTTTATTTTAGGTTCCGTTAAAAAATCTATTTCTAATACTATTGATACTGTTAAAAGCGGATTTGATAGAATAACTGAAACTTTTAATACTGTTAAAGGTTTTGTTAATGATAAAATTATTAAGCCGTTTAAATCTTTAGTAAATCATGTTCTTATTCCTGTTCTTAAACTTAAGGATAAGATTATGGGAACTAGTACAGCTGAAGAATATCAAAAAAGCTTAAATCAATTTTCTGCTGAAATTAAGTCTGTCTCTGATTTAGATACTCAACAATTAAGAGCTTTGCAAATTGCTCGAGCCGAAGCTTTTAAAAAGTTTGGTACCGATTCGTTAAACGATTCTTCCAAGAAATATAAAGAAGCAATGGAGTATATTAAAGCCAGACAGGCTGAGCTTAATAATACTTCTGCTGATAGTCTTAGTAAGATTCAATCTGATTTAGAAAAAAGTTCTACCACTACTGTTATTGATAAACGCTTGGAAAAAGCTAATGTTAATACAAAGATTGAATTAGAAAATACCAAAACAACTTTAGATGCTCAAAAGATTTCTCTTCAAGAAGCTTTAAAGAAAAACAACCTGCAAACTAATAACATTGCTACTGACCAAGCTACATATATGAATAAACTTCTTTCGGGAATTGACCGTTTAATTGATACGGTCAAGGATAAACCTGTTGCTTTTGCTAATCTTAATATGCCTCAGGTAAATGTTAATAATATAGGTAATGGAGGTTCTTATCAAGGAGCTTCCGATCCTAGATATGGATATAGGTATTAATCATGGCCCTTACACCTCAAGAAGAAGCTGGAATTCGTGAAAGAGCTGCCATTGCAGTAGCCGAGGCAGAAGCAGCAAAAGAAAAAGCAGCTAAGTCAAAAACTCAGGCTGCTGCAAATACTATCCCAAAAACATCTAATGGGGTACAAGAAAAAAATTCAGCTCGGTATTCTCAAATGGAGAATACTTATAATGAACTTCTTTCAAATGTTACTTCTGATGTTAAAAATGATATTAAGAATGGAGATATTGTTAATATTTTAAAGGATTATGACTGGATTGTCAATAAGACAAAAACAGAAGATCTTTTACCATGTGCCTATGTTAGAGAATTTCGCCAAAATGTCTCTACATTTGCAATGTCCATGAAATGGCTGCTAAACAATGTTTCAACAGGATTTATTGATACTTTTGCTAAAGTTGTCGGACAATTTAGCGAAGCTGGAGGAGAAGCTTTAAAAAAAATAGGAAATAGTTTAGGAGACGCTGTATCAAATGCAACTTCTAGTACAAATATCTATAATACTATTGTTACAGGAAATAATCATCTGAGTCCATATGAAAATATGTATTCTTATGATACTACTAATTGTTTAAAATATGTATTTCCATATTTTGATAATGATTATATCAGTCTTTCTAATTCATTTTCTGATTCTCCTCAAACTGGATCATGGTTTCAGACATCTTTAGCAAATAACCTTGATGTTATTGCTGGTATTTCTGGTAATCTGCAAGGAGCTTCTAATGTCGGTGATATGATCGGTAATATGCTCAGTAAAGATAATAGCTTTACTTGGTCAAATGACGGAATTTATCTTGAAAAACCAAAATATTTCCAATATGAAAGCTCTCAGGATGCAGTAGCTATTAATTTTATTCTTTATAATACGGTTAATCATGGAGGTTTAGAAGATACTGCTTGGAAGAAAAATTATCGATTTATTAAGAATATTGCTCTTAAAAATCTTCCATACAGATTAGATGCTTTCAAATATAAAACTCCAGCTCTCTATGAAGTGTCAGTTCCGGGAACAAAATATTTCCCAGTCTCTTTTGTCTCTAAATTAGAAGTTAAAAATTTAGGTACAAGAAGATTTCTCCAATATAAAAGTAATCAAAAAGTATTAGTTCCGGACGCCTGGCAAATAACTATTGTTTTTCAATCATTATTGTATAAATCAGCTAACCTTTATGCAACAGCATTAGAAAAAGGTCCAACTATCATAAAGTAAACCATGTTATATTCTTCAATTTTTAATACATATTATACTCAGGATAATGTACCTTTTTATAATATTCTGAAGAAAATTCAGTTGCCTGAAGACAAGACAAGTGAATTATATACGACATATATTGTTCCTTACAGCATGCCCTGGACAACATTAAGTTATCTAATTTATGGCGATTTAACTTATTATTGGTTAATTTTATTGGCAAATACTAATAAAAAATTAAATCCAATGTATGCCAGTGTAAGCGATAAGATTTTTATTGTTAAACCCGAATATCTGTCAATGGTTGTTGAAGCTATTGAAAATGAAATATGAGAATTATTAAGTCAAATCCTAATATCATAGAAAATATTGAAATTCAGACCATTAACGGGGCTGATTACAGGATTGGTTTATTCTTTGAGTCGAAAGATGATAAAAATGCTTTCATGGTAATTCCATGGGGGATTATTAATAGTTTTACCTATGCAGATGATATTCGTAATGTTGGATTAACTGGGGAAATTATTCTTGATAATATTTCTAATGTTTTTGATCCAATTCTTAATAATACTGATAAATTTTATTTGGGATTTTATTCTTATAATACCTATACAAATTATGAAGAAAATGTTTATTTTAGCATTTTCTCTTCATCAATGATTGGCAATAAAACATCTTCTACTTCTTCTATCTATTCTTTAAAAATTGAAGAAGCTTTTATGGTAGAAGGAGCTAATAGAAATCTTAGTACTTTAAGTTTGGCTAATGGAGGGTCAAATCTTACGACAACTCCCGCTCCTATTAGAACTACTGATAATCTTCAAATTACTACGCCGGTTCCTAAAGCTGAAATAACATCTACCACTCTTGAAGATTTAATTGAATTTGCTTATGACTTTTTGTTATTAGATTTAAAAATTGCAGAAAGCGGAGAATCTACAAATAGTTTATATACGGTTGCGTCTAAATCAACTCCCAGAATTATTGATGTAGATAAACATTCATTTGAATATTTTAAATCTAATTGTCCTTCTGGACAAATTGGAGAAGCGATTTATAAAAATATTGATGATACTACATCTGTTACAATACTGCTTAATACTATTAACAAGAACGTTTACTTTCCAAAAGCTATTGAGCATGATGGAGGAAAAACTACCAAAGTAGACCTGTTAATTGGAGATGTCGGCACAGCTCGTTCTGAAAATTTATCTTTTATTAAAACAAATAATAAAAACATTTATAAAAATGATGTTTTGTTTGGAGAACGAAAAATAACTATTCGTAATATTAAAGATACTTTTACCGCCTGTTTTCAGGATAATCAAATTTATGAAGCAATAATTAACCAGACAGATAGGACCGTTCCAAATGATATTGCAAAACCTGCTTTCTATAGTCCGTCATTTATCTATAATGTTCAGACATTTCCGGTCACTACCATTTTGATTAATAATGAATGGTGTGATTGTGTAGTGGCTCCAATTAACCAACCTGATACGTTTTCAACTACTCTTTATAAGTTTAATGATCTGGTTGAAACATTTGAGAAGGAATATCTCCATCAAAAAACAAAATCTAATATTTCTATTTCAACTGCTGAAAGCTGGGGAATTACTAGAAAAGTACCTCCCTTTAATGATAATAATGTAAATTTTGCAGTATCAGCAAGACTCATTAGAACAATGTTTACAATGAATAAGTCTATTCAATTATCATTACCTGGCAATTCATATCGAAAGGCAAATGAAATCATTTATGTTGATAAAAATTTAGTTTCAGCAAATAATGATAAAAATGGTACGCAAACAACTTTTTCTAATTTAATTGAGAGTAACTATTATTTTGTTACTCGAGTTATTCATACCTTTAAAGGTCAACAATATAGTAATGAACTATTTCTAAGCTCTTTCTGTAATCCTTTATAAAGCAACATGTTCATTTATAAGCTAAATTCAATCGAAAAATTATTAACCGTAGCTAAAAATCGGGAATATGTACAAAATAATCCTGAACTTTGTAAGCTGCTTGAAAATCCTTTAATTAAGGATGATACTGAATTAGCTATTCATTATAATGAATATAAGTTGAATTATCCTGATTCAGCTAAAAAGTTTGTAGATTATTTTTATATGCACGGACCTGAACTTGATGTTGGGTCCTTGGATGAATGGCGTACCATTATTCAAAATGATCCTGAACTTTTAGAGGAAGCAAATAAGAATGATTGTCGAATTGACGAGATTTGGGCTGAAAAACAAGCTGATAAAGAAAAGAATTATTCTTGGTCAACATTAGCAGATTTATATGACTGCTTATCTAAGCCATGTCAATATACTAATATGATTTCTCCTTCTATTGGTACAATTGGAGATAATCAGCCAAAATATAATCTTAAAAATACAAGTGGTTCTGATGAAGCAACTACTTTATTAGGTATTCCGGCATATATGATTAATAAAATGCCCCGGTATTTGCTTCAAGGTATTACCCAGTTAACTGACATGATTTCTTTGCAGTCTTCTGATATTTTTAATAAGATATTAGGCAGTAAAAAAGCTGTTAAAGAGGACCCATATATTCTTAAAGATGTTGAAACTATTGGAGGAGATGTACTTGGTACTATTGCTTCAAGGATGGGTGATTGCTTCCGTCTTTATGAATATAAAAGACGTTATAACCCATATGATTATGAACAAAATATGACCAGATCTGACCGATTTGGTACAGTAGTTTATGATGAGAATGGTAATCCCCATGTAAAAACACCAAATGGCAATAGTATGGAAAGTAAAACTGCCATTTTCTCGGATAATAGTCGTCTTAATCCAAATGTGAGCATAAACGATATTCGATTAAAAAATATTGGAGAAGTATCTCAGGATAATACTCTTCCAATAAAAATTACTGCTTATAATCCTATCTTTCTTCCAGACGGGCGTTATTATATTGATGCTAATACTTCTAATTATGATAATGTTGGAATAGTCAGTGGAACTAATGAATCTGGAGTACGTCTTTTGCCGAATAGTGCATCTGGTATTGAACAATTGTCTAAAGAAAATAAAATACTTCACGTCGGGTGTGCAACGCGTCCTAGAGATGTGATAAAATATTATCAGGCTTTTCTTATTAAAAATTATCCAAATCTTTCTCTTCCAAAGAACTTCTCAACATTAGTATCAAGAGCAATCAAATATTCTGATTTAAATGTTGTTCTTTTCTTCCCTAATGGACAACGTGTACTTCCAGTTTTTGATACTGGTGGTGGCCAACCTGAATCTCCTTGGATTGATATAACTGCCCAATATTTCTTTACTAAAGAAGGATGGGGGTTAGCTACACTCTATGATTCTTCCGGTAAAGCTATAACAAGCGATGCCAATAATCCGATGCCAGAATTATTGGCATCTTCTGAACTTTCTAAAGCTAAGATTCAGCCTTATAAAATTAAGGCAATGAAGATTAACGGTGCTCCTAATAATAATGGGATAATTAACGGAAAATATTTCTTTTCTGAAAGTTTCTGCCAAACTAATGGATTAGATCCTCAAGTATATGCTCAAGTTGATCAGGGAGCTCGCTTGGCTGGACTTCAAACTTAATATAGTCATCTATTATCAAATTAAAAAGAGGAAAATTTATTCATCTTCCTCTTTTTCTTCATTTTCAGGAGTTACTGTCCTTATTTCAGGAATAATATCATCGTCCAATAACTTCATAACTTCTTCTCGTGTCATTGGGGGACGAGTCATAGACATATTAATCTGTTGAAGCTTAGCCGCCTGTTTAAATTCTTCAAGTTCTTTTGCTTGTTTTAATTTTTCATTATTAAGAAAGATCTTTGTTAAATTTTCTACTGCTTTAGTCTTAGAACCAATCATTTCTGCAACAGATGTAATTAATTCTGCATCAGGAGTAGATCTAATTTGCTGCAGTAAAACATTAATAATATCTTGAGTAGTAGATACAGTTTCTACACCACTTTTAATAATGTAATCTTCCAATTGTTCCCTATCTAAATGTTCAATTTCTTGATTTTCAATTTTAGCTGGAACTAAACTAGGTTGAGCTGATTCTTTGGATAATTCATCCAGAATCATTTGTAAAGAATCATCAGCATAATCTTGATTTAACATTATTGATAGTTAATAGTGCACCTTTTAAAATTAAGAAATTAATTACAAATCTATTAAAAGAATATATTATAAATTATGGAGGATATAGATTATACTGATGATATTTTTGACAATCTTTGGATTAAAAAATATGCGCCAAAAAGTATTAGTGAAATGGTTCTTTCTGAAGAAAATAGAACCAAGGTAGAGGGATATATTAGAGATAATGATATTCCTTCATTATTATTTTGCGGTAAACCTGGTCAAGGTAAGACTACTTTAGCCACTCTTCTTTGTAAAGAAATTGATGCAACTACATTAATGATTAATGCCAGTTTTGATAATGGTATTGATGTAATTCGCGGACGAATTAATAATTTTGTCCAAACAATGTCACCAACTGGCTCATTAAAGGTTGTTATTCTCGATGAAGCTGATCGTTTGTCTCCTTCTTCCCAAGATGCCCTTAGGGGAATGATTGAAGATAATGCGGAACATACTCGTTTTATTTTAACTGCAAACGAACAGGCGAGAATTTCTGATGCTTTGCAATCTCGTTGTATTTCTTTGAATATTACTCCTCCGAAAGCAGGATTTGCACAATATGTGATGGGAATCCTTAAAAAAGAACGAGTAGTCGTCCCTAAAGAACATTTTTCTGGATTAAAAACTGTTTTAGAGCAGTATTATCCAGATCTTCGTAAAACAATTGGTATTATTCAATCTAATATTACCAATAATACTCTTATCATTGAAAACAAACTTATCAATAATGAATTCATTAAAAGCATTTATGAAAAGTTTGATGAAATGAATCCTATCGATCTTCGTGAAGTATGGATAAAATCTGAAAATGAATTTCAAGGAGATTATGTTTATCTTCTTAAAAGCTTCCATGAATTTATCTATAAAAAAGATGATATTAGTCCGAATGAACGAGCTAATATCATCTTAGAGATTGCGAACGGTCTGCGAGATAGTGTGTTTGTAATAGATCAGGAGATTAACTTTTATGCGACCATTCTCAGAATTTTAAAGCAACTTGGAAAGTTTTAAGCTTTAGCTTTTGTATCTACTTTGCCTCTAAGCTCCATCTTAGATTTGATAGCCTTTTTAGGATCAATCTCAGTTGGAGCTTTTTCATTTCCTAATTTATTATCTTTGACAGGCATTTTATGAACAGGCTGCTTAGTAGGAACTGCCTTTACATCTTCGCCTTCTTCATCTTCAGTATCTACTACTTCATGAACGTCAGGTTCATTAGAATAGGTAAATTTACGATTTGCTGGAATAGTATCAGGAAGATTAATACCGTCATTATTAATTCGTTCAATTTCCTTAATCATTGGGCCTGGGAGAGTAAGAACAGTCAAATAACGGCCTCCCCCTCCGTCTAAGCCAATATCAAAAGACATCGGAATAGCTTCTGGAGATCCTTGTATAAATGGAGTTTGATTAATAGAAACAATTTTAACTATAGCATCTCCATTTCTTTGTTGATTAATAATATCTTGAAGAATTTCCTTTTCAGTTACAGGAAGATTCTTAAAAATTTCACTTTTTTCAATCGAATCTAAGAATCTGATTTGATCGCCGACTAAGAAGCTACCTAAGCGGTAACGAGTCATTAATGATTCAAATAGAACATCTAGTTTAGAGTCTTTAAGCATAAGCATATTTAATGTCCATTAAATAAATGAGACGTGGCCAATATTAAGTTATCAAACTTAGCCAAGACTTTTGAAGATAAAACGGCAAAAAATCCTTCAGACCTTTCTAACTTTGAAAAGTCTGTTAATACATTATACAAGGATATAAAGTTTGACCTTACTGATATTAATAACTCCGGCATTTTTACCGATAATTCTATCAATAGCAATCTTTCAGCTAAAGATATTGAAGTATGTATCAATGAAAATGCAATTTATAATTCTTTAAAAAACTGGTTCAGGACAAGTGAATGTTCTCGTCTTTTAAATCCTGATTTAAAATTTGATTTACGTTCCTATTTGTTTGAAGGAATTAATGAATATACTGCATACTTTCTCGGCCTTGAATTAATGCAAAAATTGCCTTATTTTGAGCCGAGAATTAATGTTGAAGACTGCCAAATTCAATTAGACTATCTAAATGATGCTTATATTATTAATATGACCTTAACTATTCCATCTTTAAATAACAAAACTATTAACTTAAAAGAAATTTTAAATTCTTCTGGATATACTACTCTTTAGTTCCATGGCTATTACTTCTAATACAACCCCTAGTGACCAAAATTTCGCTTTATTTGAAGGTAGTTCAATTAAACAATTTATAATTGAACAACTCAATAAAGGAGGAATTTTTATTGACCAGCAATATCTTGGATCTAATTTAAATGCCTTTATTGATATTATTGCAGTTATGCTTCAACAGCTGCAATTCCATTTTAATACCTCTGCCACTGAAAATACTTTTGCTACGGCGAGCTTATATGAAAATATGAATAAGCTTGTAAGTTTGTTTAATTATAAGCCTAATGGTAAACAGACTTCTATTCTTCCTATTTCCATTTTAGCTTCTTTAAGCTCTAATAATAAAATTGGAACTTTTCTTATTCCCCGATATTCATTTATCAATTATAATAAATCTTTTATTTTAAGGAATGATTTAGTTTTTTCTTCTTTATTAAACGAAGAAACAGAAATTAATGATATTCTTTATCAAGGTTCATTAACAGAATCTGATATTTTCTTAACCTCCGGAGAAGAATTTCAAGTCATTACCTTAATAGACAATAATATCAAAACTGATAACGGTCGATTTATTACTGATAATTTCTTTGATGTTTATGTTAAGGAGCCTAATGGCAAATGGGTTCAATATGAAGAAGTAAAATCTTTATTCGAATCTAAGGGTAATGATAAAGTTTTTGAGCGGAGACTTAATGAAAATTATAATTATGAATTTAAATTTGGTAATAATATCAATGGCTATAAACCTGTAGAAAATTCTGAAATTATTATTTTTTATGTAATTTCAGATGGTTCTTCTGCTGAAGTTGGTGACGGGCTTATTAATAATACTGAATTATTTTTGTATAACTCTACAAAATTTCAGGAAATTATTATGGACACAACAACTGGTATTTTTGATATATTACCAGCCTATATCACTCCAAATGATTTAAAGTATATTAAAGTTTCTAATACTGGTTATTCAACTCCGGTTTCTGCAGTTGAATCTGTTGACATTATTAGAAATAATGTCCCTAAAATCTTTGCTTCTCAGAATCGTTTATTAAACGAACAAGACTATATCACTTATATCAACAAAATGTTTAATAATTTTGTTAAAGATTGTTATGTCTTTTCTAATTCTGAGTATACTGGTTCCTATTTGAAATATTTTTATAATATTGGTTTGGATGCACCAAATGATGATCCTCGTGTTGCCCTTAACCAAGTAACCTTTCAATCTTCCTGTGGATTTAACAACGTTTACGTGGCTCTCCTCCCTCTTATTAATACTATTATTAATGATAAAATACCGAATTATGTGAATACTAATCTTAAACAATATATTGTTGAAGGATTAAATTCTTATAAAGATATTGCACATAATATTGCACCGATTGACCCAATTTATAAAGCCGTTTCTTTTGGGATTATCCGGGCAGATAATAATAGTTTACCAGAACATTTTGAAGATGTCCAATTAGTATTAGTAAGAGACAAATATAGTAACTTTAATAGTGATTATATTACTTCTCAAGCAACTAGTGTCTTTAATAACTTTTTCAATAATGTTAAGCTGGGAGCAACTATCGATATTTCATTGCTTTCTGCCCAACTTGCCCAAATCCCAGGCGTAATTGATATTAAAATGCAGGATGGGACTAATGAAACCGATAAATTAACATTTATTGTCTGGAATCCTCTTTATGAAGAAAATGATTTTACAATAACCCAGCAAAATATTCTTCTTTCTCCATTTATGTTCCCTTATTTTTATGATTTAAGGAACATTAACTCTAAAATGATTGTCATAAATGAGTAATACTTTTAAAGGTAGGATTACAATTACTAATGATTTAACAAATCAAGAATATAACCCTGTTTCTGATGTAATTTTTACAGTTTCAGGGTCTACAGTTACTTTATCTTTTAATGATAATCAAATTGTAGAGACTTCTGACTTAGATGAATCTGGTAATCCTATCTCTTACCAGATTTTTAAAAAATTTGACCGAGAAATTTTATGGGATTTTGGAGATGGGACTAAAATTAAAGGATTAACAGCTACCCATACCTATAAAAATCCTGGCTCCTATAGTGTAACTTGTACATGTTTTGATGCTGATGAAAATCCTTACAAAAACAGTTATCCCAAAGCTGAGCAAACAATCAAAGTCGTGGATATTCTCCCGACTATTATCTCTTATACTTCTGCATACCTTAAAAAAGTTGAAGCTGGACTTTTAAAAAATGTATATGCCGGACAACAAATAGAAGTTGCTGAAGTTATTGTCACTTTAGACAAAAGTATTACAAATAAAGTACCAATTAAATGTCATGCTGTTAAAGCTGGAGCAACCAATATTTTTGATCTTCCGCCTAATAATCCTTATCAGCATTTACTCCCTTATAATACTTTCTTAGATGAAGATAATGAACCGACATTATCTATTATCCCAGAATATAAAGATGTCTATGTAGTTTTTGATTATTCAAATGATTCTGGATTGATTCTTAATTTGTATATTATTAATCCAGAAATGACTGCTTTAACTGAAGTTGAACCTTTAATAGTAGATTCATCCATCAAATATATCTGTAATACTTTAATGGTTCCTTCATTAGATTCTATTTCTACTTTAAATTATTACCATATTGGTCAAAGCGGAAAAGCTTCTATTAAATTTCAAGATGATTTACCTTCTTCCCAGGATGAATTAACTTTTGTGCTTGATACTGATTATTTTCCTGATGATAATGTCCTTTTAGGAAAAAATACCATCAATCTTGTTTCGATTGGAACCAGTTTGGAAATTAAACAAAATAATCCTAATAAACTCAATATATTCATTTCTACAAACGGCTTAACAACTGCGGATAATTCAGATGAACATCCTATTATAGATATTTCTTTAGAAAATAATACATTTAGTTTTTGCAGGGCAAAATATCTAGGTATAGATTCACCATTTGTAATACGTTTAATAGCAGATAATTATGGATATTACTTTATTAAAGATATTGCCATTAAAGAAATAATTGGTAATTGTGAAAATGCCTCTGTTGAGTTTTATACCGGATTAGAATCTGTATTGGGTACTCCCTATATGTCTATGGGTTCTTGCTTCGGCACTCTAAGGCCATTGGTGGAAACGGATGAACTTACTTCCACATTTAATTTATCTGTATCATGGGAAGGAACATCTCTTCAAAAATCAGATTTAAGCGTAGATAATTTAACTTTTATTGATCTCAAAAGCTTTTCTAATAAGGATTCAAAATATTATTTGGATCCTAAGCAGGATTATACTGAATATTCAGCCAAAGAAATCTGGAATATCTATAAAACTCATCCTGTTTTTGAAAATCTTCCATTTTTAGACCAATATATGCTTGGTATTTTTGAATCAGATAACTTTTTGGAAAAAGTTATTAATAAAGGTAATAATTTTGTCAATGATTTTGGGAATATTAATACCTGTTCTATTATTAGCCTTATTTCTATCTGCGAAAGTCTAAATCTTACTTTAGACTTGTATAATAATGAAAATTTCTCTCAGCCTGAAAGTATTAATCAGCTTTTAAAAATTCTTTCCATTAACCATTCCAGATTAATTGGTACCAAGTTTAAAGTTAAAGATGAATTTGAGACACTTGATAAGCTTCCGGGTAAAAATCGAGGTCCTCAATATGATTTAACTGAAAAAATCTATATTAAAACTGTAAATGGCAAGCGAATTTGGCCAATAATTGTTTGTTATGATAGATTTGCTAAGCAATATTTTCTTCTTAATACTGCTCTTTTAGAAAAAGTGAGAAAATCTCCTATTAAAACCGATGAACAAGGAGAGTATTTTCAATTAATTGAGTATTTTAAGACCTGGGGATGGAATTTGTTATTAGGAGATTTCGAAAAAGAGCTTTTTAATATCATTTCCCCCAATAAAAACCTTTATCAAATGCTTAATCTTTTAGCTTCTGAACCAATTGAAGATAAAGCTCGAGAACAATTAAACAAATTTTATTACTTCTATCAGTATATTGATACTAATGAGACAGATATTCACAATTCTTATCTGAAACCAGAGACTATTTCTGATAATATTAAAGATTATAATACCTGGTATAAAGCTGATGGTTCTATTGACCGATTACTTTATAAAACCTTGATTGAGAATCTTGGACTCAATTAGTCCTTTAAATATCTCCAAGGTAATGATAAACTTTGAAATTAATTCAATTATTAATTCTAATAGTGTTCCGTCTGAAGTTAAGGACACTATTAAACCTTATACATTTATTGAATTTATTTCAAAAACTTCTTTTGAAAATGATAAAGAAGTCTTTTTGACTTATTATAAAGAATATCTTACTGAATGGGCCAAAGTTAAAAATGATGACCATCAAATTATTGAGACTAAAGAATTAATTCAGTCTCAGATTATTGATTTACTTAAAATTATTACTGTTTCTTATGCTACCTTTGAAGAACAGGTCTTTTTATCTAATCTAAATTGGAATTTTAATTCATTAGAAGATCCTAATGAGAAATTAAAGGCCAAAAATGCGATTTACTCAGCATTACCTATCTTTGTTTCCAGAATTAAAGATATTGCCGCTTTTTATAGAAATAAACGTACCGAAGCAACTTTTGTAATTGAACGAAATAAGATTAAAGGTACTCAACTTTCTGTAGAAAAGATTATTTTTGATAAAATTTTAAGTTTTCTTTTTAATGAAAATCCTGAACAAGTAAATTATGTTCAAAATTATTTGAATGTCTCTATCGATAACTTTGTAGACATTTATTCTGATTATTTTGATATTGACCGGGCTTCATCGCTTTCTTGTGACTATAACGATATTGATTCTTCTCTTTATTTTGAGTTAGAAAATATATTAAGAGACATGATCTTTGATGGAAATGTCTATCTTCGGGAAATTCCATTAATTGCCCAGCTTAGTCTCGACTTATCTCAGGATTGTGTTGGAGATAAACTTACGTTAAAGAATGAATTGCTGGAAAGCAGTAAAGTTTCTCTAATATCCAATGATGAAAAAATTAATATTAGAAAGAAACTTTATAAAAAGTACATTGGCGTTGATTTTTATTACTTGATTAAGGATTCCGAAGGTAATATTACTACTGATGTATTCATTAAAGCTGATAATCCTTCAAACAATCTTCTAAACCAGCAAACTGTTGATACTCCATTTACTGAATCCAAACAATTAGAACTTCTCAAAAATATCGGTTTATTCTTTAAACCGGATAAAACAAGTTTACTTAGAGTTAATACAACTAACTTTGATTATTCTATTGATGAAAGTAAAGTGGAGCCTAATAAGGTTTACATTTTTCCTGATCCAAAAATTTATGGTAATGTAGCATTTAATCGACAAAAAGATTATCCTTATATTATTGAATATTCTTTAACTGAATATTCTAAAAACTTTAACTTTGGCTGGGCTGCTAACGATCCATTGGTTGTCAGTGATGCTCAGGCAATGTTTGCCTACTATTCTAAAGAACAAGATGTTGACAAGCTCAATAAAAATAATATTGTTTCTTTAAATTTCTATGAACTTTTTAATAAAGGATTTATAAGTTCCTTTAAATCTGACTTATATGGCAATAAATTTGCTATTTTTAAAGAAAAAAATGGTAAATTTGCCCGAGATTGGAATTTTACTCCATTTATTCCTCAGCCCGAAGTAGAAGAAAAGTTTTTATTAGTCGATGGAGGCGTTTTAGGAGTTGATGATGTAGGAGTTTCTACTGAAGTTTCGGCAGATAAAATTACATGGACTCCTGAAAATCATTATTATTCTTACTTTATTGAAGGAGGTATAAGCACTCTTCTTCCAGCTTATTTCCGTGCTTATATTCCTAATGGTACAACAATTGGCAATGGTGATTTGACTCTTGCTATTGAAGATATTTTAAATGAACCATTTAGTGCTGTAATAGACGGCAAGTTTATTACAACTGACTATAACGAAATTATCGATAACAATCAGTTTACTTTACCTAAAATTTATTATCAGAATGAAGAATATAAGACAGAGCCTCTTCCTGATTATCTAAAACCTGATTATGAAAAAAATAAGGAAAAGACTTATTTTGAAATTCTTGAAGAAAAAGGTACAATCTTAATTTCTATTACTGGATTAGGACAAATTACTGATATATATTCAGCATTTCCCTGGTGGCAAACTTCTGCCGATAATGAAATTTATAATTTCTTTATTGAGAATGCTATTGATATTGATGTTATTGAGAATATATTCATCATTAAAGCTAAAAATCCAGCGACAGGAGCGGTTCATTTATTATTTGAAGGCATTAAATTTAATCCTCTGACTAATAAATTTGAGCAGCTCTTTACCAATAAACAAGCAATTTTCTTTAATAATGAAAATTCTTTGATTAAAGCTTCTTATTTTGATGCCTTTAATTACAAGAGTTTTGAACTTATTAATCCTGCTTTCTTTTCTGGAAATGCAAATATTTGTGATAAAGGTTCTGATATTTTCTATATTGAGAAGCTTCATAAATGTTATTTTGCAGTAATGAATGTTTCCATTAGTGAAAAATATGTCGATGGAACAAAAATTGAATTTCCTGTTTATTATCCGGACATTTATGAAATTGATTTAATTAATTTTACCGTTAAAAAATATTATTTTCATACTGAAGAGCAAAAAGCTGAATCTTTCCAAATTCCTTCTTCTCTCTTTAAAAATGGATCAGTAATGATTCAAAAGGCTGGAAATCCATGCTTAACTTATTCATTCGATACAAATACATTTATGCTTTCTTATGTCTTATATGATGTGAATATGTGCCCTTATGTTTATAAACATTTCTTCCAATTAAGCGTATCTGGAGTTGAATTATTTGGAGAAATAGATCCAGATTCTTTAGACTCGACCGTTTATAGTCCGGCATTTACCGGACAGGAATCTGTCATTACGCCAGGAGATAAAACAACGACTCTTTATCTGAATTTTAATACCAACTTTATTGTATCTTAATGGATTCAAATGCTAAAGAAATTAGACCAGCAATCGAACTAGACAATCTTTTAGTCTGGGATGAGGCATCTTTGCCTGAATATCCTTCCGGAGAAAATATTTTAGTAGAAAATAATTCAGAAGTATTTCTTAATTTTTATTATACAAATTTTCATGCAATGCCTCCACTTTTTAGCCAGGGAGGAACAGTTACTAATAAAATTACTAAAATTATTGTTGATTGGGGCGATGGCCAATCAAATGAATATAATTACCAGATCGACACCTCGAATATTAATTGGCTTAGAGATATTAGTACCTGGTTAGCTGAGATCGGTCCGCATCGATATAGCTTTCCTACGGGAGAAGAAGGAGAGAAATCAATAATTATTAAATTTTATGATTCTGCCAACTATTTTTATGGGCTTAAAATTAATTTAGATATTCTTTCTAAATCATTTTATAATTTAAAATTTGAATTAGATGTACAGAAAGCAGTCTTTAATTCAGAACAATCTTCTGTGATTTTTAAAATTAATAAATCACAAGCTCCTGGTGAAATTCCTAATGATTTAGATGCTCAAATTCCCATAGTCTCGATTCTTAATTGAGCTTTAAATATCCTCAATGAGTATCAGGCCTTTAAAGTCAAAGCCATTTAGTGAAATTAAAAATTTAGAATTATCTTATTTGGATAATTCTTTAGAGTTTCTTAATACCTCTTACTCAACTTCTGAATCTTTTAATTTTAATCTTTATAATGCCCTTAAAAATATAAATGATCTTACGGTCAATAATTATTCTTATTTTTTCCTGGGTAAAAAAGATTTATACACTAACTGGTTAAAGGCTAATATTAAAGAAAATGAAACAAATGGTTATATTACTCCTATTACTTTCATTTTAGAAGGTAAACCTGCTTTTCTATACTTTAATCAACAAAATATTAGTCTTACACCGGACCATAAATTAACTTGGGATACCGATTTTACTCTTTATTCAGTTGAAACAGTTTTAGCCCAGGGAATTGATCCTGCTATTCAACAAAATTATCTGTTTATTATTGAATATATTGAGGGGACTAATAAATGTTATATTAAACATATTAACGGTAAAACTGACTATTATCTCATTAACAGAAAATGGGACTATAGGCTAAACCAGTATACTGGGGGGCCTTGTGATGATCTTTGGTTCTCTTCTCAAAAAGATTTAGCCGAAGTATTCGGTCAGTTTAACTTTATTAAAACTGGAGATACTTTTCTTTTTTATCTTGCTTGTACTGATGATTATAAAGTACAAAGGCAAGACGGCACATATATGTGGGTTTCTGCCAAATATAATTTGGAATATGAAGCTTCGGAAAATAATTATAAGTTGAAAGTTCCTCAAACTTCTCCAGAAAACCTTCTTTATTATATTGATCCACAATATATTGGTCAAATTGTCCAACTTGACAGCTATAATGGAAGATTAAGAAGTCTTGGTCCTGATTCTATGAACGATACTAAACTTACTTTGGTATCTAATCCAGACCTTGCTCCATTGGTTAATTATAATGGAAAAAACTACAATGTAATTTCAACAATTACTGATAAATTTACTGATTTAACAGATTATATCAATACTTCCTGGATTTCTTATAAAGATAGGAACTTTGCTAATGTAAATGTAGAAAAATCTGCGTATAATTTAGAGAGCCAATGCCTTTTTCATCTTCAATATAACAATATTGATGATAAATTTTCCACAACACTCAATATTATTCCTTTAAAAAATCATCTTTCTCCTAAAAACTTCGCAATAAGAGGAGATTATCTTAATACGGGAACAAATAATGATCCTAATGTAGATTTTCGCGAATATACATCATTAGAAACAGGTACAAATCAAGAATTTGGCAATTCTACTGTTACTTTAAATTATATTTTCTATGATATTGAATATATTATCAATCCTGGGGAAGATTTAGCCTTTTCTATTGGTGCAAATGAAGATAATGATAGAGGAGTTGCTTTATATCCCTTCCAAAAACTTAATATCAATGATACCAAATTTGTTAAAAACGGATCTTTTGGCTCTACTAACCCATTTTTATCTGACAAAGTTAAAAAGTTACAAACCAATTCTGTTTTTTCAAATAATGGAAGGTATCTTCATACATGGTTATACCAGTCTAAATCAAATCCATACGGTATTTGGCTAGACCGTTATTATTATCCTAATATTATCTCCAAGCAAGATGCTTTAAAGGGCAAAGTTAATTTTGATCCTGCCTCTTTTAATGACATTATTGACAAAGATTATATTCAATCTGATGAATTATTCTATTCATATATTCAGGACGCACCTTACTTTGACAAGCAAAGCGACCTGATGTTTGAACAAAATGGACAATATGTCTGTTCCAGGGTGGGAAAAGATCAAGTTAATGCGATTATTTCTAATATTTCTGATGCCAAAGAATATGAATTATCTTCTTATTCCAGTAATGAAGAAGTAGTAACAATTAATAATCTCAATATTAAAAATTCTGGTATTTTGGACCTGAATTTTGATATATATCTTGATTCAGATAAAGTTTATGGGCTTGATTTATTTGCAAATTCTTCCACTAATGGATTAAGCATCAGTAATCTTAATGATGTTACCCCATTTCTTTATACTTTTGACAATTACTATGATTCTAATAATAATTTGTCAAATGCTATTGTAACATTACATAATACTAATTTTGATATTATTAAGCAACTTGATATTCAACATTTATACAAAAATAATGAGGAAATTTTAGGTTTAGCCCTTAATATTCCCTATGAAGATTTTGCTATTATTGGTTCAGAATATGTCTATATTGTTTCTTATGACTTGATTCTCAAAGAACGAATTAAGCTTGTTAACGAGAATGAAGTTCTTAAAAAAGTTAATATTATTAATAATAAACTTTTTTATCTTATTGACAAGCAATATAAATTTAATCTTCCTGATAATCAAACAGATATTTTTAGGCATTTTTATGTTCTTGATCTTGATAGAACAACAGATGAAGTATCTGAATTAATGGCATATATTCCCGGAACTTCAAGATTAGTTTATAAAGTTACCGATTTAACTCAAAATAAACTTTATCCGGTATATTATTCTTCATCAGCCGGTGAAAATGATAATAATATTGTTTTCGACCATATTGATTTAAACGGAAAACAGGTATATCGTACACAAAATTCCGACATCGCTCCTTTACCAGAAGGATTATTAGAAAGTACATATGTTTATCTGTTAGATGATACAGGATTTAGTAAAGAGCAAAATTATTATTGTCCGGATTTAAGAGTAGCTGAATCTTTATTGACAGTTACTTCTCAGGGTATTAATTCAATCTTTATTGATAAAGATGATACGGCATACGCTTTCCCGTATATTCAAGTTACTAAGCAAAATATAGAAGATGGCTTGTTTGGTATTCGAGAACGTGTGCCAGATGCTCTTTATCAGATTGAAAATATTGATTTAAATGATTATAAGCAAAGGGTTATTGATTTACCGGATGCTAATATCATCTTTACTTCTTACAATAGGATATTTGATATTTCAGTCAATGATTTAAATCAATTTGCCTGTTTAAAATACCAAAGCAACAAAACCAGTGATTCTAAAAAGTTGGAATTACAACTTTTTGACCGGGCAAAACGTCCGCAAAGATCTATAATTGTGGGCGATTTGTACGATAATGCTTTTGGATTAGATGCTCTCAAAATTTATAATAAAGGAAACCTTGAAAATGATTTTGTTCTTTTTACTTCAAAATATGATAAAGAATTTGAGGTTACTAATTATTATGTATTAATAGTTGACCAAAATTATCAGTCGTCTGAGCATCAATTAACTTTCGAAGTAAGCCCTGATTTAACTTCTTGTACAAATTATTCTCAAATTATTACTACTCGGGATATTAATGTTCTTAATTTTTCATTAAACCTTCCCAAGAGTTCTTTAATAAATGATAAATTTGTTTATAGCTTTGCTTTAGATGAAATTATTGCAGGATGGTATAATTTCCGAGTTATTATTGATCTTAATAATGGAGTATTTGAAGTTTATGAAAATGAACAACTTCTTCCCATTAAAAGAAAAATTACTATCAATCCTAATGTTTATAATTTAAAGAATGTTTTTAATTATCCATTTATTTTAGGAACGGCATCTTATAAAAATGCAGTAACTTTAAATGACTTTTTAGGATTTAAAGATGAAAAGTCTTTTAATGCGGTTAATTTTAGAATTAAAAACTTTTTACTTTATTCTAAATTATTATCTGAAGATGAAAGACAAGCCCTTCTTTTATCTTTTTCTGATTTAGAGCCTCTAACTATTACTTTACCAGGCGGACAACGTAATAATTTTGAAGAAATTATTCGTTATTTCAAATATAATCCGCCTGCTAATATGTCCAATACCATAAGAATTAATATTAAAAATTCCGGTATTACTAAATTAAGCGACCAGCAAAATCTTTCTTTGGATATTCTTAGAAAGATCAATGAAGAACTTGCAGTTCCATTAAACATTAAAGAAATTAAATTTATCTAATGACTAAAAAATATTATTCTACTAATGAATATTTTCTAATTGATCCGATTACAAAAGAACAAATACCTTATGAAGGCTATGTTCTTGTAGAAAATAATATTCCTTATACATTCGATGATAAAAAAGAACTAGTCATAGGTAATAATTATACAACAAAGATTAATTTATCTAATGATTTCTTTGATAGATTGTTAGATGTTGATCTTAAATTGCCTTATAATTTAGCTGATTGTACTTTTGCAGCTAACGATTTCCTTAAAGCATCTGTTATTAATAAAATTATTAATAATTTAGAAGCAAATAACACCTATATCTTTAAAAATTGTCTTATTGCTCAAAATGACTTGCCTTTAAGCGAAAAAATCCCAGTTTTATCTCCCCATAGACCATTTGCTTCTGAAGATAAAACTGAATTTGGCCCGGTAGACGGATGGTTTTATTCCAACATATCTTATAGTACTCCCCAAAATATTTGGAATAAATTAGATTGGCCTGATACTGTTGAGGGTTATAATTGGGGAACTGAAGATATTATTGATAGTATTGTTGTTCCAACTAATAAATTTACTGATAAGAAAGATGCCGATGGAAACCCAATGAAACTATATGCTGTTTTTATTGGAAGATCTACTTCTATTCAGCTGATGAACCTTTACTTATTTCCTTATGATGAATTACAGCAAAGTTCAGATCCTTTATTAAATGAAGGAGACCATGCTGAAGAATTAAATCAACGAATGTTTGAAGAAATCTCTTCAATTAATAATCAAAATATTAGTGGTTCTAATGTCAATAATTTGAATATCTTTACATTTTCTAAAATTGATCCAAATAACATTGACTCAGCTTCATTTAAAAATATTTCTGGAATAGCTTTAGATGGAAATTACTTGTATGTAATTGATAATCAGTTAAATGGTCTTTTTAAATATGATATTTCCAAATGTTTATCTGATCGAGGAGCTGCAACAAATAGAATAATGCTTGTTGACCAAATTCAAGGCTTTGGAGATTTAAATCAGCCTTATCGATTTAATAATCCACAATCTATTGCGGCATTTGATAATACAATCACTGTCTTCGATAAAGGAAATAATGTAATCAAAGTTCTCGATAACTTCTTCAACCATAAATTTACCATTCGTTCAGGCGGATTTATTCGTCAAAATACAAGAACAGTGTCAATTTGCCCTTATGAATTTATTCTTAATGAAGAAACTATAGAAAAAGGTTCAATTTGGGTAATTACTGAAGCTGCAGATAAAATTATTATTAATATTTTCTCTAATAAAGGAGAATACTTGGGTGATTATCAAGTTCTTTATCTTGAACTACTTAAAACTTACTGGTATAATCCTGAAGATGGACAACCTTCTTCAGATGAGCCAATCTATAATCAAGAAATCGTTAAAAAAATTGATTTCTCATATAATAATTCAAATTATTTCTATATTGTTACTAATAAACGAATTGTTAAATTTCAGCTGTCTAAATTAACTTATCCGATTGGAATTATTTCTTATTATTACCGTTCAATTACTCTCGACGATTTAGTTTGGGAAAATGTTTACATGCCCTGGGAAAATGTTCAAGACTTAGGGAATAATTTAATTCCTTGGGATTATGATCGTTCTACAGAATTATCCGCTTATCCTCAAAATGTTTGTTTTTCCATAACAGGAACTCCTGAATTAAATGAAGATGTTATTTTTAATATCATTGATAATAGAAGTTATTATGGACAAGGAAAGTTGCAAAGAGTAGATAATTACACAGATAATAAACTACTTTATTATGATAAGAACAGGAACTATACCTATCTTAAAATAAATCCGGAGGGAGGGGCTAACCCACCAGTTTTAGTGAATACAGGTGATATTGTAGATGAATACCGTCCTTCTGCTCAAAATACCCCGGAAAAAGTTGAAGGTAAAACATTTGTTATTAAAGAAGAGGAAGTTATTTCTAAGCTCCATAAGAATGTTATCCTTTTCTTTAAAGAACCGAATATTTTAAAGTCTTCTTTATTAAAATCTGATATTAACGTTTATTCTGAAGAAGAATTAAGCTTTAAAGATAATCAAGAATACTATAATGTCCTTACATTTAATAAAATTCTTTATAAACTTTTCTTTAACTTATCAGAAATTAAGAAATATATCTTCGGAACATTTGTTGGAGGTTATAGTATTGACGGGTTGATGACTTATGACCATGTTAAGCCTGATTCATCTTTTCAGGAATTAGGTTCTGATAAAGAAAATTTCTTCATGGGAGAGAATGAGTTAACATCAATTATCCTTAATAGATGCTTTACCTCAATCTATAATACTCAAGTAAATATCATCAAGAAAATGCAGACTAGTTTTATTAGTACGCTTAACTATAACATTAATTCTTACCGAATCATCTAATGGCTCAACAATTTTCATCTCTTATTAAATTTCGTCGTGGTTTAAAAGAACAGCGATTAAAAACTTCTTTCCAAGAAGGCGAACCTGTTTATGAAACAGATACAAAACGTTTATTCATTGGAGTAGGAGATAATAATGAAGCTTCTGTTGGTCCTGAAACAGTCGGTGGTATTATTACATCTAATTTAACTTTTATTGGGCCTGCTTCCAGTGATCCTTCTCCTGATACTGAGCCGCGGTCTTATTCCGGAGACTTAATGTACGCCAATAATAAGCTTTGGAGAATGGGAGAATCTAATTGGGAAGATATTTCTCCTAAAGTAGACGGGACTACTCTGGCATATAATGCAAATAATGAACTACAGGTTCTTTCCGGAGCATTTTCTGTCACTGCCGGGAATGGTATCTCTATTACCTCAGGAAATACTGTCAATATTAAGAATTCTCCTCAAAATATTCTTCAAATTGTTAATGGTGAATTAACAATTCCTCAAGGAAGTATAACCGCCGATTATTTTTCTACTGAAACTTTTAGTTCTGACTATTTCACAATTATTGGATCTCTTATTCAAATTAATTTAGATCCTAATTATTTTTCTACGACTGGAAATATTAAAATCACTAAAGTTCCAGCCGGTGAAAAGAATGATACATTAACAACTGTAGATAATAAACAAGTCGGTACTGTAAATGCTGTCATTACCAATCGTTTAGGAGAAAGTTCCGGTGGTATTACTCTTGATTCTAATTTAAATCTTCAAATTGATCCTCAAGTAACAGTCATTAATGATGAAACTAATCAAATTGCCGGGTTAAAACCTGGTATTGGCGATGTTTTAGCAGTAAATGATTCTAGCTCTAAAGCCTATAATGGATCTATCTCTGATTATTTTGATGAAGATATTAAATGGACTGGTCATGATAGAAGTATAGTAAGCCTTTTTGAAGAAGACCGGCTTGACGCACCCAATCCGATGACTGTTTTTTCCGGCGGCATGATTTTAATGGATATGGGAACTACAAAAACAGGAAAAGGATATAAGCGGTATGCGGTTCCAGTTTTTGAATTACCGGAACCGCCTGAAATTTATCATGTTGAATTAGGAAGTGGCAATACTCCAGGAAGTATTATTGGTGATAACCTTGGAGGAATTCGAGTATGGACTATAGAGTCAGCTACCGAGCCCATAGAAAATATAGTAGCAGGCAGTAGTACTGATTTACTACATGGAACAAATAGGTTAAAATTAACTTCGCCTATTTCTATTCCTCTAGATGGACAAGTTATTGCTAAAAATTATATTGGTACACTTAATTTAGCTGATTATACTGCCAATAGTCCAATTATTCGCCAGGTAACTTATGAAGGTTCAGGAACTCCTGTCACCAATATTTCAATTGATATATTCAATGTTAATTCTACTAAAGCCAATTTTACAAAGGTAGAATATGCTTTAGTTTCAGCTCCTGAAACAAATATTAATATTCCAACATTTGATGTACAAGAGAATTCAGAATATCCTGGAATTAATAGTTTTGTTAATGTATCAACTTGGCCTTCCGGAGCTCCTAATTGGGAAGATATTTCTTCTGTTACTGTAACTTATAGTGGAACAGTTATCAAATATACTATTCACTAATGTATAATCCCTTAAAATTACAATCCCCGGTAATTTTACCTCCGGAATCGATAAGTCAAAATTGGATTTCTAAAGAAAATTTTGACTTAAAGGAAAACCTTACATTTTCATTTAAACTTAAATCTAGTAATACTTCAGATAAAGAATTGGGGTTTTCTATTTTTCTTGTTAATTCTTCTAATACTGAATCTTTCGGAGCCAGTACAATTAGATCCGGCCTGACCGATTATTCCTCAAAAGGAGAAATTGGAGAAGGATTTAATAAAAATAATGAAAAATTATCCTTAAGATATAATAATATTCAATATGATTTTCTTTTGGACCATGTTTATCCTTATTCAATAAATGGTTTAGCTTCTAACCAAAAACCATTTAATACAGAAGGATTTCAAAATAATAATATTTTTAGTATTTTATTTGATTCTACAAAAGAATTTTATAAAAACCAATTAGATTTTTATAAAAATGTTTATTTTGATGAGGTAGAGGTTAAAGATATTATTACGGATCAAATTGTAGATCCCTCTACTTATAATTGTCCTATCTTTATTCAAGCTCTGCAAAATTTATATGTAGCTGAATTTAAAACAGATCAAAATTTTGATATACTAAACTTAAATTCTGTAACAATTCGTTTTTCTTTTGAAAATTATGGTAAATTGTTTAGAATGGATATTCTTGAAACTAACGGTACAGAATATAAAAATGTATGTTTAAAATATTTTGACCTTAATATGAGGCAATATCGTAATCTTAAGCTCGGATATGGAATTGCAAGTCCAATAATGACTTATAATACTGAAAATATTGCTGATTTTACTATTGATACTTTCCATATCCAAGGTAAGTTAAGAGAGTGAAGGTACTTATACTATTCCTGCTCATACTCCTCTTGATATAGAGGACCATTAGACTAATCCATACAATAGTAAACTTATAATTGATAGAATGTCGGGGACTTTTTTCTGTTTCATCTATCAAGCTAATCCTAAAGCAATCGGATGTTTTCAACTTGTTAATACTTTTAACGAAACAGGCCATAAAAGATATAACGAAGCATTACAGTATGCAACCTATAAATTAAACTTTAGTGGCTAAATAAATCAAAGTAATATGACTCCATGAGAAACTAGATCTTATTGCATATCTCTTTCTTATTTGATTAAAATAACTTTAAATTTAAAAAAGCGGTGAGAACGTTCTCACCGCTTTTTTATTTAATTTTAATAAGATAGGTTAAAGATATGTTATAAGGTCTAGTTTCTTTGGGGGCAATAGGTCCTATTAGGTTACTTAGGTTTAATTCATATTGAACATTAGCAAAAGCCCAATGGTTATCTCTATGTTGTGATAAAAAGTTCGCTTCACTTAGATAAGTTTGAGAAAAAGCACCAGTTCCACCGACATATAATGGATAACGCTGTCCCCAATTTTGAGAACGAACACAAGTTTTAAAAGTACTTTTGGTTCCTCCTTCTCCTGAAAGGGAACTTAAGACATATGGATTAGTTTGAGGATCTTCTATATCAAGAGGAGTATGAGCAGGAATAGTATATGTACCTTCACTTGTAATAGTAGAAGATGTAGTGGAAGCACCTCGAATAAATCTATTTCTTAAGTCTGGCAAATTAAATTGTCCGCCTCCCCCAATTACTGTTAAATGTGAAGTAACTGGATGAGCCGTAGTATTAAAAGTAATTATAGCTAATCCTTGGCTTAATCGTAAAAATGGAATTCGCCATGGATTAGAATCAAACTCTAACCACCACTTAGACGGTACATGGATGTTATAATATCCATCATTTTGAATAGTATAAGTATTTTGCTCATTAATGGTAGCTAACAGTGTACTATTTGTATAGATAGTAACAGGCAATGGTGTTCTTATGCCGTTCAATACAATACCAAGGCCTTGAGCAGTAATTACTGTTCCCTTCTTCAAATATAAAGACGGTTCATAATCATAAGCAGATTCGCCGCTTCTATTAATATTAAAGGGGGCAATATTTGTTGTTAATATTCCTTCAAGAACCAATGGTATATCGTTATAAGGCAAACTAGTTCCATCCAATACAAGGTAAAAATGCCTTTTAACACCTTCATTATCTGGATTCCAAGATTGCCAAACATCTAAATTAATTGATGTAATAGTATTAAAATTAAAAGTATATTGACCGCTTACAAATTGAGCTGTGTTAGTAACTTCTTCCGGACAATATAAAATATAATTAGCATAGCCTTCAGAAAGTTCTACATATGTCCTAGCATTAGAACTATATTTGGCATCTATAGTACATTCCATTTCAGGAACTGTTACATTTATCTGTGGTAATTGCTGAAATGTATTATTACCAGTAGCGGGAATCCATAAACAATAAATTCCATCCTCGGGAATAATATAAGATCTGTTATCAACAGTAGAAATTAAAGGGCTACCGTCAACTCCAAAAGTTGATAAATTTAATTTTTCTTTATTATAGATATAAGCTTCGGATGCCCCGGCATTTCCAGCTAAAGTATATCGGGCTCCCTGAATTTGAACAACTGTGTTAGCGGGCAAATAGGCATATTCTGCGTGGGCAGCCTGATTTGGACTTTGCTCATAATTAATAGTTCTACCAGTTTGCCGCCAACTAATTTTTACAGATGGATTTTCAAATGTATCAGTAGTATTAAATTCAATATTACTAAATTGGAGTTCATTTTTAACTAGTTCAAAATCTAAATCTCCTTGAGCCTGTAAAGAATTTATTTCTAATTTGGCCAAAGTAGTAATATTATTTTCATGAAATAAAGATGCTGCAATAATAGGAAGGCTTAGCCTTAATCTTTTATAAGATAATCTACTTGTACCGACTACCATTCGGTACAAATCAGGGAAATTATCAAAATTATATTCTTGCCCAGTTAATGAATGCCGATTTTGGCCATCGGCAAAATCATAATAATCCCTGAATCGCTGAGGAAGCAAATTAAGATCTTTTTGGGCAATTGCAACCGGAATAACAGTGCCCACTGGAACAGTTTGCTCCATAATTTGATTATCGGTAACAAACTGTTTAATAATTTCAATTAAATCCTGATGCTCATAATTTCCGGCATTATCACCGATGAGAATATTATTTTTAGCAGGAGCAACAGTAGGAACATTAGTTTGAGTGCCAAATGTAATCTTATCTCTTAATTGAGTTTGGCTGACAATTTCTTTTTGAACTTCAATATGTTCAGTACCAATAGACAATGCAGAATTATTACCCATTGAATCAGCAACAGGAACGGGTGTTAATCCAATACCAGTATCTGAACCGTCATCGGCCGGAGAAACACGTAAAATTCCTCGGAAAGATTTTGAAATTGGCTTTTTTGCTACGTCTCTATTGTTTTGTTCTGTTGCCATGTTATAAAGCTTTCTTGTTTGAATATTTATTGAGATCCTCTACTGATTTAAATTTAAAATTAAATTCTAAATTAATCTTTAAAAATTAATATTAGAATAAAAGAAAAGACTCTGGAAATTTATCCAGAGTCTTTTAAAAATCATTTTAGAAATTATTTTCAAGAATTAAATCTTGTAATCCTGCAAAATATCTCTCATCAATATATTTTTTAATAGCTTTATGCGGTTTAGCTTTCTTAACGATATTATCAACTGTAAATTCCATATCTCGTTCATAATATTCGTCGCAAATTAAATTAATCGCTTCAATTAATAAAGCCCATCTTGTCAATAAAGGAAGAGTCATCTGAGTTCCGTCGTTAAATGTTACAACTTGTTTCTCTCTGGCCTCTAATTCTGCACCGGTCAATTTCTTATTTTTCATCTGAGTTAAACTTTTTAGTTGTTTTATATTTCTCAGATAATAAATCATACATATTATGTTCATCAACAATTTTTCCCTTTAATACTGGGAACATGTTGATATTAACGCGATATTCATTTTTACATTCAGGGCAAACAAATGTATTTTCTTCCTTGGATAAATCAATAGGAACCGCGATTGTATTATGATTACAAGGACAATCAAAAACTACAGTATTCAGAGCTTGAATTTCTTCAACTCGCTGAGCTAGCTCTTCATCAAGTTCTTTATATTTCTGTACAAACTCATTAATAGACTCCTCTTCTTCCTGCTCGAATTCTTCTCGTTCTTTATTGAGAAGGTTTACTTTCCGCTTGATAAAGAAATAATAAACGGCAATATCCGCAATGAAAAGAAAAACGATTAATGATATGAATAATTCAGTCATAATTTATTATCTGATTATTTTCCTAACTCATCAATCATCGGAATAATTTTTCCAACAATTACCGAGTTAAGCTTATCCACTATTTTTATCATTTTCCTTAATTCGTCCAGGTGCATTTTATCCAGCCCAGGTAAAGCTAAAGTTTCATTTAACTTATTGCGAATATTGGACATATTAGTAAACAAACCAATAAAATCTCCAGATAAACTATCTAAATTGCCGATTAATTGCTTATGCTGATTGTTTAAAGCTTCCAATTCTCCCCTGATTCCTAAAAATTCTTGCATTCTTCTAGGAGAATTATCAAATTCAAACCCAGGGTTAACAGATAATTTAAAAGGGGAAGGAGCTTTTCCTACGGAATATTGATTTCCCTGTGACATGCTGTGGAATATTTAAAGTACACTTAAATAAAGTTACGCATGAAAAATCTTTATAAAGATACGTTTAGGACTTTATTGGAAGCTGAATTAAATATTGACTTAGCTAAGGATATAGAAAATAATCTTGATAAAACTCCGGGTGAAGATGGTGTAGAAAATTCTGAAACCGATGCTTTAGCTTCTACTCTTGATTCTGATGTAACCCCGGCTGATTATCTCTCTGATCCTGCTACGGACAAGGCTCTTCAACAGCAGATTGAACAACGGAATAAGGAAATTGCTTCTGTGATTGAAGGATGGGCTCGTAAAATTGATGATTTTGTCGAATTCCTTAATGGAGCAGGATCTGATTCTCTTCAGACGATTCTCTCTAAAGCACAACCTGGTACCCTTTTTGCTAAAGTTCAGAGCAATGTCACGCGCAAACTGGCGAACAATGCGGCCGAATTAGCTGCGACAGCTGAAACACTTCGTTCTTTTGTTGGTCAGAAAGCTATTACTCGTTAATTTATTATGAAACTGCTTAACGAAGATTATTTGGACAATGTTCCAGATATGTCTGGTCCTTCTCCTTTCAAATCTGATGGAACAAGGAAAGATGACTGGTTCTTGATTCGTATTCCTGCAGAAAAAGTAGGCCAAAAAGATCGCTGGTTGAGAAAGACTATTGATTTCTGGGAAACACCAAGGCAACATTATAAATCTTCTTATAATTACTATGCAATTCAGCTGGAAGATGGAGAAGTAACTTATGTCAAGGCTCCGGCTGCAATGGATAAGCATAAATTATTGGAAAAGATTGAAATGTTTCTCAAAGATGAATTCGGATATGATGGAATGTGGGAAATTAAAGGTTTTATTAATAAGAAAGTAGCACAAGATAAATCAGAATGGAGGCCAGCTTAATGCAAACACCAATTAAAGTTTCAAATATTAAATCAAGTGATCTTTTGACTGAATCTTTATATGATATTAAAGATCAAGAATTTACTTTAGTAGAAAATAAAGATAATCCAATGTCTTTAGCCGTTAAAAAAGATTTAATCAAAATTGTTTTGGAAGATATTCTAAAAATGCCGATTAAATCTTTCAGTGTAAAGAAAATGAAAAAAGCTGAGTCAAACTAATGACTCAGCTTTTTAATTTCAAATTTTAACTAGGTTTGACTTTAAATTATATCTATGGTGAAACTACAAAAGCCAAGATAATAAAGTTAAAGTCAAACTTAGCCGATAATTCATCCTCAGAAAAAGATCTTAAGAAGGAATTAAAGAAACGAAAGTTAATTTAGTTCTATAAAGGATAACGACCATGAAATCCAAATTAATAATTTAAATTACTTTCACTTTTTATTTACCAAATTTCCCAAAAATGAAGAGGTAATCTATTGCATACTTAATCAAATATGTAGTTCATTATTTTATCTGAGCCAGTTTTATTAAGCCAGAAATACCAGATACAGTATTTTCCAATATAAAAGATTCTGAAATTTTATTTAACTTTTTTGCAATAGCAATATCATTAAAATCTTTATATTTTTCTCCATATTCTTTTGGCCAAAGGAAAACTTGTTCATTTTCTTCTAATAAAATTCGACTTTTTTCCCGAGCTGCCTCATCTTGATATTGAGAATCAAGTACCCAAATTCGATTTAATAATAAAATCTTATCTAATTGCTCTTCTTGAATACCTGAAAAAAGTGTGCGAGAAGTAGTAATACCTCCTATAGCTAAACCATTCTTAACAAAACATGAATCAAATGGCCCCTCAAAAATATAATAATTTTCTTTATTATAATCAAGGTTTCCCAGATTAAAAACAGATTTAACTCCGTTTAATTTGGACAAATATCTTATATTAGAAGTTCCTGTTACATCTCGAGATTGATAATATGCTATCTTTTGCTTTTCATCATAATATGGAATAATCAATCTCCCGTAATGAATCTTATCCTTTAATGAAGTAAACCAAGATTTTGGCCGATTAATTGCTTTATAAAGATTCCGATTAATCAAATAATGTAAACAAGTCTTAACAACTAAATTATTTCGATAATAACCTATTTGTTGAGGATCACAAAGATCAATAGGATCTTTAGGCAATGAATCATCCTCCGGAACTATCTCTTCAATAATATCTTTAACTTTATTTTCAAAATATCCGCCGCCTAAATCAAGATAATCGTAATCATTACTTCTTATTTCATCAAAAATCTCATAAGAAGTCATTCCCGATACTTCTTTAATCCATTTTAATGGGCGAGATGACCAGCCGCATCGATGACAATAAATTAAATTCTTATCCGGAAGATAAAAACAACGTTTTACTTTACCTATTCCAGTATCGCCTTCTCTACAAATTGGGCAGGAACAAGAATAATTATTATTCCCTTGATTATATTGGGCAAAATATCCTAAATCAAAAAACTTCTTAATAACATACTCTTGCGGGAGTTCATTATTCTGTTTCGAAGTCGAAGAGGGAGGAAATAACATCTGTAATGTCTAATCGATTAGCTAAAGTAGAGTACCAATAGTCAATTTTTCTGTAAATGTTCCAGAATTCAAGTTCTTTTATAAGAAGAGTAAAATTTTCCTTATTCGCCTCAGGTGTTTCACTAATACATTTTTCATAATGCTCTTCCTCTTCGGTAGAAATAAGATTATAATCAAATTTCATCATTTTTAAATTATGTTTAAAAATTTCTAATTCTTCTTCCTTTAATAAGGAAGAATCCTTAAGAGAATCGATGTCATAATCAATCTTAAGAAGAGAAATAATATCTTGAATCCTGGTTGACCTAATTCCCTTAATACCGCTAATATTATCTGCTCGGTCACCCCTGAGAGCTTTGAAAATTATGTATTCAAAACCATTATTAACATTATAATAATCTTTAAGATATAATTCAGTTATAGACTGTTTCTTTTTAGGATTATAAATGATATTTCCTGGAAAATCTGAGCCAATTAACTGATAAAAATCAGTATCAGTTGAAACTACAATACTTTGGTTAGGATATTTTTTCATCGCTAACCAAAAAATAATATCATCCGCTTCCAAATTAATAGGATTGATTTGAATAATGCCCAAAGAATTCAACAATTCCATAATTACTGGCATATATTCATATACTTCTTTATTCTTAATTTCATCCCGCTGAGCTTTGTACTCAGAATCTAGCATTTTTCTAAAATTATAGCAGTCTTCTTTTCTATAATCCCATACACAAATAACTTTTTTGGGAGAAAATAATTCAACTAAAGATTTAAGAGAATTAAGAAATAGATAAATGTGAGAAGTTGGCGTAGATTTTTCTAATACTTTTGAAACATGGAAAACTCTATGCAACAAATTATTAGCATCAATTATTAAGTTCTTCTGTGTAGAATTTCTCATAAAATTTATTATACATTATCCTCAATAATCGACGGTGAAATTATTATTTTCTATTAGCAAATAAATCGTTTATAAAGTTCTTTTTATTTTTTTCTGTTTCTAAAAATTGTAATTTAATAACCTCAAATACTTCGTCTGGCAATTTCTCGACAAAAGTAATATAAGGCTCTACTACAAAATCTGTAGCTTTATCAAGAATAGTCTCTTCCTTTGCTTTTTCTAAATCTTTCTTATCCAAAATAAGAATTTTAAAAGAACCGGGAATTACAAGAAATTCATTGTATCTGCCATTTTTTCTGACAAATACAATGAATTTCCCAGTATATTTTCCTCGATTTATTGCGTAACAATTACCTGGAAGTTCCATAAAGCTTATCTAATTTTTCTTGAAAGAACGGATTGTCTTTATTATAAGAGGCAATTCCTTTTTCGATTAATTGATATAAGATCACTTCAACAGATTTAGTCTTTAAAAAGAAATTCTTTGGCCAATTTTGCCCTCCATCATTAAATTCAAAAGAAACATCTCCTACATCTGGGTAATTCTCATAACAAGTAACAAAAATTGAGGCTCCAGCAGGATCAATCATTATTGTCCATCGTCTGGGATCACTATCACTGAACTTATTAAAAAGCCTAATAGCAATAAAGCCGCTTTGCCTTAATCTTTTTAAGAGATAACCAGGAGTATCAATTTTATTTGCCATTTAATTCTTTAAAGATTGAATAAGATAATTATGTTCCAGATTTTCAGACAATTGACGAATAAAAAGAATATTATAAGTTAATGACTTTCTCTTAACAACAGATACATCAAAAATTACTTCATCATTAAAATAATCAAGCAATGTCCATACATCAAATTTAATTGGAATTCTTCCAATAAGTTGCCCAGTATAATCTGTTCCTAAAGACACCCTGAAAGAATCTGTTGTATCAGATTGATAATCTGTTAATTCTCCATAAAGTACCCCGTCTTCAACATAGAAATAAACCTTTGTATTCCCGGAATTATCTCGAACAAAGGAAAATCCTTTTTCCAATTGAATAAGCTTATCCCTGTTAAGCTTAATAGAAAAAGAAATAGGAAATGCCCTAAATTTATCTGGTGTTACCTGAGGAGGAAGAGGAATAATACTCTTTTCAGCCAGATAAAACTTTAATCTAATATAATCATTTTTATATTTGATTAAATTATCATTAATTTCAAGAATAATAGTTTCTTCGATTGCAAAATCGCAAATCTTAAGAAGCTTAGAAATATCATTAATAGGTAATTCTAGATCAACATTATTATCTCCTTCATCAGGTAAAATAAAGGAGGATAACATAATAATGTTACCCCCCTCGGAAGTTGTTAAAACCTCCATTTTTTTATCTTTAAGCTTGATAATAATGGACTCAGTAATCTTTGAAATACTTTTAAGAAATAATTTAAATTCTTTTGTCGGAATATGAAGCTTAATCTTGTTTGCCATCTGTTTCTATTTCGTCTAAAGGGTCAAGCTCTTTAAGCTCCTCCCCCGTTTCAAATGTTTCTTCTAATGAACTATCATAATTTGTCCGGGCTGTCCCTGAAGACAAAATATCAATAAGTTTTAATAAATTATTATTGATTTCTGTAAAATGATAGGTGAAAAAGAATTTTGCATCCTCATCTAATGAAGTTAGATTGGAATTATTAATATACTCATTAGAATCCCAATTTTGGCCTTGATAAAATTCAGGCTGAGGCTGAGGTTGTTGTACTGGGGGCTGCCAATTGTTTTGAACCGGGGGCGGCTGAGAAACAGGCTGCTGTTGCCATTGATTCTGCTGAAATTGATGCTGTTGAGCTCTTTGAGGATTAAATCCAGCCATTTGTTTAAATTGAGCCATTGCAGCATCTTTTTCAGCCTGAACCTGCTGTTCAGCTAATTGGCGGTTAATTTCAATTGCTTGTTGAGTTAATTTCTGCCTTCCCTGAATCAAATATCTGTCCTCTTCAGTTAAACCTGCTCTTGGATCAAACTTAATTGCCCCAAGATTCTTAACAAGTCCTGCCGTAAATTGAGCAAGAAGAGGATTGGGTCGCCCGTCAGGAAGACGGGCGAATTGATTAACGACATAAGAAGGAACAGACTGACTTTGTTGTTGCTGATTATAATTCATCTTTAGTTAAGATCAGCGGTTTGTCCATTCAAATAAGCTTCAAGCTCATTCAAGTCAACTTCTGTTGGTTCAGTTGGTTCAGTCGATTCAGAAGAACTAATTGTCTCAGTCTTGACTGGTTCTTCTCGAGTAAAAGAAGGAATCGGATCCATGCCAACAACAGAAGTAGGAGCAGAAGTAGGAGCAGAAATAGGAGCTACTTTAGCCGTAGTATCTGGATTAGCCCCCAAGAAAGTTGTCATAAACAACTTCTCAAGTTCAGAAACTTCCATATTTCGTTCAATAGCAGTCAAATCATGTGCTTGCTGAAGAATTGTATCAATATCAGCCTCACTCAAACCAAGATCACGCTTACGACGAACAAAAGTGGAAGATTTATAAGAAGTAAAATCACCCTGAGGTTCAGCATTAATATTAAGATTAATACCATCGGCAGAAAGGTCAAAAATTGCCTTCCTCATATCCTCAACATCAAATTCTTCAACAAATTTTTCCTTCTTCTTAGGATCATCAGAACAAGCTTCTTCAATAATGTTCTGAAGTTGACGTCCGGCTTGAAGAATCTTAACCTTACCATTATTTTCAGGATTTACTGGATCATTTACAACATAAACATTATAATACCAGGATTCCTTATAGTTAAGGCGCTTATCAACATCCTTAAACAAGGCTTCATTACCAGAATTCTTTACCTTAAAATAATATTCAGTAATAGGGCAAGCTTCGCCATAGGTGCGAGGAGAAAGAACATAAGTCCAGCGACCATCCTTAATAGACCTCCAAGAATACTGGAAAAAATGGAAAATAGACTTATGATAGCCAGCACGTCCTTCCTTTACATAAGGAAGAAGACGAACAAGATATTCATTACCAGCTTTAAAAGAAAGCTTTTCAGTATAAAGGCCTTTTTTAGTATTAGAAGCAAAAAGTTCAGCCGAGGATTGGAAAAAATCATTTAGATTCATAGATTTATTTTTTTTAATTTAATTTTGTTTAATTTCGTTTAATTTATTGCCAATATTTTTTAATCTTTTCGAATAATTGTATTGTCTTTGTGTTTCGAAGAACTTCTTTTTGAAATCCTCCAAGTATATATTTAATATCTCATCTTCATATAAGTCACTTAATTTCAAGTGAAAAGCATGTAAATGATATAATGAAATATATTGCTTCTTCAAATGAATCAGATATTGAAAAATACCTTTATCATTTGTTATTTTCGGATAATCATGTAACTTAATTTTATTTTCTCGGACAAAATTAATAATAAACTTTAATCCTTCAATAAAATCATTTACCGATTCATCTGAATCTATAAAAGTATTATACCGTTCTTTTATGAACTTTGAATAACTTTTAACCGCAATATAAGTATGAAAAAATCCTAAGTGAAGGTAGGTGTTCGTCAAATTTGCAAAACCTGATTTAAAGAACAAATCCTCATTAATCTCTGGATTTCGTTGAAAGAAAAGATCTAACTTGACTAAATCAGTTTTTATATCATCAGAAATATTAGAAAAGTCCTTCCGCTTATTATATGGTCTATTTTGACTTAGAGCTAAATGTTTAAGATATAAATTATAAATCTTTTGTTGATTTTCAGTTAATTCTTCCATTCAAATATTGAAGTATCAATTTAGATTTTACTAAACTTGGATCAATTTCTAAAAGATATTTGCAAATCTCTATATCAGAGTCAAGTCCGGTAATTTCCTTTGCTATATGATTAAATCGCTTGTCAGTTAAAACTAAAATAAAAACATTTTGAAAATTAATTTTCTTTCCGCTCATTAAAGTCAATAATGTAGCCAACTGATAAAGAGAATTAATTATTTCACTATCCTCTAAAGATAAAAGATCTGCATCATCTAAGCTCATTTGTTTTAGTTATTATCTGAAACTAAAAATGCCGATAAAGAATCTTCTACAGTTTCTTCTAAAGTAGATTTATATGATCCTTCTTGCTCCAAATCTTCAATTTTTAAAGTATCGTATGCTATTTTCATTACTATACTAAAATCTACAGGACCATATCTATTCTTGGCAAAACCTAATCTGATAAAATTCATTACCGAATCTTCTTCATTCTTAAAAATTTCCCAAATAACATCTGCAGTCGCAGAAACACCTGTTGATTCAGAAATAGAGTTCAATCCACTCATTTTTTTACCATCTGCGCTGCGATTTTGCTGGGTCAATGACACTACTGGCGCCGATAACCAATAACTTAACGCTCTTGTATGTTCAGCAATTCCTTTAAGTTTTTCATATAGATTATTGCCAGGTCCATCAAAAAGATTAATATAATCGATACAAAGTGCATCAATTTTTATTCCTTTTTCTACTATATGCTTTTTAATCCATCCCTTTAATTCAGGAACAGTAATAGTTGACGGTGGAAATTCTTTAATAATAATCTTTCCTGGCTTATTCTTCATCTTTTCCTTCACTTCATCTGTTCTCAAATGCAGCTCAGCAAATGGAATTGCTGTTTGTTGAGAACAAAAGCGAGAAGCGTAAGCTAATTCTGACATTTCAAGAGTAATGAGGAGAACTGTCTTTCCCTGATTGGCAATATTACATGCAATATTTCCTAAAAATAATGATTTACCCTTATTCGGAGGAGCCATAAACAAATATAAAGCTTTTCCATCTTCATAAAAGCCTCCATCAATATACTTGTCCAAAGATTTAAATCCGGTAGAAATAGTTCTCTTCTTTTCCTTTAATGCAGTAAGGATATTACCAATATCTTCATATAAATCTAACCCTTTTTCATTATCAAGGGTAATATTGCAAACCTGTTCAAACTTTTCAAGAACTTTAGAAGAATTAATTTCTCCTTTTTCCAATTCTCCGGCAACAGAGATCATAGTTTGAATAATTCCGCGTTCCTTAATGAATCTTTCTGCAGATTTCAGGAATAAATCTTTATCCATTCCTTCATAGTCAATATGTTCAATCTCATTAAAGACAGAATCTATTGCATGTTTATATTCTTTCTTGTTCAAGAAGAGAATAAGCTCATCTTTCGTCGGTAATTTTTCTCTTTTTTCAAAGAAAAACTTATAAAAATTAACAACTAAAGCATAATTCTCATTTTTAAAAAATAATTTTGGATTTGTTAAGAACCTTCCCAAAGTTGATAAGACCATTACATCAGAAACAATACCCTTAACAAGAAAAGGTTCAAAATCGTCTAAATCAAACTTTTCAAACATTGTTATTCCATTTTATTTTAGTCCTGAAAAAAGATAAGTGCACCTATAGGTGCTCAATACTCAATAAATACCATAAATGATTAAGATAGATACTTATCGAGATTTAATGACCCGTCCAATTTTGGAGGCATTAATTGAAAAAAGAAAAACAAAAAGCGATGAAACTGAGCAGCGTCCAGTAGTTAATACTCGAACTAAGCTAGAAAATCGCGGTAAAGGCGAAGAAAGCTCTTATGTATTTGATTTACCCGAAAAATCAACCTTTAGAAATACTGCCGGAAGAGGATTACTTGAATTAGCTGCAGATGAGCAGGATGTTCAATATATGATTGCTCAAATTACTCTTTCTAACTTAGGCCTTATTCCTAAAGTTTATCGCTCCAGGAGAATTAACGTTAATCCATCTAATGTTTCCAAGATTAATAAGATTAAAACTCTCCTTACTCAATTATTTTCTCATACCGTTTTAGATGATGATGCTCCTGCCGAGGTCCTTAAGACACTTTTGGCCAATCCTAAAATGGAAATTGATAATAAAGTTGGCTTTAATACTTTTGATTTGCTTAATCGAGTTAAAAGTTGGGACCAGGTTCTTGACAATTTAAAGAAAAATGTAGCTCGTAGCATTGCAGGTTTATCGGGAAGAGCAGAAAAAACCCATAAAATCTCTCAAGACTTCCATGATCGTATTGGTAAAGCTGATTGGAGTGATACTGTAGATGCCCCCCAAACTGTTGCTGATGTAGCTAAAAATATTTTTGGTGAATCTGTTGATGAAATTCCTGAAACATTGACTCAAGAGGAAAAAGAAAAGATGTTTGTTAATGCTTACTCTATTCTTAAACCTCTTTATGAAGCTGCTTCCAAATCCGGATTAAGTCCTGCCGGCTATCTTAAATTCCAGCAAAACCTCGACCGAGTTGCCGGGGCACTTAAAACTAATGAAATCAGCAAATATATCAATGAAATTGAGGCAAAGCGTCAACCAAGAACAGTTGAGGACTATAAAGATGTCTTAATTGAAGCATTAGCACGAGCCGTTAAGGGCGATGATTCCAAAATGCAGGTTAGTAATCTTATTTCCAAGCAAGCTACTACCGCTTTACGCTGGTTAACTCGGCATTTAACCAAACTTGGCTATACTGGCGGTTTAAAGATTGCTAATGTTCTCGATTATATTAAAAATGGGGATGATGAATATGCCAATGATGCCCGTTATTATCTGGAAAACATCTATAATATTACTCCGGATCAATTAACTGTACAAAATTTCCCTTCTTTTAAAAAGTTTGTTAATACTTTATATCAAAACTTTGAAAAGGTAATGGGTTCTTATAAAGCTCTTAAAGATCGTCCGAAAGCATCTCAACGCCTTAATCTTAAAAATCCTGATAAGCCGATGGTTACTGACCGGAAAGGCGGTATTGGCCAATCTATCCCAGCTATTAAAAAATCTATCGAAGCTTCAGAAAAACTTCTGGCTAATTTTGATGAAAAAAATGAGCGGTTACAGAAGGCTATTGAATTCGATAAAGAATGGAAAGCTGGTAAAGCTAAGATGTATGTAGCCGTTACTGCCGGTACCCTTGGCTTGGGCGGTCGAACTGATACTTCTCCTGTAATTGAATTTGGCAAAGTAACTCGGCCAGAACTTAACAAGATGACCGCCGATAACCTTGCTAATGGTTATATTGATCTTGTTACTCCAAAATATAAAGAAGCATATAAAAATCTTCTTGAATCTGATCCTGAATTACCTAAAAAGATTAGGAATCACATTATTAAGCAGAAGAATGTTGCTCCTAGCAAAGTTGCTAACCAACTTCGATTTGACCTTGGCAAAACTTTGAATAAAGACGGCTCTTCTAACCGTCAATGGTATATTGATCGAATCAATAAGTTTAAAGAACAACTTGCCGCTGTTTCTGGAGAAAAAGTTGAAAAAGAAACTGTCGAACGTAAGAAGCTTTCCGATTTCTCCGATGAAGGAGTTGAGGGTGATATTGATATGCCTTATACAATCTTTAAAGTTGATGAAACAGCTCCTCGCCTTATTAGCCCAATTATTGTTGCCCTCAAGAAAACACTTGAAAAATATAATGCAACAGTTGACTGGTCTACTAACTTTGAAGATGAAGAAGGATATATTACTATCTATTATCCGGAAAATGGCAAGTTCTTTAATGCTAAAGATCCTAAAAAGCTTGTCGAAGACCTTCGTAAATCTATTCAAACCATGGCAGCTCGCCTTGGATATGATTATGTAGATATTACAACTTATTCTTATGAATTTGCCAAAGACCAATATGATTCTTCCGGATTTGTAATACCTCAAGATGATGAAGATTCCGAAGAAGATATTGAAATAAACAATGATAGTGAATCAGCTGAAATAGAATCTGAATTTGAAAGTGAAGATGAAGAAGAAACTGATGATCCTCTTGTATCGATGGCGCTTGATGCAATCGAACATAAAAAAGATGATTGCGAATCTGCCTCTAAAAAACCTGTTAAACGAGAAGTAAAATTCATTCCTAATAAGGACAGATACCCTAGGGAACGAATTCAAAATCAATGGCGAAAGAGCTATTTCTGGAACCAATAATTAATAAAGCTAAATTAAAAAACCCGAAGGATTAAATCCTTCGGGTTTTTCTTTTGTCAATATTTCATAAAAATATTCTTAACCTAAATATGGCCGGCAATAATCATAATTATTAGAGTCTGCTTGGTTAGGCATCTCAGGATCACCTGCACAACCAGGACATTGAAGGACTCCAGAACAGCCAGAACACATTATTACTTCTGAGTTCTCATTTCCTCCCTCACAGTCACAATCTTGACATTCACTTTCTTCAGCACAAGTAGTAGAAATATCTTCTTCACAGTCACAATATTCACTGGCTAAGAAGAAAAGCTTAGAATCATTATACTTCAGCCATTCGTTATATTCATTCATACTGAATAAGTCTTGGTCTACATTCTTAAAATATTCAGTAAACTTCTTATCAGTAATATCTTTGCCATAAGAAAGGCATGGAAATCTAAGGCTGAAATAGACATCCTGAAACTTAACACCATAATCATTTGCCTGCTTCTTAATTAAATCAATAATATCAGAAGAAATTCCTTCATACCAGGAATCAACAGCTACAGTGACTGTAAGCTTATTATAATTATACTGATGTCCTTTTCCGTTAGGTTCCAAAACAGTTTGTGTTCCTGTATTGAAATCCACATAAACTACATGAGGTTTCTTAATACTACAAAGTCGCTTCGATTCATATTCACGACGATTTTCTGTATAATCAAGCTTAAAACCCCGCTTTTTAAGTGCCTCATCTTCTACAAGAAATGTAATGCTGGATGGATGCTTTTCATAAATTTCTCCACCCAAAAATTCACACATTTCAATGGCCTTGTTCAGGTCATCACTACAATCAAGTTTTTTCGTTACAAAAATCATATAAATTATTCTTCAATTAATTCTTCTTCAGTTTCTTCCTCTGGAATATCATGGGCTGAATAACCCCATGCTTCAGGTAAGCGTCGTTCAATTTCAGGATAAATTTTTTCATCCCAAAGCTCTTTCTTCTTTCGGAAAGCTTTAGCATAACCAAGAGATGTTCCGTCATAAAGATCATAAACACTTCCCCGACGTTCGATAACACCAAGGTTGATTGCTAATTCAAGTGTTCCATATTCTTCATCCAAACCAGTCTTCCAGCTAAGGTACATAGAACCCTCAATCATTGGACGAATGAAACGATTCTTAACACACATACAACGCATTTCAATACCAGCAATTCCCTTACCAACTTCATCCTTTTCACCAGAATCTTTTTCTTTAAGATTCTTTTTAGCAAGCTGGACAACTACAGAAGGAAGATAACGGCAAGCTTTGCCGCCATTCATGCACTTAACCAAATCTGGGTACATTTCATTTGGATTATCATAAATATGGTTAGTAACCACAAATGTAGTTTTGGTTAAGCCCCCGTATGTTGTACAAGTTTTCAATAAAGATTTAATTGCCTTTGCAATTGTACCCATATCTGCGGAAGTAGAATCTTTATCCATTCTCTTTGTTTCCATTTCAGAAAGCATATTTGCAAGAGAATCAATAACTACAAGAAACTTTCCTTCCATGTGTGTTTCTTCAATCTTTTGAAGAAGAGCAAAAATTGCATTTCGAACTTGCTCAATGGATTTAGCTGGGAAATACTTAATCTTCTTTGGATCGGCTCCAAGAGATTCAACCATTCTAGCATCAATAGCATTTTCAGTATCGAATACTACAGTATACATTCCCATTTTCTGAGCATTTCCCACAATTTTTTGAGCGATAAAGCTCTTACCAGATGCGCTTTCCCCGGCTAAAAGGGTTACGCGCCCTTTTGGAATTCCTCCATATAATGATCCAGAAATTACTGCGTTAAGCATCTTGCTTCCTGTATCAATCCACTCATCTACATTAGAAAGAGTGGATTGATCTAAGAAAGAAGAATAAGGACTATAATCATCCAATACATCAAAAACTTTTGATGCAAGTTTATTAATATCAACTTTTTCTTCTTCTGCCATAATTAAAGACTTTGAGTAATTTCCTTATACTGCTTAACAAGCGGAGATTCTTGATTTTCAGTAATCATATGAGGAAACTTACTAAGTTTATCGATACTCAATTCAAAGTCATTCCCAAGATATTCTTTAAAAAGGTAAGGTACAAGATCTACCTTAAACTTAGTCTTAGCAGCCCGAGGGTCATTAGGATTACAAGGAGCCCCATCTTCTGTAACCGTATATTGCATATTAACAATCATATACGGATTTTCAATTATCTTTTCAGAAGAATTAAGAACCCCAACAGATGTTACTCCTCCATCTACCCAAATATAATATTGATTTTCCATTTTTTATTAAATTTAATTTTGTTCTGATTTTTTATTGGTGCCAGTTTTTGTTGATTTTCGAGCAGTGGCAGCTTTTCTAGTATTAGCCGAAGATGTACTTTTCTTTTTAGCAGAAGTTGTTTTTGCTTTAGCTTTGGCCTTTTCAGCCTCAGCTTGTTTCTTTGCTGTTTCAGCTAATTGTTTTTTAATTTCTGCTTCGATTGCTTCAAGATCTTCTTCCTCTTCTATTTCATCTTCAGGCGCAGCTTCATTTTTTAAATTATCCATTGGATCTGGATCATTATATTCCGGAATGCCAAATGCAGACTTAGGAATTGGCTTGGGCTTTGCCATATGATGAATTCGAAGCGGCTTAGGTTCTTCTTCCTTGGGTTGCTCCTCTTCATTATCTTTTCCATAAGGAATTCTACGATATAAGAATGTATCAATAATAGAACCTCTCTTTAATTCTAAATCTTGTTCAATACCGAGCCAAAATTTACAAAAGGTAGCTTCAATATTAATTCTAGAAGGAGCAATATTACAATAAGATTTCATAACAGCAAATGCCTTAGCTACATATTTCATTGCAATATTCAAGAATTTACAATAATCCGGAAGAGGGGGAAGAGCTTTAAAGTCATCAATTCTGGCATATAATGCCAATTTTAGTCTGTTCTCAAAATCATCAAGAACAAATTTAACTCCCGCCTGATAACCTTTTTGATAAGACTCATCAATCTTTTGCTGAAGATGATAATAAAATGGAGTTCCCGGAATAGGGTTTCTATTTGAGTCAAAGAAATTTTCTCCAGTTAATGACGATTTATGAAGTAAACTCATATGATTTATTATACTCTAAACATTAACTTTTTCAATTATTTCTTTTATTAAAGTTTTTATTTTATCTTGATCCTTTCTCCAATCATTTTCCCAAATCTCTATCATTGTAATATTAGCTTTTTTACAAGCTTTTCGTTTTTCTTCATGATAACCTGGATTTCTTTTCTCATGTATTTCATGCCAGTATGTTCCATTATATTCAAAAGCCAGTTTTAATTCAGGAAGATAAATGTCAAGTTCTTTTCGACCAATAAATTTTCTTGTATTTTCGAGAACTTTTCCCGAATAAACTGATTTGATATATTGGCAAAGCTCTTTTTCTCCTTTAGACTTAGATAAAGAACTTCCACAATCTGAACAACCTTTGCCAATTAAATGGCTATTAGGGATTTGATAAAATATTCCATGTTTAGGACAAATAATAGGTACTTTATTATAAGCGTTTTTATATTCTACTTTAGAATAATCATATTTGTCACCATGTACTTTTCGAGCTTTTTGAATAAAAGTCTCAGTAGTTAATTGTTTTTTGCCAGAACATTGTGAACACCCGATACCCTGTAAATGACTGTTGGGATTTTGTATAAATTCTCCATGTTCTGGACAAATTATAATAACATTTGTCTTATTGTCTACATATTTTACCTTTGAATAATCGAATTTATCGCCATGTACTTTTCGAGCATTTTCTATCCATTGTTCAGTGGTAAATCTTTTTCGTTCTCTGAAACATTTTATGCAACCTTGGCCTTTTAAATGAGCATGCGGTTTTTGCTCAAATTCCCCATGAATAGGACAAATAATTTTTACATTAATATGGGCATTTACATAAACAACTTTTGAATAATCATAAAAGTTATTATGTTTTTTAGCTGCTTTAGCAATAAATTTTTCTGTCGTCATTAAACATCGATCATTTAGGCAAAAAGGACATCCTGTTCCATGCAGATGAACTCCAGGTTTTTGTTGAAAAGGACCATGAACTGAACAAATTATAGTAACAGGTGTCCGGGAATTCACATAAGTTACCAAAGAATAATCATATGTTCCCTCTCCATAACGTTCTTCAGCCTTTTTGACAAAAATTTCTTTTGTAAATCGTTTTGACATTACTATTCTTCTCCGAATAAATCAAATAATTCAAATTCATATTCATCTGTTACATTAGGAGGAGTCCAGTTTGCCACTTTATAAAGGCTGGCAATGCAAGCATAAAATGGCTTTTCAAATATTCTTCGATAGTCAATCTCAAATAATTCAAGAAATTCAGGAGGCATATACCCGTCTCGAATAGCAATCGAGTCAATCCTATACTTATTATTGGGCTTTAATGCAATAACCTGTATCGTATCTCCTTCTCTAATAGGCTGAACTCCATGGATTTTTTCTTTTTCTATAATAAGATTATGATAATATGCAGCTCTAACGTGAGCTTGCATGCCTTTCATAGTTTGAAAACCAGAAGAACCGTCGGAATACTTGTTAAACGTCTTAACTCGGGCAATCTTGCAAATAGTTGTCAATGGAAGTTTTTTAAATTCTTCATAAGCTTCTCTTAGCCTTTTATCGGTTTCATACTTATTCTGGTGAAGAATCATGGGTTCAATGACTTTTTTGCCAATTTCTTTAATCGGCTTACTCATAATACTCTTAGCCAGTTCAATACCAGTATATTTCCAAGAGATTTTGAGATTACCCTCGAGGTCTACTTCACCTTCATTATCAACGCAATGTAACGCATAGTTCTTCTTTTTGCGGTACAAACCATAGTCGCAAATCTTTTCACGTTTAAAATGAAGAATTGTTCTCTTAGTATTAAAAGTTTCAGTTACAAACTTATTGAGTTCTCTATCAATATAATCATTAAGTTCATCAATAAGTTTATATCCTTCTGGAGTAACTTTAGAATCTTTACAAATTATAATCCCGGCAACTCCATGAAGAGAAACGCCAACTGAGTCAGTATCATTAAAGATAATATGCTCCTCGGCAACTTCTTCAGTCATCCCAGGAGTTTTCATCATAATGAAATCTTTGACAATTCTATTAACCTGTTTAATAGTGCATTGTCCAGTTAAAGTAATTGAATTTCCTATTGAATCATGGCCTAAAGGACTCGTCTTAGAAGTCAAAGCTCCATAACAGCTGTTAATACAAAGTTTCTTTGTATATTGCGCAATTTGAAGCTGCTTAATTTTTAATTCAATCTTTTCTTTCTCCTCTTTAGGAAGATCTTTCTTTAATTCTTCTTCGAGCCTGACAATTTCTTTCCTGTCTTTCTTTCGAGAATCAAAGACACTTTCCATAAATTCTGGATAAATGCCCTGTTTCTTTTGTGAGAATAATACATTTGCAGGAGTCCTAATTAGCTCAGTATTCTTTACAAATTCATTAAATTTTTGTTCTGTTAAAGTATATTGTTTTCCAGAAGTTAATGTCAAATGAATATTTCCATCTCCCAATTCCACAAATTCACCAACCATTGTTTCAATAGAAATATTATTCGTAATGGTGCAAGAAGGATATAGCGACGCAGCATCATATGTTATTAGATCCTTTACAAGGCCGGGTTTTACGCTTACATATCCGCCTTCATTCTTACCTTCAAGGACTTCTCGTTTTGGAGTAAAAAGGATTTGTCCCCGAGATCTTGCTTTTAGAGCAATTGCTCCGGAAACATATGCAACTACGCCTAATCCATCTTCAAAATTCGTTAATCCAAGAGTAGCGAGATACCTTAAAAGAGCGAAATAATTAGTCTTCTTATCAATCTTTACAAGAAGTTCAACATCTCGAATATTATAAAGAACGAAATCATTCCAATTATTTTTTTGGAAATCTCCAATGGGTCCTTCATACTCAAGTTTTTGTTCTCCTACTTCTATTGAACCAATGTGGTCCAGCTTATAAGAATCTTGAAGTTTTACCTTTAGTTTCTTATAAACATCAATATAGTCAATAATAAGCATTCCAGGAGTAATATATTTTGTATATTCTCTTGGAGGATTATCCTTTGTTTTACCAATGCCCATATTGAATATTCCCAAAGGACTTAATCTTTTTAATTCATCCTGTCCTAAAACTTTAGTAATCCGATTGACCAAATAAGGCATATCGAAAAAATTTGAGTTCCAGGCAGAAAGAATATCAGGATGGTCTTTTTCAATATATCTTAAAAATGATTCAAGGAGTTCATATTCATCTTCGCAATGAATATAAAATACCTTCAGGTCATTAGGTAATTCTCCGGTAAATTCTTTTGTACCGAATGTAGTATATTCATTAGTCAAAGAATCATGAATAGTAATAAGACTAATCGGAGCTCTTGCCTCTTCCGGTGCTGGGAATTCATTATAAGGAAGTGGCTCAGTTTCAATATCGAAAAAACAAATCTTCAAAGGATTCTTAGAAAAATCTTCAGAATCCTGCATTCCTCCATATTCATCCATTAAGAATTGCTGAGCCGGTTTAAAATTCTCAAATAACCTTGTTATTTTTGAATCCTTAATGAATTCACTTCTTTCCCATGAATTCTTAAAAATCTTTTTGGACAAAGGAGTACCAAAAATAGAAGTATACTTCCCATTTGAATCCTCAATATACAAATATGGAGAATAAGGACGGTCAACCATAATTCGGTCGCCGTCCTTATTCCAAGTAAACAATTTGATATTTTTATCTCGTCCGTCCCAATAAGCGAATCGATACATATTTTTATTTTATGTCTAGTCTGGCTTTAATAATTGACAGGGCTAAATCATATCCTCCTTGATCTCCGGAAATCCTATGAGGCTTAATATTAAGATCTCCTAAAAACTTTTCAAGGTCTTTAGCTATTTTATCTGATTCTTCTTCGGTTTGATGCCTTCCAATTGGATTATAAGGCTTAACCCTGTTGATAAAAAAGTTTAAATTATCATATTGATGATGAGTCTTAACAATCAGCTGAGTTCTTTCGTAAGCACAATTATCATTGCTATAATAAGCGCTTAGCAATAACGGACTATCGGTAATAATTGCATCAACTTTTCCGTTAACTCTGGATAATTTGAAAGATTGTTTGCCAAAAATATAATTTTGATCTTCAAAAACTGATTTATTCTCTTCCCATACTTTATCCTTGGCAAATTCGCTGACATATTCACAATTAACACCTAAGCATTTTAAGTTATAAAACAAATATGCCGCACCCGTTGACTTACCTGCACCAGGTTGTGCAAACAAATTAACCACTAAAGTTCTTTTCACGTTTTCTTTATTTTGCATTTTTCTTAAAGTTAAATGGTGATTCTTTTTGTAATACCATTATGCTTGTCTAATTGAATAATTTCACCGATTCCAGCTTTAAAGAAATCAGGCTTATGAGAAATGAGATAAATCGCCTGGTCTTCTTTCTGGGCAAATTCTTCTAAAATATTACAAACAATTTCCGAGTTAGTTTTATCCAAAGAAGAATCAAGAATTTCATCATAAAAAGAAACGTTGTAACTTACGGAACCTTGCAATTTAAGAATATCTCTAAATGCCCATATACAAGCTAAGTCTAGCATTTTAGATTCAGCACCGGAAAGATTTCCATAACTTACCATAATTCCTCTTTTATTGAGAATTTCTTCTTCAAATACTTCATTAAATGATAATGAATATTGAGAATTCTGCTTAGTGAGATAATACTTGATTCTAAAATTCAGTAAATCAAGAAGCTTTTTAATAATATAAGCCCTGATACCTTCTTCAGAAAGAATAAATCTTGCAATTTCAAATTTAGCTAAAGAAGCATTAATGTCTTTAATAGCTTCTTCTTTTTTGGCTTTTTCTTTTTCGGCTTTTTCAATTAAATCTTTGAATATATCTTTTTCTTCAGATTCCTTCTCATGAACCTGGTATTGTTTTAAAAGATCTTCTTTTAATTTTAAAGTATCAGTCTCAGCTTTAATGGCTGACTTATTATTGCTAATTTCCCATTCTAAATCCCTTAACTGGTTTAACTCTTTTTGCTTCTTTTGCTGAATATCCTGAGCTAGGGCAATAAGTTTGTTTAATTTTTCTTTTTCTTCTTCTTTCTTTAGAAGTTTATCTTGAAGTTCTTTAATAGAATGTTTAATTTCAATTTGATCTTTATCAGTAAATGGGCGGTTACATTCGGCACAAACTGGACCAAACTTTAATAAGGTATCAATTTTTTCAGATATAGTCTTTTTTTCATTCTTAATAGCTCCTAAATCAGCAGCTATTCTCATTTGGGCTTCCCGAGTCTTTCCTATATCATTTTTAATAGCATTTAAAATACTCTCGGAAACCTTTATTTTAGAAAGTCTAGCTTCCTCTTCCTTTAATTTAGAAATCTTTAAGGAAATTTTATGAATATCTTTTTCAATAATTTGTTTCTCAAGTTCTTTCTTTTGTTTTTGATTGGCAATTTTCTCCAACTCTTTCCTTTGTTTAGAAGTATAATCAAAAATATTAGAATTAATTTGTTCTACAAGTTTAGATTCTATGTCAAGTTCTCTTTTAGAGATATTAATATCATCCTTAACAAGCTTAAACATTTGAGTTACTACATCAAGATTAAAAAGACTTTCAATAAACTTCTTTTTATCAGTCTTGCCCTGGCTCATAAATGGAATTGTATTATTTGCCTGCATGGCAATACAATTCTTAAAAACCTCTTGAGATGTAGAAAGAACCTCTAAAATATAAGTTGTCGTATTAGGAATACTATCTCTTGTTTTATCCCTCCCGTCCTTGAATACCTTTAAAGAAGACGGATTTAATTCTCGAATAATCTTAAAATTATTATTTCCCTTGGTCGAATTACAGTTAAATTCAAGAATAACTTGAGTTGTTCCTTTAACCAAATTATTAGGAATATTCCTAATTGCTAAATCTTTTAGAGTTTTTCCAAAAATAGCAAAAGAAAATGCCGCAACGATAGAACTTTTGCCAACACCATTTTTAGTGCCCGGTACATCAGAATTTGTACCAGTGATGAAATTAACACCTGGTTTAAATTCAATTACAACAGACTCTTCACCAATCGATAAAAAGTTTTTAATTTGAATTTTTTTAAATGTTATAAACTTCATTATCAGCCAACTTTTCTAAAATCTTTTTCTTATTTTTAACCTTTTGCTTATGCTTCTTTACAAATGAAAAACATTTTGAATAAAACTTACATTCATTCTTTGAACAATTACAATGAGGCCACCAATCATTTCTGCAAAATGGTAATTCTTTCCAAGAATTTTTATGAGCACCTCCATGTACTCCATCTCTTTTATCCCAGGACATTAGAAATCTCTCTATATTTCTTTTGCAAATATTGCAATACTTCTTTTGGATTAGGAACATCAAGCAAACCGATATATTCTTTAATTGCTTCCATTAATTCTAAAGCAACAAAATCAGTTTTTGTATCAATAGCAGAAGAAAATCCTTTATTATCCCAGTCAATATCGCATTCCAGAGGCTGACAAGATGACAATAATTTAATAAGTTCATCCATGTCATCTACAGTAATATTCTTATCAATCGCCAGTCGAAGATAATTATTAACAATTTCTTTACCAATCTTAGAAGGTTCTTTTCTAATTAGGGAAGAAAGAGTCATCTTAATAAATTTAGGAGAAATCTCATTATAATGATAAGAATATTTTCCTGTATCTACATCAAGAATAATAAAACCTTTCTTATCTCCTGCCTCTCCATAGTTCATCTGAAAAGGATTACCTACATAAACAATAGATCCAGATGAATATTTTCTAAACTGGGCTTTATGAAAATGCCCAGAAAAAATACTATTAAATTTCTTCAATAGATCAGATAATTTAAAACCTTCTTCACAAAGATGCTCAGATGAATTCATTTGAAACGTATTAATCTCAAAATGACCGAACAAATAATCAGAAGATTCAATTTCTGAATTTAACGGATTAAATCCCCATGGACAAAGAGTAATACTTTTATCCCCGATATTCAATCTGGCAGGCTTATCATAATATTTGATATTATTATATCCTTGAAAAATAGAAGTAGAAGATACTTCAGTGCTTCCGGAAAAATACAAATCGTGATTACCTGGAAATATATGAATAGAAAAATCCTCCAATAACCGGAGGATTTTTGCTGTTGAATTCAAAGTATAAACATCTACCGAATTTCTGTTATGAAACCAGTCTCCAAGAAAAAATACATCTTTAATATTTTTCTCTTTGAGAGTTTTAACCATATCTTGGATAAATTCAACTGCAACACTATGCCAATGTTGATTATCTCCTTTAATTCCAAGATGTAAATCAGAAAAAATTGCTATCATTACTTGTCTAAAACCATTCTTTTATCTGAACTTTATCCTTTGCCGCTAAGATTCTTGAATTTCAATCATTCCGCAATAAAAACCTTATTTCCTACATCCCATATCCGGTCCCAACCGTTTGCACTCATATTTTCATATTCAGATAATTTAAGATCAAAATAATTCAAAAGACGCGGTAATTTATGTTTTTGAAATTGAACTCGGCTTTTTCGTTGAAGAGAATTATCTTTAAAATAAAAGTAATTCGGGTCAGCATCATGAATCTCCTTAAATCCAATTTGTCGATAAAGCTGACCTTGGGACCATCGACGATCGGCATATGTAATTACACTGCCTGCATTATTTCTACGAAAATATTCAAACAACTTGGAAGCTCCTCCAATTACTGTAAAATTAGCAACTGTACAATAGCGAATCAGTTCATAATCATATTTCTTGTTAAACCTGGATTTATTAAAAGTCATTACAGCCACCATGCGATTCTTATAAAATAATCCCAGATTAATGGAAGAAGCGTAAGTTCCTTGAATATGATATTTTAAAATAAATGGCTTAACTTGCTGATAAGTCAATTCGCGAACTTTACATTTACGAGCATAGATCTTTCCGGAAGTAATTCCAAGAAGATGACGAATACGGGCCTTAACAATCTGCGGCTTCAATTCCCATTCATCTTCGAATACATGAATTAACCGTACTCCTTTTTCTTCACACTTATTTGTTTCAGTCAAATGGTACCGTTTAGTGAATCCGTTTCGTTCAGAATGCCCTGAAAGGGAATCAAACTCAAAAGCAATCTTCTTATCTGGAATATGAATAGCAATAGTATAAGGAGCTGCTAACTCTTTATCATTCTCAATAATCCGGCCATTATAAACACTTTTAATATAATTTATAAAATTATTATAAGACTCAGGGTTAGATACCGGCTCAACAATAGGAGCTGGTTCTTTTTTAGAAGACGTGGAAGCTTTTTTAATTTTTTCCTTCTTTTGCTTTGGTTCTTTTGAAGCTTTTGGCATTTTAGGCTCTGTATTTTTCCTTAATGCTTCAATAGCACATTGCCTGCATCCATACTTGGAACGTACAAAATGCTGAGTTAAACAAAAGAAAGATCCATGATCCTTACAAATAATTTCAACCGGTTTCCTGTTACTTTGATAATCAACTTTAGAGTAATCAAATTGATCTCCAAATTTTTCAAGGCAGAATTTAATAAAAGCTTCCTTACGTTGTTCTTTTTTCATAGAATGAATATGACTAATTTCTCAATTTTTAAAGGTGCGCAGATTACACACTTTATTTTTAGTATGTATCTTGGTAAACAACAAATTTTCTATAGATTTTCTATTATTTTTCCAGTCTCTTTCTTCAACATTTATTAGTAGAATATTTGCTTCTTTACAACGCCTTTCCTTTTCAGCATGACAGCCTGGCTGCCTTTCTTCTTTAAGTTTATGCCAGTGAGATCCATTATATTCAATGCCAATTCTTAATTCAGGAAGAAATATATCAAGCTCCATTCTTCCTATTTGAGTCTTATCATTTTCAAGAACTTCTCCAGAATAAATTGACTTAATATATGCACAAACTTCTTTTTCTCCTCTAGATGTCTGTTTAGATAAAGCACATATTGGACAACCTTGTTGAAGATACCAATGACTAGACGGTATTTGTTGAAATACACCATGTACAGGACATATGATATTAACCTTAGTATGTGCGTTTACATAATTTACTAAAGAATAATCATATTTTTCTCCATGGACTTTTCTAGACCTCTTAATAAATTCATCAATTGTTAACTTTTCAAAACCAAAACATTTAGGACACCCTGAACCATTTAAATGACTATTTGGTTTTTGCCAAAAAATACCATGTTTAGGACAAATAATTGATATTTTTTTCTGAGAATGCTCATAACTTACTTGAGAATAATCATAAAGAGTACCATGAACTTTTCTTGCTTTCTGAATAAAATCTTCAGTTGTTACTAACTCTTTATTTCCACATTTTGGACAGCCTATTCCATTAAGATGGGAATTAGGTGTTTGCTGAAATATATGTCCACACTTTTTACATTTAATTTTTACCTTAACTTTATTACCCTGGTAATTTACTTCAGAATAATCAAATTTATCACCGTGTACTTTACTAGCTTTTTCAATAAATTCTTTAGTTGTAGATTTATTGTTATTAGAGCAAAAAGGGCATCCAAAACCTTTCATATGGCTTTGTGCCTGCTGTTCAAATATATGCCCACATTTTTTACATTTAATTTTTACTTTAAGCTTATTGCCTTGATAATCTACTTCAGAATAATCAAATTTATTGCCATGAACTTTTTGGGATTTTTCAATAAATTCTTTAGTTGTTAGTTTCTTAACACCAGCACATTCTAAACATCCGCATCCCTGGACATGGCTATAGGCTTTTTGCTGAAAAGAACCATGAATAGGACATATTATTGTTATAACATTATGAGCTCCTGTATAAAAAGTCTCAGAATAATCATATTTGTTTCCATGAACCTCTATACATTCTTTAATAAATTGCTCATTTGTTTTTAATTTTGCCATTTATTTTCATTTCGGAAACTCCTGAAAAAATTAAGGTGAAATTAATCTTCTGAATCTTCTTCCGGTCTTACATAAATTGGAGCGTCTGCACATTGAATAAGTTCCGGATATTTTACTTCTCTATATTTTTTAACTTTTTCGGCGTGTTTCTTTTCATTTTTTATGATTGCACAGAAGGACCAGTAACAGATTTGTGTCCAAAAACTGAAAGCCTTAGACCCATAGTTCACACTCCATTTCTTCCCGCGCAGGGCAGTCATACATTTAATAAGAGCACTTGAAATCATTTCATCTTTATAAGAATAACGGCTAAAGCTAGAAGACCTTGCTAAACCTTGCGCAATCTTAAGGAAACATTCCGCGATGTAATTCATATTCGGTTTATCGCTGTCCTCAACTTCGTAAAACCTTTTAATTGCCGCGTCAAATTTAGCCGAATCTACATAATAGTCCTCTTTTTTAGTCTTTCCTCGATTCTGAACAGTAATAAACGCCCTTTTCTTATTTGGATCATTCAGCATTTCACGCTTTTTATCCAAATCTTCAGGCGGGCGTGTTTTAGTAGAAGGCTGTACAAATTGTTCTTTATTAGCTTCAGTCATGTTAATTCAATTATAATGCGACTTTATGCCTTTAGGCCAATTATTTTAAAAGGAATCTTTTCTTGCTCATATAATTTGATACGTTCATCTCTATGCCTTAACGCATATTTTGTATTGGGAATTATATCAATAACCCGGGCAAGAGTTTTATTTTCCTTTAAACGCAGTATTCGTCCGATGGATTGAATTATTCTTACATTGCTTTTTCCTATCAAGCCAGGAAATACAATATTATGCAAATTTTTGATATTGATACCTGTTGAGAATATTGAAGCTTGAGCAATTAACAAAATATTGTTTTCTTTTTCCAATTGCTCCTTAATATCGGTTCGTTCTTCAATCGGCACCTCTCCTTGAATAAAGTAAACTTTTCTATTTGGATCGGCTTCTCTAAATTTTTGCAGAAGATTTTCTCCATGAATAATCCTATTAACCAATATTAAAGTATTATTGCTTAATTTTGAAATAATGGAAGTAATGGTTGAATTAAACTGGTCATTATTGCTTAGCCATTCAGTTTCTTCCATGAAGCCAAAAGGCCTTTTAATACCTTTATCATCAAGAACATAAGTCGGAATATCACTTAATTGAATATTAATTCCAAAAGTTGAAACCTGCGTCAGGAATTTATCTTTTCTTAATTCAACTGAAGGCAGTTCAAATCTTACAGGGCCAATTTTGCCTAAGATTGACCATTTGTCATGTTTATCATGCGGTAATGTACCTGTGAAGCCATATCTTAACTTAGCTGGAAGATCTGCGATTATCTTAGAAATTTTATTATTGGCCTTAATTGAATGAACTTCATCAATGATAATACAGTCAAACTTTTGTATCTCTTTTTTAAGGTCATCATACTGAGCTCTGAGAATACTTGCTCCGCAAATAACGACTTGTGATTTCTTATCGAAAGGAATATTAGAAAACCATTTGGAAATGGAATATTTAAAATTCTTTAAATGCGAAGAAATATCATTAAAAGTCTGATTGGCCAAATCAGGAAAAGGACAAACCAATAAAACTTTTCTGGCTAATTTATTCTTAAGAATATTCCGGATTAATAATGCACAGCATATTGTCTTACCTGCTCCGGTTCCTAAAATGTAAATGCCGTTTTGCTTATTAAGGGCAATTTGCATCGATTCTTTTTGGTAAGACCTGACTTCTGATCCTTTATCATCGATATAAATGTTCTTTGTATCAAGAACTAAATCATTGCTCTGAATATATTCCTTAATACCGTCGTCTAATTTAAATTTAACAGAACGATCATAAAATGTATTCTTAACAAATACAAGTATATCTCGTAATAATCCGATTTCAAATTCACCGGACATTTTAATGCAGGATTTCTTAATATATTCTTTACTCGGTTGAATTTTGATGCCTTTTTGACGACATCTCTTGACATACATATGATTTCGTTCAACTGTAGAAAAATGATCTCTCAATTGTTCATAAGCATCAAAGTACTCAAATATAATCCTGCCAAGATTATTTGATGTTCTGTTGATTTCGATAATCATTATAATTCAATTATAACGTAAAATATTCAAAATTGATCAAAAATTACTCAAATAATTTAATATTAATAACTTAAATTACACAATATTTATTTGATTTTAATATAATTTATTTAAATTTAATTAATTATATCAAATATAATTGGTATACTGGTCTCGCGCGCGG